AGTGGAAATCTTTTAATGTTAAATCAGATAGTCAAGTTGCTAATTTTGCTGTAGCACATACTACTGACCAACAAGCTTTTAATTTTTATGAATATCAAGCATGGACTAAATCTGTGTGGGCAATGTGTCAAAACTTCTCTCCTAACTTTACTATTAACACTGGAGATGCTACACAGAATGGTAACAGAGAAAATGAATGGTTAGATTATTTTGCTGGTAGAGACACTTTCTTAGAAGGTGTAGAGGAAATGTACTCTATTGGTAACAATGACCTTTGTGGTACTACTCCTTATGAATTAGGTGATGGTACTGCAGGCACTTATAAAATTAATCATAAGAATATTATGTATTACTTCTGCTTTGAATTAGATACAGATAATCCTGCAATCTTTAAGTATGTAGATTCAGGTTTAGATGCTGCTAATATGGGAGATGTTATTGAGTATGGGGATAACTACTTTACTTACTATATGCCCTCTCTTTATTCTTTTAATTATGGTGATTATCACTTTACCTGTTTAAATTCGGAGTTTGCTACTAACACTTACAAGTGTTATTATAACGACTCTAATAAGGCAACAAGCTTTAAGGCTCATGCTTTCTACAATATGTACAAGTGGATGCAAAAGGATTATGAGAGATATGGTAGCACTAGAAAGAACGTAGTTTATTGCCATGAAATTCCTTTCTGCATTACTGTAGCAGATACTGCTACTGCAGTAGGTACTGCAAGAACTGCTACAAGTGGTTCTAAGCTGAATGAGGATTTCTCAGCAGGTGTTTCTAAAACAGAGACTTCTGATAGCACTAATTACACAGGCGGTTGCTGTTTTTCTGAGTTCTTCCAAAATCATGCATATAAATTATGCTTAGGAGGTCATAAACATACTTACAGTTTGTCTTATCCTACTTATGAAAATATTACTGTTTCAGGTAGTACAAGAACTGTAGACTATGACAATCCAAGTGTTAATCACTCTGCGGGTGTTACTTACTTAATGTCTCAAGCTACTGGTTATAAACTTGTATCTAATAAAGAACTTCCTGGTTCTGGTATTAAATGGTTAAAGCAATATTATCCTGCTACTACCAACGGTACTACTCTTACAGCAAATGAGGCTCAGTATTACCCGATGTTCAATTATCTCGAAGTTTCAGGTTCTACTCTTAAATCTACATCGTATGCTGTAACTAATGTATATACAAGAAATAGTTCTAATAAACCTGTAGCATTTGATATTAATAATCAGAATACAAGTTTTTCAACTGATTTCTTAAAAACTATCGACAATACTAATATTACTATTACATATTAATGGGAACACTAAAGAAGAAAGTTGATGGTATTTGGAAAACCATAGCTTCTTCTCAGGCTAGTGAGATTGGGGTTAAAAGCCCCAATCTTCTCCCTGAGGGGATTGAGCAAACAAATGTAGAAAAGATTTTAAATGACTTTGCTACAGATATTAAAACATTAAAGGGTAATGTTTCTTGGTTAGCTAAACATGGTGGAGGAGGCTCTGGTTCAGGTTCTGGCGGAGGTTCTGTTGATACTAATAATAACATTGTTGTTAATGGTTATACTACAGGCAATAATGTAACTTTAAAAGAATCTATTAGTATTCAGATACAGGCAAGTGACTCATCCTCTAAATGGAATCTCTCTATTAGAGTTGATAACACTGCTGTTAAAAGTATAAACAGTATATCTCCTGGTAAAGAAACTACATTGACCAAAAAGGAGTTAACCAATGCAGGTATTACAAAGAGTCAGGTTACTCTTAATATTACTGCTACAAATCCTTCTACTTTGCAGAATATTTATTGGACAGGTGTCGTTAATATAGCCAACTCCTCTTTGAGTGTTGGTAACTTCAGTTACAATTTTGATGAATTTGATTCTAAGTCTATTGTATTTAATTATACTGTAGGTGTTTTAGGCAGATATGATTTAGAGATTAATGGTGTAGTAGTATCTCCTGGTGTTGAATTAAAAACAACTTCAGGTGAAATTGAAGTTAATGTTGGTGATATTTATACAACTCTTGGGTTGTCGGTAGGTTCTAACACTTTGATTTCTAGGATTATAAACTGTGAAGATAATACTATTATATCAGATTATATAACCTCTTATATTACTATTGTAACTGATACCCCTGTTATTCAATGTACAGCTTTAAGTAGCTCCAGCAGTTCTCCTACTCCTGTGTATGTAACAAGTGGTGGAGAAACAGTTGTGCAAGTTCCTTATACTGTATATTATGATGGTGTTTCTTACAAGGCTAAAATTTATTCAAGTCTTGATAATATAGCTTTAGATGATGTTAATTTTGAAGAGGTTACTTCCTATAATTCCTATAATACTAATTATCCTAACGGTAGTTACAAGTTGGCTAATGTTGCTTTTGGTACTACTGTAAAAATTATTATAGCTATTGAGGACCAAGGTACAGGTCTTAAGAGATATTCACAAGAGTTTTATATAATTACTCAGCAATCTAGTTATGACCTATTAGACAATGGACAGAGTGCTAATAAGCTTTTTGACTATATAACATATAATGGTATTATAGAGAATAAACAATGGACAGATTCTCAAGCCTCCTATGCTACAGAATTAACTATTGGTAATGTTAATACTTATTCAGAATCTATTGATGCTGAAAAACGCAGACTCAGATTACAAAATACGTCTTATGCAACCATCACACCTGAGTCTGGTAGGTCATCATTCTATAATATATTAACAAGTAAATCTACTCCAACATTTACATTATCAATATGTTATAAGGCAGATTTCCATCCTGATGATTATAGAACCATATTCCAATTTGCAACTTTATATGATGAGACTCTTGATTATGTACCTCAAACAGGTATAGTAATCAAAGACCATATGTTGTATGTTGGTGCTAACACCCTCACTCTTAGGGATAATACATTAACTAATTTGACTATTAGTTATTCTATTCAGGAAGGTGATACCTTTGGTGATGCTTTTGTTTATGTTGATGGTGTATTAGAAGCGGCTTTTAAAATAGAACCTAGTGTTATACTTCCCAAACAGGCAACAACAATATATTTAGGTTGCTCTGAAAAAGATGGTACCACTATACATTATTGTGATACCGATATTTACAGAGTTACTTTATATAAGTCCTGCTTAACTCCTTATGAAATTCTATATGACTACTTAAATACACAAGCATATGTTAACCTCACAACTTCAGGGTTGTTAGATTCTTCTTATATACAAGAAGGTCTTAAGAGAAACTTTATATCTACTGCTGAAGATGGTACTCATACATCACTCTTATGGAGCAGCACTGCAGACTTTAATAATAATAAGGACAATTTTTCAAGCTGTTTTAATGTAGGTAATCTTGTAGGTGGAGAACCTGTTAAGCTGAAGGACACTCTTAGTAACTATGATATACCAATTCCAATAATGCTTATAGATGTATCTTCAGCAGATGCTTGGACTTGGCAAAACTTTATTACTCCTAATTCGGGTTTAAATACTGTAACTGGCTGTAGTTTTCAATATTTAGACCAAACTCAAAGTAATAATGAAGTTATTTCAGGTTATGTAGATGTAAGTGTTCAAGGTACTTCTACTCTTGCAGACTTTATTAAAAACTTAAATATAACATTTGCTGATGGTACTGTATTTATACCTAAGAAGAATTGGTTCCCTGAAACTACTTACACCTTGAAGGCTGATATTGTAGATTCTTCACATTCTCTTAATGCTTCTATTGGTAAATTTGTTAATGAGGAATTAGGTTTTAAATATAATGAGGATGGTACACTGGCTTCGACAGATGCTTGGTATCCTTATTCAGAAACTGTTGCTACAGCCTTTAAAGAGAAGAAACAGGATAAATCCTCAGCTATACAGAAATACTTCCCACACGCTAATTTAAAGCATGGTATCGAAGGCTTCCCTGTATTTGTTATAATGCAGTTTGCTGGTAACACTACAGCTACTCTTGGTATTTATCAGTTTATTTTAGGTCGTAATTCTCCTAGAAACTTAGGTTATGAAATTATCAATAAGGTTACAGGTATGACAGAAGGTATTACCTATCCTTATTATAATAATAATGTACAAATAGAAACTCAGACTATTAAGGGTTACTGGGTGGAGATGACGGAAAATAACTCTTTTGGTGTTGATGATAATTTCCAAGAGATTAATGATTCTACAGAATTTTCTAATACTAAGTTTACTGGTGCCTTTTGGCAAAATGATGGTTTAGGGTCTGCTAATCATGGTACTTACTATGATAAAGTAGCTGAAATTAAATATACTAATCTAGGTCAAAATGCAGTATCTAGCTTATATGATTTTGAGCCTTTTGCTGAATTTGTAAATTCTGTGCAAAAACTCCCAGTAACTAATAGACGTTATTCTAAGAGAACTTCTAGTGTACTTCAAAGAAATTCTTATTTTAATATAGACTATCCTAAGTATTTATTTAAAGAGATAGGTTCTACTACAAGCTGGTCTTCTGTTACTGGAGAATCCAACCATATTGCTAATACTGGTGATGAACTCGAGGAATATGTAAAAAATCTTAATATTGAAAGTATTACCAAGTATTTTGTAATATGTATGTTCTTCGGTCTTTTGGATAATTTCCAAAAGAATATGCCCCTTAAATTCTACCAAGATTCCAATGGTAATTGGGAGAAAGCTATTTTAGGTATCTATGATACTGACTCAGGTGCAGGGGCTACTAATGAAGCAGATGTTAAAGTAGCTTCATATTTGTGGTTATGCCCATTCAAGAATGTGGATAATCAACTTGTGGAAACTAGTGAATCATCTGATGATAATGTAGTTACTAATATTATTGGTAATTCTTGTAAGCTTTGGTATTTAGATTCAGATGCTCTTAACTATACTTTATACGGAGACTCTGGTAGAGAAGGTAGTATATTTACTTCACAGTGGTATTCACTTATAAGTAAATTAGGTGCTGCTGCTCTTACTGATTTGGTTACTAAGTTTATGGATGAGTATTTCATACCTCAGACTGAAGGCTGTGGAGAATTATTATTCAACCTTACTTATTTTACCAAGTATCTTAATAAGTACACTCAGAATGGTGTAGATGTAAACCAATACTCAAAGTTGCACGGTAGAAGAATATCACAGGTTAGAAGTTGGATGACAGATAGAGTTAAGTTCCTTGATTCTATGTTTACAGCTATGGGCACTACTAGTGTGCAGCAGACTATTGTTCCTGGCTCTGTTAATATTACAGCAGGTTCTGCTCCTACATTTAATATCACTACTAATAATAGTATGATATTGAGTGTGGACTCTCAAGGTTCTAATAATGAGTTTGTGTTTGTAAATAAGAATGTAGAAACAGATGTTTATTGGGGAGCTGAGTCAACAACCTCTCAACAGGTATCTCATACTATATCATATCCTGCAACTTTACAAAAGTTAGGTAATGATGAATATTCCTTATCTGATATTTATTATCAGAAACTGCAAGGTTCTATACCTAACCTAACTGAGTATAATGTTAGTAACTGTTCTAAGTTAGAATCTCTTAATGCAGATGGTATGGACTCATTTAAGCAGAATGGTTCTTCAGAGCTTAGAATAATTGATGCTACTAATACTGCTAAAACTAGCACATCTGGTTTTAATTATATCCTGAATTTACAATCGGGCTTTCAAAAACTACAAGAGCTTAATATTAAAAACAGCTGTGTTACACAGATTGAGCTTCCTACCAATCCTTGTATTCCATTATCTTATATTGATGTTACAGGTAGTCAGCTTACTAAGTTAAATCTTGAATCTCAAAATCTTATAGAAACATTAGATTTAACTAATTGTAGTAAGTTAACAACTGTTACTATTACTAACTGTGAGAAATTTAAGAGCCTTACATTAGATAAAACACAAAGTGCTTTAACAAGTGTTTCTATAAACTCGGATACTTTTGAAACATTTGTCTGTGAGAATAACTCAAGTATTACTTCTGTAGTTATTAACTCAAGCTCTTTAAAGAGTGTGAAGATTACAGGATGCTCGAAGCTTGCATCTGTTCTCGTTAATGGTACTTCTCTAACAGAGTTAAATCTTAGTAACAATCCTAAGTTAGACACTCTGACTATTAATAAGCCGAGGAGTACGATGAATACTCTTAATCTGTATGGCACTGCACTTAAGACTATATATTATGATACTGATAATACCAGTACCAATACTATGGATTTATCTAAGTTTGAAGCTATTGTAAATCTTAATCTTAATGCCAACAGTGCTTTAGAGTATTTACAGTTTAGTAATCAATCTATACCTTTTGCCTTAAATAGTTCTTTTAGTAGTTGTCCTAATCTTACCAGGATTTTTGGTAATGTTTCCTTAGGAGCTTCAGGAATGTTTAGCGGTTGTACTAAATTCTCTTTATTTGGTACTGATGTAGAATCTGTACAATTTAAAGGTAAGTCTGTTTATGATACAAAGAATAAGAAAGTATTGCACCCCACAGAAATATCTGGTGTAACTTCCAATAGTAAAATGGTCCAGCAGTATCAAGGTTCTGCAGGATACTCGAACTTCTCTGTGGGTACTACCTCATTAGCTAGTATGTTTAAGAGCACTTCTTGTACCCTGTGGGATGTTTACTATATTCTTTATCAATGTACGGATAAGGTAACTAATCTTGCTAGTGCTTTCTACACATTGAAAAATACTATAAGTGGTACAACCCACGGTTTCCTTCATAGAAATACATTTATTAATTGCACAGGAGTTACCTCATTAAATGCTACATTCTACGGCTCTTTATCAGCGATGTTGCTGTACTCGCCTACTTTTGAAGAATCAGGAGATGATGTAGTAGTTACCGAGGATAATGGTTTATTCAGTCCTTTGGTTAAATGTACTGATATTAATTATGCATTTACAGGTACTTATTACATAGATAGGGGCTTCTTCAAGAGAAAACCAGGCGGTGTTAGTTATGCTTTAACCAGTGTTAGTAATTTCAATCCTGCATTAGTTGTAAGTAATCTTAATGATTTCTCCACTTTAGATGCTCTTAAGAGTATAACATCCTTAGTATCCAGCCATCCTAATATTGGTAACTTTAATGGTTTCTTTGATTATACTCCTAATGTTACAAGTATTACAGGCTCATTTAGAAGTTGTGGTTATATTAACTTTGATAAATCAGGCACTTTCTTACCTTCTAAGCTTACTAATATTACAGGCAGCTTCTCATTTACATATGGTGAAGGTACAATAGATTTCCCAACTATGTTGAAAGCTCCTGGGCTTATTACTACTATAAGTGGCTCTTTCAATGTATCTTCTTCAAATACCTATGACTGCTACTTCTATTTGAGTAATGATACTTTCAAAGGTATGGTCAAATTAGCTACTTGGAATTATGATAGTACTTACACGTACCTGCATAATGTCTACTCAAGCGGTATAAAGAGGGTTATTAGCGGTTCTGAATTTCCTTATAGCATATTTAGTCCCTGTAAGAATACTATTACCAGTGCTACTTACTTATTCTATAATACTCAAAAGAATGAGAATTTAGGAGTGGTTGAATTACCAGGAAGCCTGTTCTTAGAAACCACTAAGATGTCTAATATAGCAGGATGCTTTGCTTCTTTTAATAACAGCTTTGTATTAACTTCTGAGGGTTTTAAAAATTGCACAAACCTTACAAATGTAAGTGCTTTATTTTATAGGGACAGCTCAGCTGATTGTATGAATACAGGATGTATCCCTAATAAGTTCTTCTATCAAGGCAAGTTAGCAGATAAGACTTATACTTACACTTTCCTTGACCCTGATTCTGCTATAGACCCAACTAAATACACTGTTGCTGAAGACGGTAGTTTAATCTATCCTACTATACCAGAGGAAATGACAGAGACTATAACTTTCACAGTACCTCAGTATAGAGCTAACATTACTAATATAGAAGGATGTTTCAGAGGTTTCTCTGCTGACTCTTATGAGAATCCTAGTCCTGAGATTGAGAATAATCCTAACTATATGCCTTTCAAATATTACCTGAAGAATGGGGTATGGCTAAAAGCAGATACTAATAATGCGGAATATACTTATGCTTGGGAGTTTGATGGAATGAATCATATAGCTGATTATGATAAACATCCTGAGAACTATGAAACATATGATGATGATTTTGACGCTAATACTATAACCACTAAAACATTCAGAGGTTTAACTTTGAATAATGGCGGTCTTAGGTATTGCGCTCCACCTGATTTACTTAGGTATTGTTCAAGCAGTTTAACTAATGTGGATAGTTTATTTAGAGATACATACAAAGCTTTAACTTCTCAAACTCAGATTTCTGAAGTTTGGAAATATAGTGGTATCAAAGGTAGAATATGCCCATATATGTTTAAACCTGTACCTAATATTACAAGTATGCAGTATATGTTCTATGGTTGCTTATTAATAGACTGCTATACCTACGAGAGCTATACCTATCTGATTCCTAAGAGTTTCTTTAAATATACATCTAATCTTACGGATATGAGTTATGCGTTCTCTAATAATGTGGTACCTTATAATATTAACTTAGATGTATTCTCTGCAGGAGCTAACTATAAAAAGACTCTTAATGTTGATTATATGTTCTATAGACTGTTCTATAATACAACTGCTAGTAATTCTGCATATATAGGTCAGATATTTAAAGGTATAAGCACTAACAAGTTAAAAGCTTGTTTTGCTCAACATGATACTTCTGACCCTTCAGGCTCCAGTGGTAATAGTCAGCAATACATAACCTTTGATGCTGTATTTGATAAAAATAAGATTGGTTCAGGAAATGATACATTTGTTTTCAACTGTTATAGTAAGGACTATGTGACATTCTCTAATCCCACTCTTAGAACTCTTGAATCAGCTTACAATTATTACTATAGTGATAGAACATATCCTGAATTTTAGTATAAGTAAAATACTTATACATAGATTATAGAATTGTTGTAATACTTGTGTAATAGAGTAATTTTAAGTAACTTTGCCTCTAGGTATGACCTACCCAAAGGCAAAGTTATTTTTTTTTATTTTATATATTATGAGAATTGACTATATTGAAAACTCAAGGCATGAACCTAATAACACTCATGTTTTATGGTTGAGTAATGGGGTTTTAAAATACTGGAGTAATGGCTGGAGGGCTATTACAGGACAAGGAAGTTCTGAAGATTTGGATATTTCTGATTTAGAAAAGAGAGTATCAACTTTAGAAACTGTAGATAGTAAACTTGATATTATTCTTGGAGTATGATAAAAAAAGTAGATAAGATTATAGAAATCAAGAATAACCTCAAGGAATCTCTGAATAACCAGGGGATAAAGGTAGGAGATAAATTTGAGGATTACCCTACTGCTGTTGATAACTTTAATCCTTGGGAAGATTTAGGTTATGATAGTACTCTGTGGGAAGAACTTAAACAGGATATTAAGAATAGTAATAAGGAGCTTACTTATACAAAAAGAACTTTTGTTACTGATGGTACCCACGTAATTGCTCATTTTGATGGAGATGATGATGTAGTATATTTTCCTGAGATTACAGTACCTGAAGGTTGTACTGCTATTACATTTGGGTATATGAATGGTTTTCCTAAACTTAAGTATGTCCAATGGCCTAAGGGCTTTGCCCCTACTTATATGATTAGCCTATTTGATAGTACAGCAATAGAAACACCGCCTAAGGATATTGACTATAGTGCTTGTACTTTGATGAATCAAGCCTTTCAATATTCTCATTTAAAGGAATTTCCTGCTACTACTTTTCCTGCTGCTCGGCAATTACAATTTGTATTCAGAGGTTGCCACTTGCTTACTAAAGTAGGTGAGATATATGCTCCTAAATGTCGTACTCTAATTGGTTTGTTTAATAATTGTAGTTCTTTAAATGAATATCCACCTATTGATAGTGAGCATTTTCCTAATGTTACAATGGCTGGCTATTTAAGTTATTCTCAAACTGATGGAGAAATAGATTTACCTCTATGTACACAATGCTATCAATTATATGATGTTAGTAGAGTAAATAGACTTAAATCTATTAATATTCCCAAATGCTCAGACGCCTATCAAGTAATTCACGAAGGTGGTAATCTTGAAGCAGTAACTGATTTCTTTGATATTTCAGGTATGGCTGGTTTTTATGAAGGATGGACTTATGCAGGATATAACCACGGTAATAACACTTTAAGCTCTTGTTATTTTAGAGGGTTTGGCACTAATTCAAAATGCACGGTTGCTTATATGAATGAATTACTTGCTTGGGGCAATGATGAAGAATACTATTATTTAAGAGACCATAAAGATTATTGTAAATACACTCCATCAGAGTCTGTAATTGAGACTTTGGTTAATGGTAGCTTTGATAGAGCAGCTGCTGGTTATGATACTTGCACAGTATTATTAGCACCTTATGCTTATAACTGTCTTACTGCTGACCATATAACCACTATGAATAATAAAGGCTACTCAGTTGTTCTTGTTGAAGATAGAGCTACTTTAGCTACTGAGATTGATGAAACTGATAAAATACTTACTCAAGTCTTAGGATAATATGAAAGAAAAAGCTGAACAAATATTAAGTATAAAGGAAGAGCTTAAAACAGCTCTTAATAATAAAGGTATTGAAGTAGGGGATAAATTTTCAGAGTATCCTACTAAGGTAGATGAAGCTGTTATAGATACAGACCCTTATGAGGTACTTGGGTATGATAGCACTTTGTATGATAAATTAAAGGCAGATATAGCAGCTAGCGCGGGTTTAAAATTAACTACTACAGATGGTACTTATAAAATAACAAATAATTCAACTATGGTATATGCTCCTATGCAGGATATTAGTAAGGGTCTTGGTATTAATTTTATGAACTGTACTAATCTTAAGTACATACCTAATTATAATATAAAGATTACCCAGGGATTTGATTATGCTTTTTATAAAACCTCTTTAGAAGAGTTTCCTGAATGGATTTTACCTATTAATACTTTGGGTATTCAGTATTCTTTTGCATATTCTAACATTAAATCTGTTCCTAATTTTGTTAATATGCCTCTAGTTACAGATGCTTCTTATACTTTTAGTAATTGTAAATACCTGACTACTGTTGGTAATGTAACTTTAGAAAATTGTATAAAAGCTCCTGGTATGTTTATGGATTGTGTAAATTTAAATACTATAGGGAGCATAAGTTTACCAAAAGCTACTGATATTAGTTATATGTTTAGTAGGTGTTATAGCCTTACAAAATTTTCTAGTATAAATGCGCCTAATGCTACTTCAGTCTCAGGCTTATTTGAAGATACTAATATCAGAGAGTTACCCAATTTATCATTTCCTGCAGCTACTGATATTATGGATGTAATTCCATTATCTGCTTATACTGTAAAAGATATTGACATATCTTCAGTTAAGTATCTAGAATACGCACTAACTAATAGACATAGAGTTACATCTATGGGGAGTATTACAATACCATCTGTTATATCTGCATCTTATTTCCAGAGTACCACTTTAAACACTTGCACATTTAAAGAATTAGGAACTTCTTCAAGTTGTACAAGTTTGGATTTTTCTCCATTAACTGCTTGGGGTACAGGTACTGGTACTTCAGCACAATCTGTTTATGATAGTATAGTAACTTATTCATATGATAGAGCGGCTGCTGGTTATAGTGCTTGTACAGTTGTTTTATCCACAAATACCTATAATGCAGTAGCAGCTAGATATTCTTCTTTTGCCCAAGAAGCCTCTGCTAAAGGTTACACAATTACAGTATCCGAATAATTAAAACTTAAAATATTATGATTATAACTTTAGAAGCACCTGAGAATCAATATTATACTCAGGTAGAAGATGTAGAAATTCGATTTAGAGTGTTAGCTAAGACCGTTCATCTTGCTGCTAATGATTCTGAGGATAATTGGAAACTCATTACCTCAGAGGAGTATTCAGAGTATCAAGCTGAGAAACAAGCTCAGCAGAGTGCTAGGGAGAAAGCTAGGCAGGAAGAATATGAGAAAATGATGAACGGTGACTTTATTGTAGAAGATGAAGATAACGCTTGAACGTAAGTATAAAAAAGCTTCTTATACTATAGGTAAGCTCTATATAGATGGTGCTTATTTCTGCGATACTCTTGAAGATACTGATAGAGGTCTTAAGCAGAGTGACCCTTTAGCTACTCTTAAGTCTAAGAAGGTATATGGCGAAACTGCTATCCCTACTGGAACTTACAAGATTACTATGGATGTTGTAAGCCCTAAGTTTGCTAGTAAGTCTTGGGCTACATTTTGCGGAGGTAAGCTACCTAGATTAATTGATGTACCAGCTTATGATGGTGTATTAATTCACGTAGGTAATAAACCAGCAGATACTTTAGGCTGTATCCTTGTAGGTGAGAATAAGACTAAAGGGCAAGTTAATAATAGCACTGCTACCTTTAAGAAGCTTTATGAGAAACTTGCAAAGGATAAGAATAATTTAACTATCACAATTCAATGAAATCATTGAGGCTTATGGCTATAGGGACTATCTTAGTCCTTATAGCTATCCTCTTTACCTCTTGTGGGAGTACGAGGATTATTGAAACTCCAGTAGAGGTAGAGACAATAAGAACGGAATATATAAATACAGTAGCATATGATAGCATATACCTTAGGGATTCTATCTATATTGAGAGTAGAAATGATACTGTATTTAAGACTAAATATATTGAGAAATATAAACTAAAGACTGTCTATGATACTATTAGGAAAACAGACTCTATACAGGTGCCTGTTCCTATTACAACTACTATTACAGAAACTAAAGAAGTGAATAAGTTATATTGGTGGCAAACAATGTTTATGTATTTAGGTATTGCTGCCACTATCCTAGTATCTATTAAGTTATACACATTAATCAAAAAGTAATTATGGAAACAGTTATTACGGGAGTTGTTGGTGTTGTGGTTGCTTTTTTAACTCATCTTATTACCAAGCGTAAATATACAAGTGAGGTTGAGAGCAGCAATATTCAGAATATGCAGAACAGCTTAGATTTCTATAAGGATATGGATGATGATAAAAAGGCTCGCCTTAATGATTATCTTGACCAAATTGAAGGGCTTGTAGAAAATCAAAAGAAGTTAGAAGCAGAGAATAGCCAAATGAGAATTGCTATTGCTAATAACAAAGCTGAAAATGCTAGCCTGAAGAAAGATGTGGAAACTCTTAAGGCAGAGAAAAAACGTCTGCAGCATGAGATTGATTTAATTAAAGCAGTAAAGGAAGAAGCTGATAAAACTAAAGCCGAGAATCAATCTTTAAGATTAGAGAATCAAACTCTTAGAAAAGAGATTGATAAACTGATGACTGTAGGTAGAGCTAAAAGAACTAAGAAAGAGTAGTTGTTTTTGTAAGTAGAAGAAGCCATGAGTGCTAGGATTAACAAGAAGGAGTATAAATTATTTTTACTTTTTGTAAAATATAAACCACTTTTCCTTGCCTTCCTTGTTTTTATAAGAATTGTGGCAGTATATAAAGGTGTTGCATCTGGTATTTTTTATAAAGCTATATCACCATCAATATTCTCTGCCACAATTCTTCTTTATATGTCATATATATTTAAATACTGTTGGATTCATCGAATACCTCTTTATTATATAATCAGTATTTATTTGTATGATTGTATTGCATCATATATTTGTTGTAATGGTTTAGAGTGTCGAACCCTATTTATTGGAGAATTATCCATTAGTATAGTAGCAGTCTTAATCTATTTATGTGGAAATGATAAAGATAATAAGAAATTTATTGTATAAAGTTGTTGAGGATATTGATGCTGGAAATTCTAATATATCAGAAAATGAATCTGAAGAAATAATTGAAATCCTTAGAAAGTACACAACTAAGGATGAAGGTATGAGTAAATACCAAGCTTGCAACTACCTTAATGTTAGTAGAGCTACTTTCGATAACCATGTAAGAGAAGGGCATATCCCTAAAGGAGCACACGTACAAGGCTTTAAGGAATTAAGATGGTATAAGAAAGATTTAGACTCTTTTAGCAAAAGTAGAAAACAATGCTAAGTCTATTGTAAGCAAACCCCCTGACTATCTGAGTGATAGTTTGGGGGTTTTGTTGTTTTTAGCATTGATAGGTATTCTAAATATTATTACATAACTTTGCACCCGTAAGCTTACAACTTATTCACTTTATCATTTTATTTTTACATTAATCACTTCTAATTTGCTTATTATGGAAATTGAAGAAAAAAAGTATGCTAGTAATGCCAAAGGAAACGCCGCTCTTACCACAGGTATTATCGGCACTGCGTTGGGCGGTTTATTGGCTCTTGGTGGAGGTGGCGGTATTTTCAGTGGTCTTGGAGGCGGTGCAGTAGCTGCTGTTGCTGAAAAAGAAAATGCCGACTATGTTGATATTACCAAGCAGTATTATCAGGGTCAAATCTCTAACATTAGAGAAATACAGTCAATGTATGAGACTCTGAGTAATAAGATTGTTGATACCAGCTTTGCTCTCTATAAAAACCAAAGAGATGAAAAGGATGCAATTCTTTCTAGAATCTCTGCTCTTGAAACCAAACAAGCTGTTGATGCAGCTGTTGAACCTTGGAGAGCTAAGGTGTTAGAAATGCAAATTGGCGGTGTAGCTGCTGGTTCTCAAGCTGCTTTAGCTCTTGAGGCTGAAAGACGTCATTGTGCAGAAAATGCGGTAGTTAACTATGTAAATAGCACTTTCTATCCTGTTTCTGTTGCTAATGTGTCTGTAGCTACTACGTCTACTGCTAAGTCAACATTCAACCCCCTTGCAGGTTTAGAATGTCCTTGCTGCCAAGCGTAAGCAAGGTTAATTACAAGTAGGGGTATGCAAATATCCCTACTTTCTTATTTTGTAAATACTTAAAACTTATTATACTATGGCAATTGTTTATACTCCAGTAGTGATAGATAGCACCACTGCCACTGGTACTTCAAATGGTATAAAAACTACTTATGGTATTGAAGATGGTAGAAATGTGACGGGTAATAATATAACTGCTCCCAGTGCATTTAACTCAGATGCTGTTTTAGCTACTGCTGTTGATGGTTATTCAAAGACTCATACAACAGGCATGATAGAAGATAGCTTAGACCCTTACATTATTACAGACCCTTCTGAACTTATTACTAAATGGTATGAAGCTTGGAATAATTATTATTCAAAAGTACAAGATGCCATTAATAATAATGATACTGACTTCTTAGAAAAGTATGTATTCTATGTAAGTAATGTAGCTACTGATACTACAACTACCCCAGCAACAACCCCTTAAAGTTTAAAAACTATGGCAAATACATTTAGTGATATAATTAAAAACTTAGATGATATTCTCGAAGGTAATCATCTTACTCGTATGTTACCTGAGAGTTATAGCTCTACACCCACCAAATCATTTGCTACTAAGGCTGAAGCTACCACATATGCACGTAGTCTTGTTTCTACATTCCAAAATTATAAATCTACTTTACAAACTAAAGCAGATGTTTTAAATAAAAAACTTGAAACTCTATTAGCAGCTAAGCAATCTGCTAATACAGATAAGACTATACAATGGAAATATGTTAAGCTGTATGCAGGTGTTTGTACTGCTACATATTCTGATTTCATTTATAATTCAGGTGGTGTTGTACGTCATTTAGTAAATACTACAAGGTTTACTGATTCAGTATATTGGAATAGCGATAAAAGTATAGATGATGGTTTATGGAAGGGGATGACTCACTGGATTTCTCCTGCTTGGGGAGTTCCTTGGACTCAATATACTCAGTTATTAGTAAGTAATAGTGAGAAAACAAATGCACAAACTTTAATGACAAAAGGTGCTACTGAACCTGGTAGTACAACTACTACTACAACTGTTACTAATAATCAGACTGGGCAATCTTCTTCCAGCAGCTCTACTACAGACCCAGGTTGGTATCCTACTCCTTGGGATTGTAATAGTGGTTATTGGGATAATAATGCAGGTGCTTGGGATGGTAGTAAGATAGATAGAGGTTGGATATGGGGTACTAATAATTCAAAAGGTCCTAACCAAGTAATGTTGCAGCAAGCTGATTATGGTCATGTGATGATGAATCAGATGGGTGCTTTAACTACATTCCTTAATAAATGGGTTACTTACTATAAGAACATTTGTCAGATAGCAACACTGAATAGCTCTCACGCTATTAAGAAATATTTTAGTGAAACTATTGTACCATCAGTACCAAAGAAGTATTATGATACTACCTCTTGGAGTAGAAATTATGATTTTGATTTTGATACTTCATACATAGGTCATGATGATGCCTTACCTAATAATACTTATAAGGCACAAGAAATGGTGGCTAATTTTATGCAAGAGTTTAAATACACCACTATGCCTAAGGCTACATCACAAACTATAGATAGTACAACTGATGAATCTAATCTGATATGCTATACATATTATGATTATAATAATGCTACTACAAATTATACTACCCCAAGTTTATTGGCTCAGTATCAAGCTTCCACTAGCAATACTGCAGCTCCTAGTGTTGTAGCACGTTTACAAACAAACAGTGTAGATACATTAGCTGAATTACTTGAGAGATATGATGGTTTAAAGGCATACACTGTTGTTACTCCTGATAACTTAATCACAGTAGAGCAATACTTCTATGATACTCTTAATGCTGTTAAAGCTGGTTGGAAAGCTAAAACAGGTATGACATTATCTCCCTATTGTTTAGGAACTAAAGATGCTAATGGTACAGCAGTTACCAGTGGTGCAGGAGCTACTCCTGATGGCACCGCTAATAACTCTACTAAAGGTACTGTAACAGGTTCTATATCTACTGATAACTTGGCTAAGAGTAACACTAGACGTAATTCCAGATGGGTAGGACAAACCTCAATCCCATCTGCTTATGCTTCTAGTAACTCTAATAATGAAAGTGCTATCTATGCCGCAAATATGCAATCAGGTTCTTTTACCTATGTAAATATCCCTGACCCTGATTATGTAGCAGCTAATGCCACAAGTGGTGCACCTTGTTTAGTTACTTATGGTAGAAGCTCTACTAACAATGTTACATACATGACTACAGCAAATACCAGTAATGGAATATATGGTGCTACCTCTATAGTTATATATAAAAGGTGGCATCAAACAGAATGGTATCTCTGTGGTCCTAATACAGCTCCCAGTAATGCAGGTAATGAAAGTTATCAATATGCTCGTAAATTTTCGCAAAATGCAGCAGACTTTTCTCAGTACCAAAGATTGATTACGCGCCTCTATCAAGATGCTAATACAATCCTTACTTGGGCTTTAGGTAAATATGATACTGACGGTACTCTTGCTACTTACATTAAATCTAATGGTGGTATAATTGATACTCCTTATGGTTTTACTTATGTGTTTAATGACTACTACAATTGGTCAGATGATACATGGATAGATAATTTTGCTCAGTATAGTTGCAGATATAATAAGGACTTATGCTGCCTTAAATCAGATATTCTTGGGGGTTCTATTAAACCTGGTGTAAATGAGTATTAACTTTAAAATTAAATATTATGGCATACGCAACTAATTCAAATGATGTCTATTTAAATCTTGAAAATTTTGCAGTAGCTAATGATGGTTCTCATTTCTACACAAGGCAAACTTCTTATGACCCTGATAATAATTTTACTAATGTAATAAAGTATTCCAATAAACAAGATATGGTGGACTTTATTACAGAGCAAAATTGGAGATTCTTTACCTATCTACAGCAATTATATAATGTATATGAGAAGGTATTTGTAAATCAAATAATACCTTTATGCACAGCTCATAATTCAGCTGTTACTGCATTTACCTCTGCTAAATCAAGCACTGCTTGGGAAACTGCCGCTACTATTGATACTACTAATGTAAGTGATGCTACTGCATATCCTGCAAAAGGTGATGCAAGAAAAGAATTACAAACAGCATACTTACAAAAATTAAAAGATGCTGTTAAAGGCACTATTGGTACTTGGAACTATCCTTATAGTGATATTAGTTGGTGCTATGCTCCAAGAGGTCATTATGGTTGGTGGAATGATAATGCTTCTAATGAAAACTGTTTAGCTAATTCAGCATTGAAATATGATAGCTTATATAATGGCTGTATAGTAGGAGCTAGATTTAGAATGAAGTTACCTGAGTATCAGGTACCCTCTTCGTGGAATGATGGTGTATTTACTGCACAAGCAGTTTCAATGACCAATTATGAAAATCTTTGGAAAGCCTATTATAATACTATTATTAACCTTGCTAACAATGTAAGGTCAGGTGCCACTGTTACTTCCACATATGCTATACAACAGTGTCGGTCTATGGTATTGCCTAAAAAGTATTATGATATTATTGATGGTACCTCTTCTCCAAGCTCTTCTGTGACATCTGCTATTGTATTAAATAATATTACATATACAGATTCATGGGGAAGATTTACTCCTGAATCAGGAGCAATGCCGGGCTTTTATAAACTAGTTAAAAACATTGGAGCTGACCTAGTTGATTGGAAATACAATAGAGTTCCTAATATGTTCTCTGATTATATTACAAAAGCTAATCAAGCTCTTGAAACTCTCAAGAAGAAGGACTCTACTGGAGAATTTAGAAAGTGGGTTGAGCAAAGTGGTTTTACTATTTGGCAAAAACCTTATGGTGCTACTCTAGTATATGATGACACTATTCAATGTGCAGGAGGTATTCATGATGATGTTGTTAAGTGGGAAACTCAAGGATATAAATATTATTTAGCCTATAATCCCCATCCTACTAATATCACATTTTGGAATCCTTATAATAGAGATATATATTGCTCAAAATCTGATATAAAATCTGGTAGAGTAAAAGTAAACGCTGGAGATTATTAAAACCTTTAATATATTTATAAACCATGTACAATAACATTTATTTAGGTGGAACTCCTGATACTTCAGGATTATCAATGGATTCTTTAGATTCTCAGATTAGACAGCTTAATGCTTATAAGATGAAGTTACAAGAATTACAAAATAATTCAAGAGTACCTCAACCTGAACCTACTAAATCTTTATGGTCTTCATTAGATGCTGAACTATCAACTTTGACAGATGAGCAACTTACTCAGTTAAATACTGATGCTAAGTATGTGGCTTCATACAATCAAATACAGACTCTAGTGCAGCAGGAGTTGATGAATTTGGTTAAAGGTAAAATAGAAGGTTCTGAGCAGGGTAAAAAGATTCTTGAGAGTCATCTTGAGATTACCAAAAGTATTAAGACTAGTATTATACAAGATACTAAGAAGGAGATGGAATTATTCTTAAAATTTAAGGAATATGCTAAGAGCAATCCTAATGCAACATATGAAGAATTTTTAAAAAATAATATATGATTACAGTTGATGAAGTAGTAGTTAGGCTTGAGAAAAGTGCTGACTATTTAATTAATGAAGTATCTAAGGAGTTCCCCATTGTTAATTTTGCAAAACCTGTTATTAGCAGAGTTTTGAAAAATAGTACAAATAAGATTACAAAGTATTGTGAACTACTTGCTAATGAAGAAGGTATAGTTGACTTTAGTTCTATGGCTGAAGAAATGCTGAATAGTGCTATTAACTCTAAAGCCTTTACTATTGACGCTGGAGATTTAGGTGAGATAGAAATAGGTGGTGGTAATATTAAAGTGCCTGTACCTTTTACAAAGAAAGTAGTTAGCTTTGGTCTTACTGAAATTAACGAATTAAAAAAAATCTTAGTTAAGAATTAATATGGAAACCATATTTTTACTAAAGCACATGAATCTTTACGAACCTTTAAAAGAAGTAGTAAAGGAGATGGTAGAGGAACACCTCTGTTGTAAAAAAGAAACAAGAGAATCAACTACGCACGAGATTACTGAAGAAGAAGCAAAAGAAATAGTAGATGGTATGTACCATTGCTTTAAAGGGAAGAAATACACAGGCTGGGTTTTTGATTATGAAAAAGCCAAGTGTGTATTTAAAGAACATCACCTTTCTGCTACTGGAGCTACCATACCTGAGGTTTATATAGCAATCAATGCTCAGTATCACGATTACTGTAAGTTAATGTATAATTGGTTTGGTACCACTAACATTGAGGATAAGGTTATTGATGCTGCTATTACCTTTTGGTTTATGGATGAGGATTATAAACACACATCCAAGGTTTATAAATATTTTAAAGGTTAAGTGTATGGGTGGAGAATCTTCTTCACCCATTTTTATTACCTGTAAAAATAGTAAAACACTTTATTCTCTATTAGCACCTTATTTATAAAGTTGTTTAATTCGTAGATACTTAGTAACTTTGTACTACTTATGAAGTAGAATAAAATGAGTAAATTATGGATGAATTATCTTTAGACAGTGTTATAGACATTGACAATCTATTTGTAGATAATACAATAGATAACCCTGATGAATCTAAAAAGGAAGATACTGATGGTGTAAAAGAAGAGACTAAGAAAGAAGAGAAAGAAGAACAAGTAGATGTTGAAAATCTATTTGCCTCTGGAAACAATGTAGAAGAAACTGAGGATAAAAAAATTGAAGACACCCCCTCTGCAAGTTCTTCTTCTACTTCCAGCATTTTCTCTTCCATTACTCAGGCTCTTGTAGAGGAGGGTGTTTTTTCTGACTTAACAGATGAGGTAGTGCAAGGTACTACAACTGCAGAAGCTTTCAAGAAACTTATTGAGGATAAAATTCAAGAAGGCTTGGAAGAAAGACAAAAGAGGATTGATAAAGCTCTTGGTGTTGGTGTAGAACCTGATACTATTACTCAATATGAAAATATTGTAGGTCAGTTGGAGAATATTACTGAAGATGCATTAAGTCAGGAAACTGATAATAGTGAAAATCTTAGAAAGAATTTAATCTATCAAGATTTCATTAATAGAGGATATTCTAAAGACAGAGCACAAAGAGAAGTTAAGAAGTCTCTCGAAGCAGGTACAGATATTGATGATGCTAAAGAAGCTCTTGCTGGTAATCTTGATTTTTACAAAAAGCAATATGAACAACTGATTAAAGACGCTGAAGAAGTGCGTAAAAAGGATGAGGAAGAAATTAACAACATGGCTGAGGGAGTCAAGAGGTCAATCCTTGAAGATAAGAATCTCTTTGGGGATTATGAGCTTGATAAGAAGACTCGCCAAAAGATTGTTGATAATATTTCAAAGCCTGTTTACAAAGACCCTAAGACTGGTAAAGCTTATACAGCCCTGCAACAGTATGAGTTAAATAACAAGGCTGAGTTTGTTAAGAACTTAGGTATTGTTTATACTCTTACTGATGGTTTTAAAAATTTAGATGGTCTTATTAAGGGGCCGTTGAAAAAGGGCATGAAAAAAGGTTTGGCAGAATTAGAGAATACACTTAATAATACAAGTAGAAATTCAGATGGTACATTAAACTTTGCTAATAACAAAGACTCTGAATCCTTCTTTAGTAAAGGATGGGATATTGATGTATAACTTTTAAACTTATTATAATTTGTATTTTTATTAATTTATGGCAGGACAATTAAAGAAATTCCAAATGCTGGGTTTCCAGCATTGGAAGGGTCTGACTAAAGAGAACCACCTTGGTTCTATTTTTAGAAAGTCCCCTCAGAAGGCTACCAATGTTATGGTAAACCTTCTTGCATGGAATAAGGGTAAGACCCTTGATACTTTCCTTTCACAATTTTCTACCAAGCAGTTTGATGATGATTCAGAAATCTATTGGGAAGTAACTGGTTCTAATAGAAGAAATATTCCTCTGTGGGAAGCTAGAGATGAGGAAGGTAAGGTAGTTACTGAAGAATCAGGTATGATTGGTGCAGGTACTGCTCCTTTCTATCTTGTGTTTGATGAAGATTGGTTTGCTATAACCATAGCTGCATAAGCTAAACATTGGCACTTTGTCTAGTAATAGACAAATGAAAATCGAACAAAAACGGTGAAGGCTTATTAGAATTACTTCAGCTAATATGTTAATACCGTGCTAACCTTTATAATAATATATGAAGGTAGTGTAGAGAGTAGATATTGAAACTATGATTGGTTGTATTTATAAAATTACAAATCTAATAAACAATAAGGTTTATATAGGGCAAACTATTCAACCTCTTAAAGATAGGTGGTATAGACATTGTGGTAAAACTGGTTCTAAGAATGAATTGGAAATGCCTATCAAAAGAGCTATACTTAAATATGGTAAACATAATTTTTCTATTGAGAAGTTGGAAGAATGTGAACAATGTTTATTAGATAGTAGAGAGATTTATTATATAGAACAATATGATTCTTATAATAAAGGTTATAATGCTACTAAAGGGGGTCAGAAAGGTGCTAAATTAATACAAACACCTAAAGAAATACAATTACTTATTTGTAGTATGTACAATAAAGGAAACTCCTTAAGAGCTATCTCTAAAGTATATAATATAGATAAAGCCACTGTAAAAGGAATATTAACTAGAAATAATATTAAACTAAGAACTTCTAGAACTTATAAGCTAAGTCAGGAGGATAGGATTAATATTATAAATGATTTTAATTCTGGTGTATCTAGAAAAGAAATTATGACAAAATATAAGATTAGTAAATCATACTTAAGTCAGTTAATAACAGGTAATCGTAGAATATAATATATCCAAGAGTGTTCGACATCTTAAAGATTCCTCTACAAGATGAAAATGTACTCCGAACTATAGAGAATAAATAATCTATAGAGCTAAAGGATAAAGAGCCTTTAGGGTAACAATTTGGATGGCGAAGTAATCGTAGGCAATCTCAATGAGGTTTACCCCATGCGAATTTTAGGCAATGCTCGTATGGAAGGAACTCACGCGGTGTATAAAGTGGAGCTTATGGGCGGCAACACCGATGGTATCCCTGCTGAAAGATTGCTTGCTGGTGAGAAATTCAGCTTTGAATATGCTCCCATTGAAAAATCTCTTTCGAGAAAAGTTGGTGATGTGAGATTTAGTTCTCCCATTGCTATGAGAAATGAGTGGTCTTATATTCGTATCCAGCATAAGGTTCCTGGTGATATGCTTGATAAAAAGCTTGCAGTAGGTCTGCCTATTATGAAGGAAACTCCTTCAGGTACTAAGGTAGGTGCTGTTGCTAACACTTGGATGCACTATGCAGAATGGGAATGTGAAAATACTTTCTCTGAATATAAGAATAACATTCTTGCTTTTGGTCGCTCAAATAGAAATAAGAATGGTGAATATATGAACATCGGTAAATCTGGTGAAGTTATCAAGCAGGGTGCTGGTCTCTTTGAGCAGATGGAAGTATCTAATGTTCATTATTACAACAAGTTCTCTATTAAGCTGATTGAACGTGCTCTCTTAGAGCTGTCTGCTTCAAAGCTTAATTTTGGTGACCGTTACTTTATTTTAAAGACTGGTGAGCGTGGTGCTATTCAGTTCCACAAGGCAGTAATGCAGGAAGTAAATGGTTGGACTCAGTTCACTATTAACGGTGATGCTCTTAAGGTTGTTTCTCGCACTTCCTCTGAGCTTAGTCCTAATGCTCTTACTGCAGGCTTCCAGTTTGTAGAATACATGGCTCCTAATGGTGTTCGTGTAAAAATTGACGTAGACCCGTTAATTAGTAGGGCGGCTTAATAAAGTGATTTATTAAGAAAATCGGGCAAAAACGGTAAACTCCTTCTAGGTATTATTCTAATAATTTAAATTATGATAGAACAATATAAAAAAATAAAAGGATTTAGTAATTATAGAATTTACAACAATGGCTCTATATACAGTGAGTTCGTAAATAGATATGTTACTGCTACAGAAGATTCTTGTGGGTATTTACAGAATACTCTTGTAGATGATAAAGGGAATAGAAAAACAATTAAGAATCATAGATTGGTGGCTTTAGCTTTTCTTCCTAATCCTGAAAACCTTCCTGATGTAAATCATAAAGATTTCAATAGGAAAAATAATAATGTCTCGAATTTAGAATGGTGTACTGAAAAATATAACACGGAGTACACAGCTAAGTTTAATATGGATAATAATTCTAATAGTTACATGAAACTATCTCCACTATCTGAGGAGCAAGTTTTATTAATACCTACATTGCTAAATTATGGATTTAGTGTTAAGCTGATTAGTAAATTATACAATGTAGGTCATATAACTATCAGAAATATAATTACTGGTAAAACTTGGAAATGGTTGAGATTAAATTTCAATAGAGAAAGTTTTATTAGAGATATTATTGAAATCCCTGACGAACTCTATAATGAATTAATAAAGGTAGGCGTGGACAATACCGTGCTAAATGATAGAATTAAAAAGCTATCATCAGTGTAACGCATAGCAGGTGAATACTTTTTTAAAGAATATAATCCTGCCAAGAGTGTCCGACATCTTCTTTGAAGATGATGATATATGCTGACCTTATACAATGATAAAGTATAAGAAATGTAGATAAAAAGCTACATGATAACATAGTGACTACGACGACCCTGTAAGAAATAAGATTATCCATCCGAATGGTGGTCCTGCTTTCTCTTACAGATATGATATTATGGATATTGGTACTATGGACCAACCCAACATCTTCAAGTGTGAGGTTAAGGGTAAGTCTGAGTACAGAGGCTATCAGTATGAACTTGCTGCCTAATAGGGCGACCTATTAGTGAATAATCGGGTAAAATCGGTGAACCCATTTAATTATATTTTATAAACCATATATTATGGAAATATTTAAGATAATAGAAGAATTTCCTAAATACAGTATTTCAAATACAGGAAAGATAAAAAACATTAAAGGTGAGTTAATGACCATTGGTAAAAGAAAATCTAATAGCGGTTATTTACAGGTTAGGTTATATCATAATGGTAAATACTATTATAGATATATACACAGACTAATTGCTATAGCTTTTTTACCTAATCCTAATAATTATAGAACTATTAACCATATAAATGGTAATAAAGAGGATAATAGAATTACAAACCTTGAATGGGCTTCTGATGAAATGCAACAAAGGCACGCATTTTTATCAGGATTAAAAAATAATGGAATATCTTTCACAAGGGAGCAATTATTTGAAATATATCATATGTATTTTGAACAACATTTATATCCAAGAGAAATAGCATTAAAATTAAATAGACCTTTTGGTACTATTAAAAAAATATGTTATGGAGAAAGATGTAAAGATATTCTCAGGGAATACCGAGATAAAGTAAAGAAATAAAAGACTTTACCATTGTAACGCGTAGAAGCTGAACCTAATGAAAATTAGAATATAATGCTTCCAAGAGTATCCGACAACCCTCGTGGTTGAAAATGTACGCTGAACTATAACAATAAGAAAGTTATAGAAGTATAGATAAAAAGCTATACGATAACACGATTGGGGGCCTGCGTAATCCTTTCACTGGTGCAATGGACAATGACAATATGTCATTTGATGAAGATTCAGCTGTATTCCACAGAATGGCTACACTGGGTATTTGTGTCCTTGACCCCACCAGAACTATGTCTATTATCCCTTCTATTCTCCAGGGTTAATAAATAAAACAAATAGGGGAGGTAGGAACTCCTACTTCCCCTTTTCTTTTTAAAACTAAAAGCCTATATAAATGGATGAGATTAATGTAAATGAAATTGATACTTCTGTAGATATGCCTCAGGTTACTCCTGTGGAATCCAAGAAGCAATCTAAAAAGAAAATTGAGCAGCCTACTTCTACTCCAGTAGAGCATAAGCTGGTTAATTGTCTTAGGAATATTAAGGTTAAAGTTCGACATATTAATAAGCAAACTGGTCTTGTTTCTAATCCTAAGCACGTGCTTTATGGAGGTATGGCAGAAACTGCTCTTAGAGTTTTAACTGTTCCTATGACAGCTTCAGGTAGGTATGCTGTTATTATGACAGATGAAGAAAGAGAGTGTATAGAAAATGCTCTTGGACTTCCATATAATGCTCTTAATCCTTATGCTATCAATGATAACTTTTGGGATGATGATAAGGAAGATGGTATTAATCAAGTAACTCTTACTAAGCAAGATACTATTTTAGACCTTTCTAATCCTGAAGACTTTATCAAGTATAAGATTTTATTGGCTAATAAGAATCTTGTTGCTCCTTCATTAGCAGCTCTTCAAGCGACTCCTAAGGCAAGCTATCAGTTTGTTATTGTAGAAGATGGTGAAGAAGCTAAGACTGCTAAATCTAATATGAGTGCTACAATGGAGTGCTACAAGGAGTATGGTAAATTTGAAGATGATATTGATAAACTCAGATTTATCATTGAGACTATGGATGGTAGACCCACATCTCCTAATAGTAAACTTGAGTTCTTACAAGCTAAGATTAATGAGCTTATTCAATCAAATGCTAAAACATTCCTTAGTATTATCAAGGATAAGTATGTAGACTTTAAGGTAATTATTAAGAAGGCTGTAGATGCTGGCATCATTGCCAATAGAGCAGGATTCTTTTACATAAAGGCTGATAATACTGCTCTATGTGAGTTAAATGAAGAGCCTAACTTAGTGTTTGCATCAAAGTATTTAGCAAACCCAAGGCATCAAGATGTCTTGTTTACTATACAAGCAAAACTTAAACAATAAATAAATATGACAACTACAGAGTTTAGTAATGAATTTGATATTCTTTATAATAGTATAACATCAAACCAAGCTCCTGGATTAAATGAATATGAGAAATCAGTATTCTTAACTAAAGCTCAGTGGCAGATATTAAATAGTTATGCAAATCCTAGAGCTAATAAGACTCAGGAAGGTGTAGATGGTAGCAGGAAAAGGCAGATAGATTTTTCTACTTTATCTAGAGTAGTATCGTTAGGTAAGAGTACCTCAGGTAATTCTTCTTATTTATTCGATGCTGTAAATGGAATGCCTTACGAACTCCCCGAAGATTTATATATTATTTTAAATGAGAGGGTACAGGCTATGTACACAGAAGATGAAAAAACTGTAACTAAGTTTTTAGATGTTATTCCTATTACATATGAGACTTATGATAGATTAAATCTTAAACCTTATCCCTATCCTGTTAAAAGAGGCGTTTGGAGAATTATATCTAATAGTTCTGGAGGTAAGACATTAGCAGAGTTAATATTTGGTCCTAATAAACCTAGCTCAGCATTATATAAAATTAGGTATATTAGAAAACCTAATCCGATAATCCTCGAAGATTTTTCTTCAACTGAATATACCATAGATGGAGAAAACACAGCTATGACTAGCGAGCTTCCTGAGGAATTGCATAATGAAATATTACAAAGAGGTGTAGAATTAGCAATAGCTTCCTATAGTGGTGACCTTAGTTCTCAAGTAGGTTTGGGAGGTAGTAGCCAAACATCTATAGGATTTGTTGCTTCTCAACAAGAGCGCTAATTATGACTACTACTGAATTTAGTGATGAGTTTGACGTACTTGTTTCTATTAGAGTTCCAGGTACTGAAGCCTTTGATGAATATGCTAAATCTGTATATCTAACTAAAGCACAGGAGCAAATAGTTTTAGCTAGTTATGCTGAGGTAGAGAACACAGAGGAACAGCGTGAACATCTTAGTAATCTAATTAAAAAGAAAGTAACATATAATCCTACTAATAACACAGTTGAAAAACCTACAGACTTACTCTTTATACTTAAAGAGGAAGCTATGGTTAACTCTGTAAATGCTTTAGTGGTTCCTATTAAGCATGACCATCTTTGGAGAACTTTAAGAAATCCTTTTAGAAATCCTAGTAAGTATAGAGTTATTAGAGAGGATTCAGAAGATAAATTAATCCTCCATTCAAAAGGTAGTGTTACTTCTTATACTTTAACTTATCTTAGAAAACCCTGTCCTATTATCCTTGTGGATTTAACTAGCACAGACCTTTCTATAGATAATATTAAAACAAAAACAGATTGTGAATTAAACCCAATACTGCATAAAAGAATTTTAGAATATGCAGTAGGTCTAGCCCTTCAGAGTAGAGGAGTTGGACAAGAATAATATTAATTAATTTTATTTAAATTTATGGCAAATTTTTCTGTAAATCAAAATCGCCAACTTTATGTAGTTAATGAAGTTTCTGCAAAGGCAGTTACTAAGGACTCAGCTGTAGGTGCTATTTCTGCACACACTACTCTGGAAGGTGAAACTTTCTTCAAGTATGTAGGTAAGGGTGGCTTAATTAGAACTGATTTAATTCCTAAGGGTGCTGGTAACTATGCTAGCAAGGCTCCTAGAAATTACAAGACTAAGGGCTTTAAGGTAACTCTTAACTCAGAGGTTAATGGCGGTGCTCCTATTAGTGGTCAGGATTATATTCTGAATATTGAGATTAACAACTACATCGGTTTCTCTGATGAAGATACTTATTTCAAGTTTGGTTGTGTTCACGCTCACTCAGATATGACTGCTTCTACTTTCTATAAGGAGATGGCTCTTTCTTTAGTACGTGAGTTCTCTAGAGAGATTACTCCTATTTGCAAGTTTTATCTGATTGCAGGTTCTACCTACACTGAGGTAAATGGCGATACTAAGAAAGATGACCTCACTGATACATACACTGGTTTAGCTGTTTATGAGGTTGAACAACCTTGGGAACTGGGTACTAGACAAGTATCCCATGTAAACTTCAAGCTGCGTTCAGATGAAGTCCTTTATGAAGGTTGTGAAAGAAACTGGGGTACTGTTGAAAAGGATACCACTAAGGAGGAGACTCTTGTAAATGGTAAGGAGATTGCAGACCTTGAATACTTCTGCATGGGTGAAAGAGGTGACCAATATAGAAATGTAGGCTGGCCTCTTACTATCAAGACTGAGTATATGGTAGACCCCACTAAGGATTATCATACTGTTGATATTCATTATTGGTTTACCGATGAAGGTGTTTCTGTTCAAAAGTCTGAGAAGACTATCACCTTTGTTTGTCCTACTGCCGCTGTAGCTGCTTCCTTAGTTGCAGCATTAGCAGATGCTGAGCTTGCTGATGTAAGCACCAAGTCTTAAGGACTGATAATATATAGGGAGTAGGGAGTTTCTCTACTCCCATTTTTATTTTATATGGTATAATAAAAACAATTAGCCTATTGCATAAGTAGTTTATAATGTGTAACTTTGCAATAGGCTTTTTTACTTATACAACTATGACTTACAGAGAATTAATATACATAATATTAGACCAGTTTAAAATATCGAGTGATGACAGTTATATTACTGAAGACCATGTTTTATTCTTGGCTAATAAAGTGAGAGCACTGCTACTCAAACAAAGATATAATGATGTAAAAAAAGAGATACCTCTTAGCAACTACCAAACGATAACTGTTTCTCTAGAGGAGTATGGTAGTTTGAGTGTTAGTAAAGATAGGTTGCTTAAGAGTATAGATACTATACCAACAATACTCACAGTAGGTAGAACTTATGTAGGCAACGGTTTAGACCATAATATAGCTCTTGTATCTAGAGATAGGTTCCAATATACTGGAGTTAATAAATGGCTTAGAAGGTATTTATATGCGACTATAGATGTTGATAATTATCTTTATATTAAATCAGGAAGCCCTAGAGAATGTGATTTATCTACAGTAGAACTCTCTGCTATATTTGAAGACCCAACAGAAGCCTCCTCTTACAATGATGCTGACTATGATTATTTAGATGATGACTACCCATTAGAGGAAGGATTAATAACCACTCTAATAGATTTAGTCGTTAAGTACATTGGTGGTGCAGTATATCAACCTACAGACCCATATAACAATGCTAATGATGATTTATCTTCTATACAATCATTCATTAGGCAAAATATGAAAGACAGATATTTAAAAGATAGTGAATAAAAACCTGAGTAATGGAAGATTTTAGAAGAAGGATTTTAAAAGTAAATGGAAATAGAAACCATAAAATAACCAATTCTATTGGCGTATATGACGTATTTAAAGCCATTCGGAGAAATAGATGGGCTGGAATTGGGCAATCTATTTCTGAAAAACAATTTTACGCTATTATTAGAACCATCAATTTATATCTAGCTGACCAATTATCTTTAGGTAATGATATAACCTTTCCACATAATATGGGTATGCTTGAAGTTAGAAAGTCACCTGTTAAATATAAAATGGTAGATGGTAGAGTCATTACTAACCTACCAGTAGATTGGGATGCTACCCTTAAACTGTGGGCAGAGGATGAAGAACAAATGAAGAAAAAGACAATAGTCAAATCCACATTTAAAGAACTATACAGAATTAAATATACAAAAGCAAAAGCTAAGTATAATAATAAAGTGTTCTATGATTTCAAAGTTAATAGAGACATTAGAATTAAACTTAGCAGAAGAATTAAGAAAGGTTTAATAGATACATACTTAGCTTATGAATACTAACTTTATATCATTGAAAACAGTTTTAGACTCTCTGTTAGACCACCCTCTATTGCAAGATGTAACCTTAGAAAGAGGTGTAGCTTATGCAGTAGAGTTTTTACAGCTGATGGGTGTACCAGATTGCTATCAAGAGAAAATAGAAACTGTAGAAGTTAAAAACCACAAAGGTGTATTACCTTTTGATTTATATGAGATAATCCAAGTTAGAGATGCTTCTAACTACAGAATATATAATTACTCAACTTCCAGCTTTCATACTAAGGATGGGGCAGATAACTACTCATATAAGAGACAAGGAACTGTAATTGTTACATCTACTGATGAATGTACTCTTGAGGTTGCTTATAGGGCTATGGTAGTTGATGGAGAGGGTATGCCGATGATTCCTGAGAACTCTGCTGTTACTAGAGCCTTGGAGCTTTATATTAAAAAGAAGGTGTTCACTATTCTTTTTGATTTAGGTAAGATTAGTCAGCAAGCTTATCAAGTAGCTCAACAGGATTATTATTTAGCAGCAGGGCAAGCAAGAAATGCTCTTCTTATTCCTTCAGAAGATGAATGGGAAGCTATATCTAATAACTTAAACTCTATGTTGCCTAGAAGAAATGCTCACGCTACAGGTTTTAAATACATAGGTAATAGAGAGATTCTAAAACAACACTAATATGAGAGGTCATGATGTTCATGTATTCCAAGGAATGAGAAGGGATAATCACCCTATAAGGCAAGATGCTAAATTTCTGTGGGATGCTAAAAATATAAGAATAACCAGTAGGGATGGTAATACAAGTGTCTCTATTACCTCTGAATTAGGTGATACTCCTATATTTCAATTAGACAATCTTCCTCTTATAGGTTATTGTGTCTTAGGAGATTATTTAATATTGTTTGCTGGTGAAGGAGACTCTTCAGTTATTTATAGAGTAACTTATAATGAATCTGCCAATACTTATAATAAGGAGATATTATATAAAGGCGGTACTTTAAATTTTTCTACAAATGCTCCTATAGAAACTTTAGGTGTTTATGAAAACCAGTTAGTACAAAAGGTTTACTGGATTGATAAAAATAATCAACCCAGAGTTATTAATGTAACCAAACCTGAGTTAAAAGGGGTAGAAGAATCTTCTGATTACACTTCTTTATACACTGGAGATAATCCTTTTGATTTTGTTGCTACTCTTAAATTAAATGAGGGAGTATCTATTACTAAACATAATTTAGGTGGTACTTTCGAGGCAGGTGTTATTCAATATGCTTTAACCTATTATAATAAGTATGGACAAGAATCTAATATATTCTATATATCACCTATACAATATATAGCACCTAACAATAGAGGAGGCAAACAAAATGAGCAAGTATCTTGCAGCTTTTCAATAAACATTATTGATTTAGATTCTTTCGATTATGTAAGAATCTATTCTATATATAGGTCATCATTGGATGCTGAACCTGTAGTAAAATTAGTAAGTGATGTTGCTGTAGAAGATACTATATACTATACAGACAATGGTACCACAGGTAGTGTAATAGATTCTACACAATTATTATATATAGGAGGTGAGCAGATTATTGCAGGTACTATAGCAGCTAAAGATGGTACTTTATTTTTAGGTAATATAACACAAAAAAGGTTATCTATTCCTAATAATATATTTGAATTAGGTACTGATGTTTTATTAAAAGCTAATCATACTACCAATCATACTTATAGAGCTATTACTGTTAATAGTACTCAATCAAGTAATACTTATACTTATAATCATCAGCTTAATACCACAAACCTTTCTTACCTTAAATCTGGAGAGCACTATAGAATAGGAGTGCAGTTTCAGCATGAGAGTGGTAAGTGGTCAGAGCCTATATTATTAGAATCTGATTATACTGTACCTATAAGCAGCGATAATAGGCCTTATATCCAAGATAATAATATATATTTACCTACTATTAATATAGAGTTTGGTGAAGCATCTTTAAATGCTTTAAAAAAGCTGCAGGGTCTTTATGGTTATAGAAAGATGAGAAGTGTTATAGTATTTCCTACAAATGAAAGGAAGATTATAGCACAAGGTCTTTTATGTCCTACTGTATTTAATGTCAGAATGAGGAATGAGGGAACATTATATGGACAGTCTTCATGGATATTCAGACCTAACTTTCAAAGTACCCCATCACTACTTAATATTGGCAGGTCTAAAGGTTCTTGGAGTGAGTATAGACATTATTACTGTCTGCCTCCTAACTCTGACGCTAATGCTGAAATTCAAAATATATATTATAAATCATCATCAGAAAATAGGCTTGCTACTAATAGTCTTTTTAGTGAAGGTGATTACTACGCTGTAGACCAAAACCTTGTAACTTTACATTCTCCTGATATAGAGTTTGATACTGAATTTTATGCTCTTAATAAAGAAGGATATAAACTTAGGATTCTTGGTTATGTACCATTTTATTCTGTTACCAGTGATATTAATGTGCAGTTATCAACTCCTGGCTATTCCCCTGATTCAAAGGTAAGTGCAACAGCATTAACTCAAGTAGAGTCAGAGGGTGGTTATCATAGAAATGCTATTTTAGGATTTAAGGATTATAGAATAAGAGAAGATGATGAAGGTAAAGCTGAAGTAGCTGATAGTAAGACTCTTTATAATTATAATATATATATGTGGCAGAGGACTGGCTCTCTTAATACAGATTTTAATAGAGAAGAGGGTGATGGTACAAGAACTGCAGTCCTTGATACCAAGGTTATGTCGCATAAATTATTTTCCTATAATACCATTTGGTTAGATACTGTATATGAGTACCCAATAACAACTCCACAGTATTGGGGAGATGATGTAGGTATAGTTAGGTGGGATTCTAATTCCTATTTAGGGGACATAGACACTATGCTCTCTAATGATGACTATCTTATATACTCAACAAAGGATGGTAGTATAATGACCTCTGATGAAGTTTATAGCACAAATGATGCTGTAAGAATGAAGTATAAATCCAGTCCTCATACTGTATTTAAATTAAAAGATGCTACAACAAACAGAGTTAGAACTCTTCCTATATTAGAAGGTACTGCCGTTGGTAAAGATGTCTATGTAGATACAGATAATAATGGAGGAACAGAAGAATCAGGAGGTTCTAATAATGATACTGAAGATAGTTCTGTAGTTCTTAAGACTGCATTATTTTATGCTGAAACTTCTCTTAATGATATAACTTTTGATACTTCAAAAACCACTCCTTATTTAAATTCATTTGGACTACAAGTAGGAGCTACTAAGTTGAGTTCCTCTTCTTGTGGTATGGTTATTAATTACAGTATTAAAAAACTATGGTGGTTAAGGTATGGAGGTTCTTACACTAAATCAGATGATAAGACAATTGTATCTTGGGTTTTATACAATAAATCTATTGATGTAGGAACATTTATAAAGTTTACAAGTAGTTATGATAAAGATACCTACGAAGTTACTACTATTAAAATAACAGGCGGCTCTTTAGCAAATGGTTTTACTTTTGAATATGTTAATAATGTAGCCCATGCAGCATCTCAAAGTACAATTACAGGTATTAGCACTACATATAATACTGAACCCGCTTCTACTTTATTAAAGGCTGCAGCTTCTTCAGATTCTACAGTAGTTTCAAATGTATATGATGAAATACCCTTTAGTAAATACACAACAATGTACCCATATCTATTCTTAGGTGAATTATATAATCCTAATACACATAATAGTTTTGGAGGTAGTTCTAAAGGAGATATGATTAATAATAATACTTGGATACCTGCATCAGAGCCTGTAGAAATGCTCTCTATGAAGGATGGTGTTCAAACTTCTATATTACCTGTTACATATGGAGACTTCTACTATCAGAGATATGATTGTTTAAAAACATATCCAGCAGCTTCTACAGATACTAATCAATTAGTAGAAATTGCCTCTTACATGGTAGAGACTAGAATTAATATTGATGGTAGGTGTGATATTAATAGAGGGTTAGTTTCAGATTTAAATAGCACTCCTAGTAACTTCAATATCATTAATAAGGTGTATAGTCAGAAGGATAATTACTTCTCCTATAAGATGATGGATGCCGATTACTATAAACAGCATGAGTTTACTAACATGGTTACTTGGACTTCTGAGAAAACAAATGCATCAGAAACCGACCCCTGGACTCAGATTACTCTCATTAATACTTTAGACCTCGATGGTAATAAAGGTAAACTTACTGCACTAACAACCTATAATGATACTTTACTGGCTTTACAAGAAAAGGCTTTTAGTCAGATACTGTTTAATTCTAGGACTCAAGTAGCAGCAGGAGATGGGGTACCTATTGAAATATCTAATGGTTATAAGGTTGATGGTTATAGATTCCTTAGTGACCAAGTAGGTTGCCAAAACAAATGGACAGTGACGTCAACTCCTATGGGAGTTTACTTTATAGATAAACAATCTAATTCTATATATAGATATAACTCTAATGGCATAGCAGACTTAAGTTTAGAGAAGGGTATGCAGGATTGGGTTAGAGAGAACTATAAGTCGAATGAGTGGCTACCTGCTAGTAGTGATTCTAATGGCATTAGAACTTTCTACGATAATACCTATAAGGATGTTTATTTTGCATTAGGTCCTGGTGCTAATCAAGAGACAACATTAAACTTTAATGAGACTCTGGATAATTTTGTATCTATATTTTCTTATAGTGGTACTTATGGATTGATTAATTTTAAGAATAAATTTATTGGTTATAAGTATGGATACCCATTAATAACTCAATTATATAGTGCAAATACAGGAACTATATTTGGTTTTAGATATAATAGAGCCTTTAGCTTTATTTCTAATGAGAATCCTACTATCACTAAAATATTTGACACTGTGGAACTTAGGGCGGACTTATATGATAAAGATGGTAATGTAACACATAAGGCACCATTTGCTAGTATAGAAGCCTCTAATGAGTATCAGAAGTCTGATGCTGGTAGAGATTTTAAATATAAATTTAGAGTTTGGAGAGCCAATATACCAAGAAATGTAAATACCTTCCAAAGGATTAGAAACCCCTGGGCTAAAATAAGTTTTAATATGCCTGCTGGTTCTACAGATAGATTGGTATTACATGATTTAGATGTAACTTATACATACTAAATAATAAGGAGCATAGGAGTTTTCTTATGCTCCTATTATTTTATCCTTTAGTTTATTGTGAATCAGAATTTAATTACTTATCTTTGTATAAAATATTTATTAGTATGAACATAGGATATTGTTTTAATATGGTCTCTCAGGCTTGGCAAGGTACTAAGAAAGCCACAAGCACTGAGTGGTCAAATATGATGAATGGTTCAGGAGGGGCTTTAATGACTGGTGCTATCAATGCTGCCAGTAAAGCCGCTGGAAATCTTATTGGTGGTGGTCTAAATTCTACAGCAGGTGATATATTTAATACTGCAGGTAGTTTAATTAGCAATATTCCAGGCCCCATTGGAACCTTTGGTAGTGCTGCTGCTAATGTTATAGGTGGATTAGCTAATAGAACTTTTGGTTCTAAATTTAATACAGAGAATCAACAAGCTATTGAGGCTAATATAAATGCTCTTAATAGCTTTACAACTTCTGCTACCAATTATGATGATTTAGCAGCCAACTGGTCAAACGCTATTAGAGCTAAGACTTTTAGTAATGATTATTTAGGCTCTGATGGTTGGCTTTCAAATAAGGTTAAGAATCAAGCAAATGAATATAGAGAACAACAAGCTTGGGGTCAAGATTTTGTAAATAGGTCTCTTGCAACTAATTTAAGTAAAGTTCAAAATCAAACTATGAATGGTTTATTAGCAAATAGTTTTAGAGATGGTGGTTATTTAGGAATGTCATTTGACCAAGCAAGAGAAGCTTACAATAACTCTGCTATCGGACAATTAACTAATCAAATAGCTCAAGAAAGAGCTGCTAGAGATGTAGCCTATTCTGTTGGTGGTTCTTATGGTGGAGGTACTACAGGTGGTGGTGGAGCTAGCGGTGGTTTTTACTATAATGAGCCTAGTCAGTATAAATTAGAGAAGGACACTCTTTGGGTTCCTATAGAAAGAGATTTTAATTCTGCATTTGCTGAAGCTCGTAAAAAGGGTCAATCTACCTTTAATTTCAATGGTAAAACCTATAATACAGAAATGGGTAATAACCCTAAAAACAATGCAGCAGGTGCTAGTAGAAGAGAACTTGTTGGTCTTTTTCCTCTTGAAAGCACTAAGAGAGTAAAAGTTAAAGAACATAAGTATGGAGGACCTCTTGGTGGTTATGGTGCTGAATTTACTAATGGTTTAGTAACCATTGATGAAGGAGGCTCTCATGAAGAAAATCCATTAGGTGGTGTCCCTATGGGAGTAGGCCCTGATGGTATTCCTAATACTGTACAAGAAGGTGAAGCAAAGTTTGGTAATTATATCTTTTCTAATGATATTAATATAGATAAGAAAGATGCCAAAGCTATAGGTTTAAAAGGCGGTAAGCAAACTTATGCCAAAGCTGCTAAAAGATTATCCAAAGAATCTGAAGAAAGACCTAATGACACTATATCTAAAGATACTCATAAAGATTTTATGAATTTCTTAACAGCTTCTCAAGAGGCTAAGAAAGAAAGACAAGCTGGTTACTCTAATGGAGTAAGAACATTTGATAAAGGTGGTTATACCCCTCTTGGTTCTTTAGCTACCAATAATGCTATTACTGCGTTAGCTCCTACTATAGACCCTGCTTCTGTAGCCGCTGTGGGCTTTAACATGGGTAATAAATATACTAATTTAAAATCGTCTGTTGGTACTACAACCACCACTAATTCAGATACTCCTATATTACCTACACAATCTAGATACGCAGGTGCTATGCTTACTGGAGTTCAAGCATTGACAGATGCTGTAGGATGGACTAATAAAGCTGATTATACAGCTCCTAATACTCTTATAGCAGCAGCTAGAAATAGAAGGACACCTGTTATTAGTTTCACTCCTGTAACTCAGAAAATGGGGCCTATGTTTGTAGATACTAGAACTCAGGCTAATGCTATTAATAGTGCTGCAGGTGCTAATAATAGAGCATTAAGAAATTCAGGATTAAATAAAGGACAACTTGCAGGAGCCTTAATAGCTAGTGGTTATAACCAAACTAATGCTCTTGGTAAAGCTCTTATGGATGCTCAGATGCAGCAGTATGCCCTTGATGAAAAGAGATTAACATTTAACAGAGCTACCGACCAATATAATTCTGAAGGTGCTAGAGCTGTTGCCAGTGCAAATGCTAGCAATAGAATGACTACTGATTCTGCTTATATGAACTCTCTCTATCAAGCATTAGCTATGATGGAAGCTGAGAGAAATGCAGTTGATACTGCTAAATCTACTAACCTTAATGCTTTTGCTACTAACTTGCAGAATATTGGTACCGAGAACTTCAGATTTAATGCTGCTAATACTAATCCCGCATACTATTATGGTTATGGTCAAGATGGTACAATGAGTTATAATGGTAATAATAAAAGTAAAAAGAAAAAAGATAGTAAAGGATAATGGCAAGGACTCTAACTACAATATTTAATCCTTTTACATATGAAGAGATTAATGCACCACTCTTGCAGGCTACTCAAGCTCATCAAGCTCTAGAAGAGCAGTATAGTGTGCTTGCTGATAAAGCAGCAGAGATGGAGCAACTAAGATATAATGCTCAAGATGCTGATGTTTATCGTGAGTATCAGAATTATATGAATAATTTACAAAAGAGTGTAAATGATTTAGCAGCTAATGGTCTTAATGTTGGTTCTAGAAATGCTTTCATAGGATTAAAAAATCAATATCAAAAGACTATTAATCCTATGGAAAAAGCACTCGCTGAAAGAACTAGACAAGCATTATTACAGCAGGAGATGTCTCTTAAAGACCCCACATACTTGTGGGGTAGACAAGCTAATGAAATAGGTTTAAGAGAATATATGAATAATCCTAATTACAATGCTCTTAATCAAAACTATACTGGTAGCCTTTTAAAAGCGGATGTAGCCGAGCAAATGAACGCCTTAGCTAAGGATATGGCAACTCTTAGAAGGAATGGTAATATAGATAACTTCACCTATAAATTACTTCTTAAGAAGGGATTTAGTGCTGATGATATTCAAAAATTTGCTACTACTTATGGTACAGATGCTTATGAAAACTCCAATAAGAACAATGCTATTATGGCAAATGTTGTAGAATCTGCTATAAATTCTTCAGGTATTAATACATGGGATAATTGGGAAGATATTAAAGACCGTGCTTATTCTTATGCTATGAAGGGTTTAGTTGCAGGTGTTGGAGAATCCTCATGGTCTACTATGGAGAATAAGGGCGCAGTTATGGCTGCACAAGAAGAAGCTGAGATTAGAAAGGAAAAGAGGGCTATTGATAATGCTATTGACCTTATGTATAAGAAGGCAGAAGCTGAATATAATATAAGGAATTACTACGGTGATGAAGATGGTGGAGGTTCAGGAAGTGGTTCAGGCTCCAGCGGTAAAAAAACTGATGAGGATAAGAATAAATATAGAGATAATATAACTACTTGGTATTCAGCATCAGAAGTAAAGAAACTGAATGATGAAGCTAAGGCAACTTATGATAAATATCGTAAGAAGGGTTATATTACTGATACTGGTAAATTCACTTCTAAGGGTATGAGGGCTATAGAGCTTTCTGTAGAATATGCAGACCGCAAGGCTAGTGGTCAAGAGCTTAGAGGTTCTGCGGGTTATGCCTTTGCGAATAAAGATGATGACTTTGCTGCATGGGCAAAAGAAAGAGGTTTTGAACTTACTCCTCACTATACAGAAACTGATGCCCGTGACTCTGGAGGTAATCCATATAAGTTTAGAAATAATTATGAATTTACATACACACCTGAATCTCTAAAAACTATATATGCAAATCATAAACAATTTATGGAAGATTATGGTAGTGAAGAACTTGCAGGTCTTGTTAATACTGATGTAGTAAGAGTCAGAGTTAATACTGATGAAGGTTCTAAAAAATTAGCAGGTCTTATTAGAGCAGGTATTGTAAGAGAAGCTGGTAAACTTAAGGATGATGGTTCTATTGCAGAAGGTAAGAGTGTTAAGGGTTCTAAGATATATGATGAACTTACTGCTACAGGTACTAATGCTAATAAAGTAAATGTTAAGTACATAATAAATGTTCCTAGTAGTAATCAAATGATATATGAATTAGATGATGGTAGAAGATATATTGTAAATCCTGATGACTTAGGACTTGGGGGACAAACTGCTTTGCAAGAATATAATGAAGTAATTAGAACTGAAAACCTTGAGAGGAAAAAGTTAGAACAAGAAGAAAGGAAAAAAGCTAAAGAAGAGGGTAGAGATGCTAGAGCAATAGATGTATCTGATATAACCCTCAGTGCTACTGGTAAAACATCCGCAATTATGAATACTTTGTTAGATACTTCATCTGGTGCAAATATAGACCGTAAAGGTAGTGAAAAAGATTAAATAATATGAGTACAGAAAACTATCAAGATATAACTAAGACAGGTCCTCAAAATTATAGAGACCTTCAAAAAGCTAATAATAAAGCTCCTAAATACTATTCTGAGGAGGCAGCAGCTCTTTTTAAGAGCGCTGCTTCAGCAGATAGGAGAGCTGTTGGTAACCTTGGTACTGTAGGTTATACTGAGGATTACTATGGTGTAGGAAAAAGTAAGTATGATAAAGATATTCTTACTCCTGGTGAATTAAGAGATGTCAATGACAATAGAGCTTTAGAGCAGGGTTGGTACACACAAATAGCTAACGGTGCTGCTAAAGGTTTAGTTCTTGCAGGTACTACTTGGGCTAATGGCACTGCTGGTTTAGTTTGGGGTGCTATTGAATATGCTTATAAAGGTATTGCAGATGGTGAGTGGTCAGGTAATAATTTTTGGAATAATGCTCTTAGTCAAAAACTGGATGAAATAAATCAATGGTCAGAAGAAGTTTTACCTAATTATAGAACTGAACAAGCGCAAAACCAAGAATGGTATAAAAATATTTTTAGTGGAGACCTTGCTAATACTATAGGCAATGACTTCCTTAAAAATATGGGTTTCTCTATAGGTGCTGCTTATGGAGGTATGACTTTTGCCCCATTATTAAGAGGTATGTCTAAACTTATGAAGTTAGGCAGCGGTGCTAGTTTGCAGACTCAAATGATGGTAGGTTCTACTCTTTCTGCTTTTGGCGAGGCTTCTATAGAGGCTTCTCATACACATGATGAAGCTCTTGCTAAATTTACCAAAGACATTGAAAGTGCTCATGATGATAGGCTTGCTTACATAGAAACAGAGGAGTTTATGGAAGAAGCTACTAAAAAAGCACAAGATGATTATAATCAAAAGTACAAAGAGATTAATGAAAGATATGACAAAATGCCTCAAACTTTGGTAAACAATGGTGATGGTGTTTTTGTTAATCCTACTGAACAAGCTAGAAAAAAAGAACTAGATAAACTTAATGCCGATTATATTAGTAGAGTAAATAATGCTAGAAGCATAGCTAAAAAGGAGGCTAACGATGCTTATGATAAAGCTATGCAAAGAGCTAAAGAAGATGCTATTAAAGTTGGTAATGGTGTATTTGCTATGAATATTGGTATTCTTGCTACTTCTAACTATTTTGCTTTTGGTAAAGCTATGGTCGGAGGTTGGAAACCATTATCTAAAATTGAAGGTGTTTCTTATGTAAATTCTCAAGGTGAAAGGACTTCTGTAAAACAAGCTGCTAAAGGAGCAGCATCAAAAGCTGCTGAGGCAGGCACTGCTGTCGATGCAGAAGAATTTGCTAAACAACTTGCCAAAGGTTCCTATAACGTAGATAAAATGGGGAAAGGTGAGAAGTTTTTAAAATCTACTGTAAAACCATTTTTAAGAGAAGCTAATGAGGAATGGAGTCAGGGTGCTGCTGGTAAAATCAATATTGATTATTATGGTACTGATGTAATGAATTATTACAAAAGTAATATAGATGAAGATGCCGAATTAGAAACTCTTAGCTACATGAACTCCATTATAAATGGTATTGATGCCAATGTCAAAGACTCTAATTCTTGGTTTGAGTTTCTTATAGGTGGTGTTACTGGTCTTACTGGTGTACCTATTATCAGTAAACAGAAAGGTAAATGGGGGTTACGTATGCAAGGTGGTGTACGAGAGGAGTTACAAAATATAAGAGAAAATGAGGAAAGGGCTGAGAAAATAGTAGGAAAGTTAAATGAGTGGATACAAGACCCCAAGAATCTAAATAATTTTAAAGGTATAAACAGAATAAACTTCTTTAGTAATTTACAAAAAGCTGCTTTAGAAGTAGGTGATGAAAAAGCTTTCAAGGATGCTGAATTTGCTTCAATGTTTAGTGGTGTTCAAATGTTCTCAGACGCTGGTAGACTTGATGACTTTTATACTATATTAGATTTCTTAGATAGTGCTGACCAAGCATCCCCTGAAGAATTAGCCGAGATTGTTAAAGATAATACTAGAACTGTTACTATTGAGGAACAAAGGGAAGCTATTAAAGAGGAACTTAATACTATATATAATTTTCTTAATAATAATAAAAAAGCTCTAAGCATAAAACAACAGAATGTGCTTAATAAAAGAGCAGAAAAATTATCTAGAAAATTATTAACTCCTGGAGAGATACAAGAATATAATGAAGGGCAGTTTGCAGGTATAGATATTAATACTGAAGAAGGTCAGCAGAAGGCTGTAGATATTCTACAAAAGAACTCTAAACAGATGAGGGAAGTTGTAGATGCTTATCTAGATTCTAAAAGCTGGGTGGATAATAGCGTAGGTGATAGATTAAGTAATGACCAAGCTAATTATCTTGCTTTCCTTAGAGCACAAGCCCTTAATTGGGAAAAGAGAATAGACCAAATGGGTGACGAAGTACAAAAAGCTTTGAAGCCTATATTAGATAATAATATAGAAGAAGTACAAGAGCTTGAAAGGTATAGGGAGGTTTTAGAGGCTCAGGGTGTTAAAGACCCAGAGTTAGACAAAACTATTGCCCAAATAAAATTCGCTAATGAAGAATTTAAAAGTCTTCTTAGGGGTACTGCATCAAGGGCTAATAGAAAATTATCAGATGAGAAATGGGATGATTTTAGAGACGGTATTGCAAAATATTTAGAACACAATGGTGCTATATTTGATGAGTTTGAATATAAGGATATTCTTAAAAAACTTGAAGATATGAAGGCACTCTCTAAAGCTACTAAACTATTTTCAGATACTGTCAAAGAGTATTCAAAGAATTTAGATAAGCTGGAAGATGATATTGAGCAAACTAAGAAAGATACAGCTACAGAAAAGGAGAATAAGACAGAAGAAGAGAAAGTAAATAAAGCAGCATCTCAATCTGTAAATGAAAAAATCAATGAGGTTATTGATAATTCAGAAAGTTGGGAAGATATAGACACCAGCGCCTTTGATGAATTTGTAGAAATGGGTGATGAAGCTTTTGATGATACTACTGGTAATGTTTCTACAGAAAAACAAGAGGCTATTAAAAGGTCTAGAAAAGCAAAAGAGATTCTTGAAAAAGCTAAAAATTCTAAGAAGAGGTTAGATGATATGCGAGCTAGAGGACAAATAGATGAGCAAACTCACCAAGATGCTTTAGCTTTATTATTAGAAGGTCTTAAAAATTCTGAAGCTATAGAAGATTTAGATGACTTAGATAGAGAGGCTTTTAATAACTTTGAAAATCTTCCTAATAGGGCTTTAGACCCTTCTATGACTGAGGAAGAGATAGAAGCTCTTATGGGTCAAAGATTAGATAAAGCTAAAACTGCTATTAGAGAAGCTCTAGATGAAGAAAAAGCAACTGAAAAGCTTTTAGAAAATGTACCAGGAACTGTAGAAAGAGGCCCTGTAGAAGGTAGGGTTGGTGCTGAGGTCTTAGGAGAAGAAAAACCATCTGCTACAGACCCTGTAGAACAGCCTGCACCTGTTAATGCTATACAGCGTACAGATGCTTATGATGCATTTATTAAAGCTGTTAATAATGATATTAGAGCGGCTAAAGAACAGGGATTAATAACAGAGGCAGAAGAGGTTAGAATTAGAGAAATGCTAAATAATATAGTAGAACTTTTAGCTCAAAAAGTCTCTAATAATAATCTAAAAAAGACTATACAAAGAAAATATGGTGACTTATTTTCTAATAATTATATTAAAGATTTATATATAGTTTTTAGTAAACACATTCCTAAATTCGTAGATGCCAGTTTAACTACTGAAGATATAGCTGATTTAAAATTACCAACAAGCACTAAACCTGAAATAGTTACTGGTGGTGAGCAAGCTACTCAAGAAGAAGTCACTGGTGTTGAATCTATTCCTGAAGAATTATTAGGTGAGGAAATAGATAAAATACATAATGATGATAAGATAACTAACTCTCAAGCACAAGCTGATGAAGATGCTGCTACTGGAGCTTTACCTCTTAAAGCTGCTAATGGTACTTTAAATTATTGGAGACCTGCTACTACTGAATACCCAATACATAGAAAGAGAGGTGGTGATAGAACACCTTATTGGATGACCCTTGATAACTCTAATGAGAAGAAACCTATCTATAAAGCAGTATATGAGTTTTTAGAGAAAGTAGGTGTATTTGATAGAGCTAAAACTGGTTTTTATGATAGAGCTAAAGGACCTAAGGTTACTTTTGCTATAAGTAAAGAGTTATCTAAATCTGCAGGTGTTCCTGTAATTCTTATTGTAAATAGTAGTGGTGAAGTTATCGGTGACCTTCCTATAGAAACAGATAGATACCCAGGATTAGCAGAGTTTACAAGAAAAGCAGTAAAAGAATATAATGAAAAGCAAGAATCTGTAGAAGGCGATTTAGTTCCTGTAGGTGGAGAATCTACCATAGCTAAAATTATGGTAGGTAAACCTGATTTTACAACAAATAAAAGGTCAGTGTCTTTAAATCAGATTATGGATAATACCAATTCTCAGGGTCAATCTACTGAGAATGATTTCATGATTGGTTTCTCAACTTCTAATGGTCAATCTCCTGTTGTTGTTGCTAACTCTAAAAAGTCTAGAGACCCTAAACTGCAGTCTACAATAATGAGAACTTCTGAAAGTAGTACTGCTCCTGCAGGTACTCCCTATCTGTTACTTCCTACTTCTAGTGACTTAAGAGCTTATATGCCTGTACCTTTCTCTATGCCTAGATGGTTAGGTATTTCTGAAGGCTCTCTTATCTATAAAGCAGTAAGAGAAGTTGCCGAATATATGGCTACTTTAAGTCAAAATTCAGATAAAAAGGATATTCATGAAGCTCAAGATAGACTCAGAGCTTTATTAAATCTTAATCATGATAAGGGTATTATAACATTCTCAAAAGATGGTAAACTCTTAGGTATTAGAAATGGTGAAAAAATAGCATGGGCTAGTTTAGAAAGTGCTAGTATTAACACCAGAGCTGATATTATAATGGAGGCTATAAAAAAGCACAACCCTTCTATTAGAGTAGCAAGAGAGCATATTAATAATACTATCACAGTAAATGGTCAAGAGGTCAATTATAATAGAATGATTGGTGAAGTAGCTTTCACTAATATGAGACCTGGAGCTAATCACACAGTAGATGATTGGTTTGTTCTCAATCCTATTATAGATGGTCAAGAGAAGAAAGCCAAAGCCCCCAAGACTATAGGTACTAATCCTAATCAAAGAACCAGCACTGCTACTCATGTTGATGTAGACGCTAATACAAGAGTAAAGATAGAGAATGGTGATTATTATGTCTGGGATGCAGTTGGTAATGATTACTTACTCTTAGACCCTACAAAACCTAATCATGCAATATTAAGGGCTAAGGCTTATGGTATTCAGCATGGTTTAAATGGTCAAAAAGAATATGATACTCCTTGGGGTAGATTTAATACTAAAGAAGAGAAGTTTGTAGCACCTAAAGTAGAAAGTGCTCCTGCTGAAGCTAATACAGAAGGCTTAGGAGCTGCTGTAGATGCTGCTAGACAAGAAGCTGATAAAATACCTTCTGAAGCTTTTGGTACTCCTATTAGCAGTCCTACAGATGCTATTGATACTGAAGGTTTAGACAGTGGCATTGACAAAAGTAATGCAGAGGGTAGAGTAGGTGCTGAGTATCTTAATGGTGGTAAAAAAGTAGTAGAAGCTAAACAAATAGGTAATGAAATTGCTAGAAAAGCTGGATTACTTAAAGAAGGTGAAGTTCCTGGAGGTTTGTTTGTTCTTAATGAGGATTCTTCAAATGATGGCGGAGATTTAAATTATGCATTAGCTAAATCCCTTGTTCTCAGAATAAGACAAACTATACTTAGAGCTAACTCTACTAGAGAGGAATTAGTGAGAGCTATTAACAACAACGGTAATAAGACTAAGGCTAATGTAAATCTTATAGAGTTCATGGCTCAAGTACAGCAAGCTGTTCAAAATGGTACTCTCACTGTGCAAGATGCTACAAATATTGCTATACAATATCTTAAAGTAGACCCTGCTACAAAAAATAAACTCTTTGATGAGTTTAATGTAGAAAAGGAAACTACTACCACCACTACAACATCAACCTCTAATACTACAAGATTACTAGAAGCTGCTATAAAATTAGCTAGGTTAGATGATATTAATATCACTGATGAAGAGCTTCTTAATAATGACTCTATAATACCTGCAGTATTAAAAACTGAATTAGAGAATCTTAAAGAGAGTGATTTAAAAGCTTATAGAGAAACTATTAAAAATATTAGAGAAAATGCTAAAAACCTCCAAAAAACTAAAGCTGTTAATCTGATAAAATCTAATAATGAAGCAATCTTTGAACTTCTCTCTAATTGGAATAAACTCTCAGATGCTACCACTGGTAAAGTAGAGCAGTATTTATATAGCAAGATGCCTGAAGTTCATAAAGCTCTTAAAGTTTTACAGAAACAAACTGATAAAGCTAAATATAAAGAGATGCTTCAAAGGTATATAGATGAGGCTAAAAAGAGACAAGAAAATAAGAAAAACTCTAATAATGTAATACCTTCGGGTTCTGCTATTACTGCGGATAATGCTTCTAAGCTAACTAAAGATTCTGTAGTAACTATTACTATTAAATCTCCTAGAGGTGATAGTGAGTTCTCTGATACTGTTGCTGGTGTTAGTGGTAATTATGTAGCTATTTATACTATAGACGGTGGTGCTATAATTGTGGATGTAAATGCAGGTACAGCTGAAGGATTTTCAGAAGCTCAAGTTTCTCTTAAATATGTTAAAGAAGAACCTAGAGATAGCAATAGTGCAGATGAATTTAATAGCTTTAGTCATACTTTATCAGTCAGAAATACTATATTTAATGACCCTAATTTTGTTAATGTTGTAGATGAATTATCTAAAGGTTTAGAAAACTTAGAAGGTACTGAATTTACAGATGCTTTATATGATAAGCTCGCTGAACATTTTAATATAGATGTAACCAAGATTAAGTATGATGAAGATATTATAGACTCTGTAAACTCTGCATATGCTACTGTAGTAGCCAGCAGAGAGAAAGCTGCTACAGAGTTAAAGACTACTACTCCTGCAGCAGATGAAGCTGCTACAGATGATGATGGTGGTGAAGTTCTTTCTGCTGATGATTTTGATTTCTCTATGGATATTGCAGCTGAAAGAGCTAAGCAGAAAGCAGAGAAAGAGAAAGCGAAAGCAGCAGAAGCTAAGAAAGATGATACTCAAGATGCTTATAATGAAGCACTTAAGAGTCTTAGAGGTAAGATAAATGCTACTAGAAAGTTAACTTTCTATAAAGTTCCTCAAGATATAGTTATTGCTGTTTCTAAACTCAATAATACTATGAAGAATAGATTCTTTGCTACATATGATGCTACTATTAATAGCAGTATGTCTGAGGAGGATATTCAAAAGAAAGCAAGAGAGGCTTATGAAAAATCTTCAAAACTCAGGAGAGAGTCTTCTGATGAAGCCTATGAAGGTACTGATATAGAAGCAGAGGTTGCAAGAGTACAACAAATGCTCCCTCAATTAGCTCATGAAGATGCTCTTAGATTAGTGGAGAGTGTAACACAATTATCAACTCTTGCTAATGGAGATAAAGTATGGGGATTGTTTAAAGATGGTGTTGTGTATCTTGCTAAAAACTCTAGTAGGGGTACTGCTTATCATGAGGCTTTCCACTATGTATCCCAAACCTTATTAAGCGATAGAGAGCTTTCAGACCTTTATGAAGAAGCTGCTAGGGTATTTGGTCAGAAGTCTGAATTAGAGCTTGAGGAAGAGCTTGCAGAGGGCTTTAGAAGGTATATGCAGAACTATGAGCAACTGGAGAATCAAAAAGGTTTTAGAAAACTTTGGGGTAAACTTAAGATGTTTGTTAAAACTTTATTTGGTAAAGAGGCTCAACTTAATAAACTCTACAGAAATATTAGAAAAGGTAAGTTTGCTAATAAGAGTAAAGCTACTAATACTATTAATACTTATCATGGTACAGGAGCTTTTGCTATAGATGAGTTTAGTACAGATTTCTTGTTTACAGGTGAGGGTAATACTGCATATACGTCAGGTTTTTATTTTACTGGTAGTAAAGTGGAAGCGCAGATGTACAGGATTAGAGCATTGGCTACTAGATTAAGAGAGTATTTACCAAAAGCTTTCACTCTTTTTGAAAGTTCTGGCTCTAATTTATCTGTAGCTGATATGGTAGATGCTTTAAATACATTCTCAGCTACTATCAAATTAGGGCAGAATCTTGGAGAAAAGAATACAAGACTTTTTGAACGTTTGACTAAATTTTTCCAGCAGGATACTCAAAGTTTTAAAGAATTTGTTGATTTAGTTGAAAGGTTATCTTCGAGAATTGATAGTTTAGAAAGTTTACAATATAAGTTAGCTAGTATTCAGAAAACAAAGGGTATTTTAGGTACTATCAGAAGACTTATAACTAATGCAGATAAACTTAAAGCAGAGATAAAAGCTATTAAAAGTTCTTTTAGTGAAGGTGTATATAGCAAAGGTAAAATTGTAGAAAATAAAGAAACAATACAGTTAAATAACTTAGCTAGACAACTTTCTGAAAAATATAATAAATTTGTAGAAGCTAATAAAGAAACTGAGGCGTTCTTTACTAATATTGATGAAGCTGTAACAGTTGCAGAAAGTTTATTAAAATCTTTGCATGGTGGTAATACTTACAGTATTAGTATAAATGCTAATGGTAAATTTTTACAATTAGATACTGCCCCTGATGCAGAAACTTTGTCAATTTTAGATAGTATAAAATATTCTTTACTACCTAAAATAAAGAATAGTGAGCAATATCAAAGAGTTATAGCTCATATGACACTTTCTGGTAATGAGCCAAGAGTTAATGGTAAATCTCTGTTAGGTACTAAGGGTGAAAATATGACACCGAAAGAGCTTCAAGATATTTTTGATAATCTTTATAATACTGCAGAAACTACCATGGACAAGATTAGAATACTTGAGGGTTTACAATCTATAGAATATTTAGATAAAGGCTCTGCAGGTTCTAATGTTGGAAAAGCTCAAGCAGATGTTACTAAATTATTAGTAGCTAAAGGCGGTTATGTAGGGGCTATGCACCATTCTGGTTTTAGTAATGCCGACCATCATATTATATATGATTCTAAAGCTATAACTATAAATAGAAATCAACAGAGTAGAGAACAAACTCTTAGAAGGTCCATGAGTGAAGAAGAAGCATTAGAACAAGAGATTAAAGATATAGAGAATGAAATATCTTCTACAAGAGATAAAATAAAAGAAAGCAACAATAGATTGAGAGCTGCTTATGAGAAACTCAAAAGAGACCCTAAAGCCAAACTTAGAAAAGGCTATGTTATTTATAGAGATGGATTCTTAACACCTGATGCTGCTGAAAATGCTATACCTGAGGAATATAAAGATATAACTCAAGTAGATGAGTGTAGAGGTAGGTATGAGATATGGACATCTGTAAATAAATTAGGTATTGCTATGAATAAGGAAAGTACAAAACTCTTACAAAGAAGAGTACAACTTCAGAATATGCTTGATGCAAAGAAAGCAGAAATAGCTGAGAGAAGTGCTTTCAAAGAAAAATTAGAAAGTTACAATCATGCTAAACTCAATGCTCAAGCTAGAGAATCTATGGATTATCTTAAGGAAAGAGGTATGACTATAGAAGATTTTGAAAAGATGACTCTATTAGAGAAAGAAACTTTCCTTAAGTGTAGAATGTAAAAAAAATAAGGGAGACACCGTTTGGTGCCTCCCTTTTTATTGAACCTATTTAATTATCTAGACCTAGTATAGTAATCTGACATTTCATCAAGTCTATTATAGAATTTATCCCATTGTCTGTAGTAAGATAAATAGGGAATAGGTAACAGATACGCTGCTTTTCCTACTTGAGTCATACCTTTATATCTACCTTGTTCTATTTCATCCATCCAGCTAACAGGATTAACTAATGAACCTACAAATATACCAACTTGTTTTACAACAGATAAAGTTGCTGCAGGGGCTGTTATAGTGTTGTACCACTCTTGGAACATTATAGGAGATAAAGCAAACATACCTAATTCTCTGTTTAATCTTTTAACTAGATATTCTGTCAATTGGAAAATATAATTATCATCATCATCAGGCCATTCTAAGAAATTAGCTAATGCTGCCATAACTGCCCATTGTAAAATATCCATAACTGCTCTTCTTAAATTCCTCTTTTGATGTTCAGTAGCATTTAACATGAAAGAGTTATTTTTCCAACTTTTCTCTTTTGCTACTGCTGATGCAAATTTAAACAGTGAACGATAGAAACCCTCGTACTCTCTACCAGTTATAAGAGATTTTCTAGATTCTCCAAATCTCTTATTCCACAGAGGTCTCATGTATTTTCTATACTGCATTACCAATCTACCACCTATAACTCTATTAGCAGCATTGGCATCTTCTTCATTATAGATACCAAAAAGTTCTTGGTTTATTTCTAGAACTTCTCTACCAAATCTCTTAAGACTAGCAGTTTCACCTGTTTTTACAAAAGTAGTACCTTGAGGTAGTCTACATTCTTTAATTCTAGAATCATTAATACCACTAGGAGATTCATACTCTAGAGCATCCCACAATGACATTACCCCTTTACCAGGAACATTAACCTTAGTTCTCATAGCCATTGCTATAGCTGTTCTGTTATATAACCAATGGTCACCAGCCTCTTGACCTATAAACGCAAGCTCTTTGCCCAATACTCTTTGTACAAACTTGCGCATATCTTGGTGCTTCATATCCTTGAAGTAGTCACCTTTAAAGTCAATAGCTTGGTCAAATAACCACAGTTTGTTAGTTTTGACTCTGCTACCTAACTCTGAAAGATAGCCTGTAATCATTCTACCATATGCAGCATCAGCTTTAGCTAACTCTTTAGCATTGAAAAACTCTCCTGCAGCAGCTTCTATATTCTGCATAGCCACACCTTGAGTTACATTGGCTAAGTTAGCAAGAGCATTGAACCCTAATTGAGCTAATGAAGAATATTTAAGAAGTAATGAAACTGCTTTATTCTTATTAATCTTCTGACCAAATACATCAAATGTACCATAATCTTTTAATAATCTATTATACACTTGTGAAGCCATAAAGTCATCAAGTTTGGCTTGCATATTTGTCTTTCCATCTTGTAAGATTTTTGCAGTCACTGTATCAAAACCATTACTTAATTTCTCCACCATAGGTTGATTACCTACAGTTTTCTGTACTTCTCTTTTATTTACTATACTTCTACCAACTTCTAAGGCATCTACTACTTCATTCATAGCTTCATATTTGCAAGCCATAGCTACATAAGCCATAAGAGAGCCTATTACATCTCTATTAAGGTCATTAGGATTTTCTAACCTATTAGTATAAAGAGCAGGTAATTCCATATATTCCTTACCTGAGAAATCTTTTAAACCTCTTCTATTGTTTTCACCAAAAGTAAGGTTATCATCGTTTCTATCTAATAATTCTTCAGCAACCGCTTCCTTAATATTTTCCCAAATTCTACTAGGATGTGCTAATGAATCTAATACTCTACTATTACCCATTCTACGCATTTGTACAGCTTTAAGCTTATCTACTTTAGCTGCAGGTAATAATTTATCAGCAATTTCTTTGATAGCTAATAATCTATCAAGAATCTCTCTTTGGTCTTTAGACAGTGCCTTATAAGCAGCATTTTCATACTTACGTTCATTAATACGCCATCTACCAAATGACTTTTTAGAATGTTCTAAATGCCAGGCTTCTCTTTCTCTCTTTTTAGCTTCTAATTCTTCGCCTTTAGGATTTCTGCCATATTTAGCCTCTAGAGCAGCTTCCATCTCTAATCTCTCTTTATGGTATTGATTTCTATTAATCTCACTAATATAATCACCACTAAGGCTACCATCAGAGAGTTTCTCAAACATCCAATCAAAATCTGTGATACCTTTATCTTTAGCATCGAGCATTATCTTCTGTAATCTTCTAATAAGACCTTGTGCTTTATCCTTAGCTTCCTCATTTTGCCTTTTGACTATTTCATCAAAAGCATTAAGAATAGGGTCTCTAGACTGTCCCATAGAGTCCAACCATCTATCAAAGAATGATATATCATTAGAAGCTCTTTTTAATAAATCGGTAACCAATACTCCAGTACCAGCATTTTTACCAATTTCTGTAGTAACCTCTGTACCTAATACAGGTTCTAAGAAACTAGCAAAAGAGCTTAAAGACTTTGCTTCAAATTCTGAAGCAATTCTTTGTGAAATATCATTAAGAGCTGAGAGTACCTCATACATATTTATATATTCATAAGTACCATCATCCTGAAGAATTGGAATAGGTTCAGCAAACATAGACACATCTTCAGGGTCTAATGGAGTATAAACAGGATTACCCTCATCATCTATTTCTACTTCAAATTGCTCTTGTCTTAATGTTTTTTCCTCATTTATTGTATCATTAAGCCCTTTTATAAATTTACCGTATTTACCAATAGTAGCCTCTACCTGTCTTAAATCTCTAAATGTATCTTGTGTTGATATTCCTCTATCAATAGAATTTAATAAACCCTGAGCCTTTGTAAAAGCCTTAAGAGCCTCCATACTATATTCAGTAAATCCTACAGCTTGTGCTGCAATATCTGTAGAATTATTTAAAGCTACATTAATTTTATGCAATGTATCACTAGTACCTCTAGTACCTGATAATTGAGCCTGTTTTACCTCTTGAACTTTCATATGTTTTAGTAGTTCCATATTCCTGTCCAATCTATCAGCTAAAGAATTAAGCTGCACCATTCTGGTTTCTATTTTAGCAGGGTCAACTTTTAGAGTACCTTCAAGCATTTTTTGTACTAAACTACTGAGCACAGATTCAGACTCTACTATAGCATGGGCTACATCTGATTCATCCATACCCTTATATTTAGAGTGTACAAAATCTCTAAAGCGGTTAATTAAAGCTGACTTACTCCCAACTTTTTGAGCAAAGTGCTCTCTCAATAATTGACCTACAGCTTCTTCAGCCACAAGAGCCATATCTCCATCTTGGAAATTTACAGTATCTGCATATTCATCACCAAGAATAACTCTAAGGGCTTCCTCATCCTTTGCAAGAGCATTAATCAACCTCTCTAATAGAGGAGTATCTTTAAAGGCAGCTACAAGTAAGTGTGAATATTCTTCACTAAGAGCTTCAAAACCTTGTCTATTATTAGCTACTCTAATCATAGATATAGTATCTTGAGCCATTCTATTAGCAGCTGCAAAGTTAATTACGCCCGTTCTACCAGCCTTTATTTCTGCTTCTGATAACATTCCCACTGTAATACCTACAGGCTCTAGAATGGTCTCTAATTGCCTATTAAGGCTATGTGCAGCATATTGGTCTTTAAACTCTTCTAAAGCAGTTTCAGTTCTAGGTAAGATAGTAACTCTAAGTTTACCATCTTTATTTTTTACTACTGCTGTGAAATTATTCTTATGCTCACTTGTAGTATTAAACAATTTAGCCTGTTCTAATGCTGATTTATAATTACTCATAGTATCTTCTACAGCTGAGTATTCTCGTTGTAGCATTTTAGCAGTGTTATCTATACCTAGAAATCCTTGTATATATTTATTACCCATTACAGAAGCAAGGGTAGGGATACCCTCACTATCTAAAGTGAGAGTATCCGCAAAATCCTGCTTAAATTTAGGGTTATTAATAATACCAATTACATCCCAGGCTTTATTATATCCAAGCTCTTTTTTTAGAGCATAGAATAAATCTGCGCCCTTTTTAGGGGCATAAGTACATGATGCCATATATTAAATTTTTTATTAACATTTTTTTTCTCCAGCAGCTTCCAAGCCTTTTTGAGGGTCATAATTTTCAGAGGCTGTGTCATCATCATCTTCTTCTACTGCTGAATAATCTCCGAAATCAGTATCTTCCAGTCTTTGTCTTCTAGAGTCTTTATCTTCTTTTTCAAAATCTTCCACAGGAGCTTCCGACTCTTCAGATTCTTCTCTTGCTGCTCTTCTTAATTCCCTAACCTCATCTAAATCAAAATCTTCTAGACCTGCATTAAGTTCCTCATCTGCATAATCGTCTACTAACTTTCTATGGTCAGAATTAGCATCATAGACAAAAGAGCTTGACTCAACTGAACCTATTTTATCATAGGCAGCATATTTAACTTTTATCTTGTTACCTGCACCATCTGTTTCTTCTAACTCTAACATATCAGAAAATAGATATACATCTGAAGTATTATCTGTAACACAAATATACTGGTGTACTATACTATTAGCATCGTATTTATTAAATACTTTACCTAATGGTACTTTAACCATACCTTCAATAGCCTCACCTTTTGAATCTAAAACACCTGATACAAATTTACTATTAATACCACCTTGGAAAGTAGGTAATATATCAGGAGCATTTTGAACCATAAATTGGTAATAGTAATTAGAAGCTTCCGTCATATCATAATTTCTATCCATTAATCTTAAATCATTTACTATGTCACTAAATTGATTATAGAAGAAAGGACTGAAGAAATTACCAAAGGATTTAGCACCAAAACCAAGACCATACTTATAGTAAGCATATGCAAATAAGTCAGTAGCTACTTGAACAGCTAATGCATCACTAATTCCGGATGTTTTCTCATTAGAATTAAATAAAGCATCAAAAGCGTTCATAAGCATCATTCTGCTGGTTTTAGTTTTTTTAGATGCATTTCTCATCTCAATAGTAGCTCCCATAGGAATACCAGTATCTTCATCAATGTTTTCATTTACCCATAGAGCTTTTATAGCTTCATTATTATTAAGCTCCGGGTGCTCTTGTCTTAGTTTTTTAAATTCATGAGGGTACTCATTTAGATAATATGCTCTTTTTTCTTTGTAAGTTTGTCCTGATTCAGGGTCATCACCAAAAAATTTAGTTTTACTTAGATAATATATAGTAGATTGTTTTAAGAATCTATCTAAAACTTTTTCACCTACTTTATAATTTTTAGCATTTTTAAATAACAAGTCTATAGCATATGTAGCACCTCCTGATATTGGAGCATAATATCTAGCAATATTAGCAAGACCAAAATCTATACCTAAAGAATAAAAAGCTTGCAACATAGGCATACTTGAGTTTCTAAATTTGTTTCTCAACTCTTCTTTACTGCTTAATGCCCTTCCTACATTATTTTCAGGCAGTAAATTAATAAAACCGACAACAGGCGTAGGGTCTAAAAGTTTTTTATTTTTACGTACAGCTTCTTTTTCAAAGTTATCCAGTAATTGAAAAGCTGTTACTCTTTTTTGCTGAATTATAGCTTTTGCTACAGTATTCTGTATAGCACCATTAGGAGAGTCTGCTCTTTGCACTTTAGACATATCTTTAACAGTTTGAGCTACTTTACTTATTTGTAAGAAGAGTTTATAGCCATTATACAAATGTCCTAATTCTTCCAGCCCTTCATCTGATAACTCTTCCGGTGAATAATTTAAATTGCCCCTATTAAAACTAATTATAGAAGTCTGCATATCCTCTGTATTGTAGTATGTACTTTTACCAGTAGCAGTCATATACGTTTCCCCTGCCACCATTTCCTGTGCATACAGGGAATTAACAAATTTTGCACCATTTATAAGATGTATTTGCACATAAGGATTAGCAAATATAGTACCAATTTCATCAATAGTCATACCCATTCTAAGCATAGTAGAAGTAATAGGAGCTGTCTCAGTATCTTGTAATAAGTCTGCTAATACAGGGTCTTTAGCATTATCCACAGAGGCTGCTGAAAACTCTGCACAGTTTTTAGAGATACGCATTATAGTACCATCAGGCATAGTTATATATGGCTTTGTGATACTATCTATATCTCTACCATTTATAGTGAAGCAATACTGTTCTCTTAATTCAGCATATTTACCTTGAGTTTTTGCTTGTATTGTAGTATTATTAGCATACATACCTATGAGTTTACCACCAGTCATATTTTGAGCATGGAAGTACATAAATGTACTAGGACTAAGTAAGCTTCTTTTAGGTGTGTATTTTTCCAAAAAGTCATCAACAGTTTTTAAATCTGCTTTATGTAACCATTTTACCATCTCTCTTTCGGTAGGTGCTACATCATTTACTGTCAGCATTTCTTTAAGAGATTCTATCAACTTCTTACTATTTAAAATTCTTGATGTTCTTGCAGCCTTTTTAACAGTATCAAAGTTACCAGGAGAATTAAAATGCTCAGATATTTTAGGGTCTTTTAGGATGGCTCTTGAAATATCTAACAACATATTATTACGTTGTTGTTTATTCATCTTTTCAGCTTCCGTAGTCTTAGCCTTTATCTTCTTTAATCTGGGAGCAGGGTCTCCATATTCATTCTTATATTCATATTCTTTTTCATGCTCCTTAAACCACTTTTTAAAATCAGGGTCTTTATAATCTATAGCATCTAATTCTTCTTCAGAAAGAGACATTAGATTATCTAAATTTTTCTCTACTTTTTCAGCAACTTCAGCATTTTCTGTAATTATAGAAGCAGCTGCTTTGTTAAATTTATCAGCTCCTAATAACTTTTTATAGTCCTTAAGAGCTTTACCTTTATTATATGAGAAAGATTTAAACTCAGGGAACATCATAAAAAGTTTGTCAACATCGAAGTCCGAACCTGCGATTTTAGTAATATCAGCAGGTAACATGATAGCAGAACCTTGAGATTGAGGTAAGAAACCTTTAATTTTCAAAGGCACCATTGAATACTTACCTTCAGTAGGAATACGATAACCTATTAACTCCAGTAGGTCAGGTGCCATTTTCTCAAGTTTCTCTATATCGAGGGTTTCTATAATATTACCTCTAGGGTCTGTCTTTTTAGTTAAAAATGCACCAAATTTCTTTTTAGAATACCAAGGCATATAGCACTCTACTTCTACAAGAGCACCAGTTTCTTCATCTCTTATTACCTCAAGCTCATTTGTAAAACCAAAGTCAGAAACAAGGATAGCATTACCGCCCTTAATACTTTGTTTAGCAATTGCATTTTTAAACATAGCATTTAGAATCTCCTCCATCTTTGTAGCCATACCTGGAGTATGCATAGGAAGATTAAAGGATTTTCTACCTTCTGAATCAGTTACAATTTCCATAGCCTCTAAGAACTCTCTACCATATTTAGGATTACCTTTTACAGTTTTTAATATAGCTTCTTGTAAATCCTCTATAGTAGCAAATCTATCAGTTACCTCTTGATAGGCATCTAATAAATTTTCAATAATAGCATTTTGGAAAGTTTTTAATACAGCATCTTTACCTTCAATCTTTATACCATTAACTTCTATAGAAATATTATCAGGTAAGTCAGCAGTAATAAGATTTCTAAACTGAGAGCCAAAAACAGCAGTAGTATCAAATAAATGCTCAGGTGTAGGTTGCTGTACTACAAAGTTATCATAAGGAATAGCATGAACAACCTCCATATTTAAACCATAGCCAGGAGCATTTGGGTCAGTTTGCATATTAGGACCTTGTTTAGCAGCTGCATTAAGCATCTGATAAACTTCTACTTGTGAAGGCTCAAAGTACTTTATAAAGTCATTATAAACTTCCTGTGTAATTTCTCCTTTAACAAGTTTAGCATCCATCATAGCCTTGATACCATTCTTTCCTCCGAAAGTAGTAGCACCGTTAATACTGAATGAGTATTTTTCCTTACCACTCTTAAACTCTATAACACCATCTTTAAGAGCTTTTTTAAGCTTTTGAGGGGAGTGTGATATATCTATAATACCTTGACCACCTGCTTTAACAGCAGATTCAAATTGTACAACATCAATACCATTCTCATGCATAAACTGGTCTATAGCTCTCATCTTAGGCGATGTGCTATAGGAGTTACCAATCATATTAAACAATGAGAGAATAAGAAACTCAGAGTTTTTATTCTGATGAGCAACTTTCAGCATACCACCTAAACCATCAGGCTTACCTATTTGAGCAAATACAAACGGTTTAATAGTTTGCCATACTATATCAAAATCTTCTTTAGTATATGTACCCTCTCTCAGTCTTTCAAATGCTGGACTCATGGTTTCCTCATCCCATTTACCCATCATATCTAATAGAGACCTCATAGATTCCAGGTTTCTATAAGCCTGAGCATCTGTAGCATTTATACTGAGCATTGCTTCAATAATATCATCAGCTTGCTCTCTAGTCATTCTTCTTTCTTTAACAGCAGTATCCAAATTTTTTCTAAGGTTACCCATAGTAGCAGTAGTTTGGATAGCATCTGCAAGATACACTGTTAATTCATGAGTTTTACCATATCTAGATTGAGTATTTAACTTAGTACCAGCAGCAAAGATTTGCTTAAAGCGCTTTTGGAAGTCTACACCATTATCATTCTTAAAGAACGCAGGGTCAGTAACAGTAATCTCAATAATCTGAGAGGTTGCATAGCAGCTATTCCAGAAATATTCTTCTATAAGTTCATCAACAGCAGCACTTATACGTTTTCTTGTTTCTTCTTCAGCTTCTTCTTTTGCAGCTTCTTCTGCTTGTTCTATCTCCTTCTTTGATAATCCTTCCTTGTTTACCGCTTTAGGTTCTACTTTAGGTAATAGATTTCTAGATTCTAATTCTTTTACAGCTATATAATAAAGGCTATTCTCTAGAGCTTTACCATCCTCTTTTATAATAATATTACCATTGACATCAGTTACAGCATGAATGTCTTGAGTTGTGTAAAATTCTTTAAAATCTTCCTCCATTATCTCCATAATGGCTTCATTTATAATAGCATCTACTTTTGCATTATCATTTGCATCTTTAGCTGCTCTTATAGCATCCAGGAAGCTAACCTCTCCTACTTTATAGTCATTGAGTTTAGGTAAAAAGAAAAATTTATCACCATTCTTGTCAAAATTCTGAATAGCCATCACCTTACCCTCTTCTATAAGGGCTTTTCTCTTTTCTACCTGCAATATTCTACCTAACTCTTGCCTTACTAGAGTATTGAATTTGGGTAATAACTTCTCTTTGAAGGTGCCTTTACTATCTGATGTATATTTCACCATCCTAATAAAATTAACTGTAGTAGAGTCAGAATATATAGGAGTATTGTACCACGCAAATTTATCACCAGCTGCTAAATATTGCTGGAAGAACATACTTTTGATTTCTGGTGCTGTCCAATCATCATACTCTTTACCATTAATATTATCTAAAGACATTATGCTCAAATTAGCCATAACCTCTCTAATATTAACAGTCTTATCTTCGCCTGAGAATATTTCTAACCAACCTGATTTCCACTTCTTATTCTCTTTATCGTAGAAGAAATCATATTTCATAAATTCTTCTGCTAATGTAGATAATCTTACTTCATCACTCTTTAGTCTTTTAAAGATAGTTTCTAAATAATTAGGGGCAGAATATGTTGGTAAACTTTTATCACCTTCTCTAGTAGATAATGCAGGTACATTATCTTCCACATAACCTAATTTATCAGTAAAATTTTTAAATAGCTTTAGAGCAGTAGTCGGGAAATGCTTTCCTTTTTTCCATTCTTTAGCTTCTTTTATTAAATCCTTAAATGCTTCCATAACCTCAGGAAAAAGAACTTTATCCTGTATAATAGCATATGCATAAGCATTGTCTATTTCTACTCCTATAGAAGCCATAAGATTTTTAAAAGTATCTAAAAGTTCTAGTAAATCTTCTGTATCTTCTGTAGATGAGGCATCATTTTCTAATGCCGCAGCTATTTTAAGAATTTCATCTATATTCTCTGTGTTTATTTCTCCTGTTGTATTATATAAACTCAGAGTTGTTAAAACATTACCAGAGTCAAAGTTTTGAAGAATAGTATCAATTACAGAATCCTGAGTTACAGAATTATTAATGGACATTGTTTGCCATATATAATCAAAACCCCCATCTTTTCTAGCTACCTTTACAACTTTATGTTTCCAAAAGTCCGTTCTCTCTTTTCTAAGGTCATTATAGAAAGTAGATGCCAGAGTTTCATCAGCCTTAAGTTTATCAATAACCTGAGATACCCAAGGATATTTAGAGGATAATTTTTCTAAAGCTGGGAATGACACCTCCCCAGTTTCTTTATCCCTAATCATATATTCTGAAGGAGTGATAATACCAGATAACTCATGTAGGAGAACACCATGTATGTAAGTGTTGTCATAGTATCTTACTTCTCCTAAGTCATCATAGACTTCTGTAGTTTTTACATTACCATCTTCATCTACTCCATCAAATATAACTCTCTTAATGTCTGTAAGAGCTGCTTTAGTCTTAGCACTGATAGAGTCATAAGGGTCTACAAACTTAGCTTTATAAGACCAACCATCATTACCAGTAGCTCTATTACCGCTTTCATCATCTGAGTTATCATCTTCCTCTAATTGTTTTTCTGCAGTAGCCTCTTCTATAGCAGCAGCAATTGCATTTACTTTCTCATTACCAGTATGCTCAACAACATCTTGTGTAGTAATTCTGAGGTTCTCAAGTTTCTCAATAATAACACAAGCATTGTCAAAGAGAGCTTCAAAGTTATCTACTATATCTTGATATTTTTGAACTAACTCTGCATTATTATCTTCTTTAGCCATTTCCAGCATATCCTTATAATCCTGCATGAGTTCCTTATATATAGCATTAAAGGTTAATTTCTCAATAGCTATTCTTCTACCTTGAACAGGGTCTTTAAGCATTTTAAGTGTAGCATTTGCTTGCAAAGCTTCATTTATATCTCCACTTTGTACCTTCTCCTCTGTTTCTGCTATAAGTTCTTCTACTTTATCAGAAACCTTCTGACTAAAATCTCTAGCAATTTTTTCATATCTAGCAGTTAATTGCTGAGGGGTAAAAGCAGCTGCTAATCTGCTGTATTTAGTTTGTTTTCTTTCTGTAATATCCTTAACATGAGAAGCTCCTCTAATAGGACTCTTGGTGCCAGTAGCTACCATCCCTGTAGAGCTTAATTTATTTAAAGCTTCTATATGCTGCTGGCTTTGTGTTTTATATAATTGTTTAAGCTCTTCTCTAATTTTTGTAATATCTTCAGCAAAAGGCACTGCCCAATTTTGTCCTAAATCATGAGTAAGTTTAGCATTACCAGTGTTGACCAATCTTTGTGCGGCTGTAGGATTTTGCAAAAAAGATTCTCGCATTAGATTAAAGTGATTCTCTCTAGCCTTGCCTTTATTCCATACTTGAGCAAAATAATCTGTTATAGCGATATTAACATCTCTATTCTCACTAGTAATTCTTTCATTACCATATTCTCTTGCTTTATAGCCATTTTTAGCATCACGGATTTTAACCATCTTTGCTCTAACTTCTTCAATAGCTTTAGCACAAGCTTTCTTTATGTCCTCATTTTGAGTGCTAGACATTAGATTCTCCAATGTAGAAAGCAGTCCCTCCATTTTTGCAAAGTGGAAAGCTTTTTCTACATTATCAAATTTCATCTCTTGCCCTCTAAAAGCATGAACAAAAGGCCTAGGGGCCATATTACTTAAATCTTGTGCGTTTCCTTGGTTAGACCATATATCTATAGTTTCATTACTATTGTCAGATACATCTTGGTTTTGACCTTTACCATTAACTATATCTAATAAAGATTCTCTTTCTTGTACTTGCTTAGTTCTATTATCTTTAGCTATTATGCCTATTTTTCTAACCTCTTCATTATATTTATTTAATCTAGTAATAGCTCTATTATGTATAGCTTTTAATTCAGAGTTTGGATTTTTAGCATCTCTAAATAAAATACCTTTATCCAAACCTCTTTGCACTATTTCTTTATTAAGAAATAAAGTATAGGCATAAGCACTTTCCTCATCTACAATAGCTATTTTATCTGATGTACTAAATAAACCAAAGGAATCTATCCAGTCATCTATATTCTGCCCAGGCTTAAATTTAGCAAGAGACATTGTAACAAGACCATTTTCTCCTACTTGAATATCTACAGAGCCTCCCCTACTATCTTCTGAAGTATTCTCTTCATAGAAAGGTAAAGCATATGCAAGAGCTTCTCTTTCTTTAGCAGAGTCTTTCATATAATCACTCAATTGTGTTAATGAAGGTAGTACACCAGGCTGACTATTCTTAGTTTGCCAAGCTGCTATTGTATTAGCAGCTATTACAGGTTGTGTAATACCTACTGATTTACCCAACTGGATAATATCAGGAGTTGGGAATAAACAATATATTTTAGACATATTTAGTAAATAATTAAATAAATTCTTTTACAAAGATAAGTAAAATAATATTGATAACCAACTATATAAATGTATTCCTGTAAAAAAATAAGGGGAACCCTAAGCTTTCGCCTAAGATTCCCCTTAAAAGTTACTCCTCTAGAAATTCTAGAATAGCCTCCTCATCTAGAAGAGACTCTATGTTATGCCCACAATTAGGGCAGCGTTTGTGTTCATATGGGTCTAAATCCATAGTAATATCACAAAAAGGACAAGTTATTGTTACAGTCATCTTGATGTTGCTAAATATGATTCAGGATATTGGTCTAATGCTACTATTAATTTACTCAGCCAGGGAAGAAAGTCTTTGAATGTACCCCAACCATTATCACTATCAAACTTTTTATAGTATTCAGGATAGGTTATCATTTCTATGATAGCTTTCCTAATATAGGGATATAGGTCTTTAGCTTGTAGTACATCAGTTTCTTCCATGCGCCAAAGAACTTGGTAAATATCAAGTTCTGTAGCCATTTTACCCAGATTATGGGTTATGTTTGCCTCATAAAGGACATCATCAGGTGAAAGAAGTTCTGCAGAATCTGCTTCTACTTTCCTTTTTAAAAGATAAATATCTAAACTCATTGATATAAATGTTTAATTCCGTTTAATATTGCTACCATATTAGGATGTGCAGTAGGTGCTGTGCGCATACTAACAATAGTTTTCCAATCATCTTCAAAAGCTGTATAATAAGCCTCTGTCATAGTATCAAGCAAAAGAACTTCTCTTGCTTCTTCAGGAGTAGCACCTAATTCTCTCATATTTAAATAAGCAGTCTCAGATGCCTTACAAGAATACATAAACCAATCTTCTTTAGACCATTTATCTGTACAATTTTGGTTTAAATTATTCTCATTCCACCATACAGGCTTACAAAATGATAACTCTTTATCAAATTTATCTTGTGAGAAATCGCAATAGCGAGTACTCATTTCTGAGATAGAAGAGCATCTGTGCCTATTAAGCTCTCTAGTGATAGATATTTGGGCTATAATCTTATAAGTTTGCCTACGTACATGATATTCTGTAGGCTCGCACATATATTTAAGGTCATCATACCAACCATGTTCTACTATGACTCTATAGTTAGTAGTTATATAATAAGTACGTTCATAATATTTAGATATATTAGAGAAATCCCCAATTTCTACTACTCTGCTATAGGGGTTGTTCATGTAGGCTTGTACAATCTGATTATAGCTATGCATCTTAAGGTATATAGTACCATGCTCTGCCACAGACCTATGCTTGTAGACATTGACTATCTTATTTACAAACTCCTCAGCTGTAGTAGAGTTGCCATTTTCATCATACTTAGTAAGACCTTCTGATTTATAGCAAACTCTAGCAGCTCTCTCTATTTGTTCATACATACCCTGTAAACCAGATTTTTGGAGTACAGCTCTAATTTCCGGATTTACTATCTTCATTTTGCTTTATAAGTGATTGATTGTACAGGTTCCATTTCAAATGCTTTTACATAGTCTAAGCCATCATAATCCATAGTTTCTGAATAAATATCAGAAATTCCTCGTAAGCCTATATAAATGTCATCTATTGCATATACTGTTGTAGAAAGTTCATACCACCTATGTTTATCTACATCTAAATTTATTGCTACACGTTTGCCAAGATATTCATTTTCCAGATAATTACTAGCGTCATAAATATCTACAAATTTCTCAGAGTTAATATCTCTAATAATATCTTCTATATTCATCTCTTTATTTTATGAAAATTCATAATGATAGGTCACTACCTGTTTCTCGAACTCTATTTTAGAAACCCAACCACAATTCTTAGGAAGCAGTTCTTCCGCTAATTTAGCAGCCTCCTGTATATTATTGGTTGTTATATGCTTTATAACCTTATCTGCAATCTGACCATCCTTACTGGAGTAGCAGACTTTATACAAATCTTTATGTTCTTTTCTATTCTTCATTTTAATTTAGATGCTTTATTCTGTTCTTTGACAATAGTATCTTTAATTTTTCTAAGCTTTTCTAAAGTCTTTGTATTAATTAATCCTGCACTTTCATTTCTATAGCAGGTGTAAATACTTATAGCTTCATTAATAGCTTTCTGTACTTCAAACAGATATTGTGCTTTATTACTCATGCTAATCCTTTTAAATGTTCAACAGTGCAAGTACCAACCACACGAGCATCTACATCACCTACTTCATCAAGAATGATAATAGTGGGCACTGACATAATTCTATAAGCTAATACCAGCTCATGAGAATCCTCTTCTTCTATATCTATATGAGTAATCTCAAAGAGGTCTTTCACTTGTTCTAACACACTGTCCATAGCCTTGCAGGGATTGCACCATGAGGCTTCAAATTTAAGTAGTTTCTTCATTTTTATCGGTGAATAGTTAATTAAGATTGATTATTTTCCAAGAGAGTCTGAACCCTCATGCATATGGCTTCTAGTAGTTTTAACTTCAAAACCACAATGTTCACACTTTACAGTAGTGATAGTATTACCATACTCCATTGTAGTAACAGGCTCATATCTATAGAGCCTGTCACAATTACTGCATATAGCATATCTAGCCATTTGTTATCCTTTCTATTTCTTGATTAGCGTAAAATATAACCTTTTTCAAGTCTTCAATTTCTTTCTCTTTATCATCATAGCCTTCTTCCTTTTTATAGCCTGCTCTAACAGTATATTTAAGAATGTTACCACGATTAAAGTTGAACAATTCTATAATATGAATAGGATTAATATCTACTTTAAACCTTTTCTTCAAAGCATCTGCTAACCAAGTATAGTGACTGGGCTTATTAACCTTATCCTCTACTTGAGTAGTAGTTTTTATTTTTTCTTTGTCAACAACCATAGGTGCATACTCATATAAAGCATCTGCCCAGTCACCTGTAAGTAATAACCTTCGACATTCTCCATCATCTTTTGCAATTTTGGCAGTTGTGTGGTTAATAACAGTACCTTCAGGATAAACAGTTACAATATCCGAAGGCTTCATAAATACTTGATTATTAACATACATAACCTTAGTGGCTCTGTATGTTCTAATATTATTATTTGTTATCATAATTTTATTTTGGGTTGTTTAATTTTAATTTTATGTTTTGTTATATAAGAGTCACATCTTAGTAAGTAATCATAATAATCTTTACTAATAGTAACTGTATCTATAGTCAGTGAATCACTAACTTTTAATGGTTTTACGAAACTCATACAAAGTTATATAAAATAATTTAATAGATGAATAATTTAAGAATTTTTAATGAATCCAATGGTCTCCTACTTCTCCTACTGCTGGTATTGGAAGAGCTTTACAATATTTAGCCGCAGAATCAAGCATCATCTTTTCCAGCATTGGGTGTACCCAAGACATCATATCTTTAGGACATTCTATTACTGCTTCATCATGAACTAAATCACAGAGTTTAATCACACCAAAATAATTATTCTCTACAATATAGTTAAATAGCTGAATCATAGCATCTTTCAAAATTATAATGCCTGAGCCTTGCGTTGGGGCATTGAGTGCCATTCTATCCCATTTACTAGCAGCAGCAAAATGATACCTAACTAGAGATAATTCTTTAGGGGGAGATTCAAGAGGAGAATGAGGTTTAGAGCTCCATTCTTGTTTAATGGTTCTATATTTATCCCAAAACTCGGTAGTAAAACTCTTCTGCCTTTTTAACCATTCATTGTGGTCCCACCACCACATCTTATGTCCTGTATATTTGCAAATAAGAACATAACCATTTTTACGCACATTCTTAGAACCTTCTTTTGCGAAAGCAGTTACACCTTTAAAACCCTCATCATAAGCTTTAGAGAATACATCTGCTTCTTCCACACTACAACCTAAAGATTCTGATATTGCCTTACTAGAGCCTCCACAATTGTTACATTAAAGTATTTAATCTTTAATTCTCTTTATTTCTAAAGAGTATCGGACTATATCTTCACCTGTTCTAGGTGTTGGGCACTCGTGTTAGTATTATATTCTCATTCCTGAGTTTCAACTATTAGTCTCTGAACCTTCACACTTTGTTAAAGGTGTGCTTGGCTGCTGATTAGCATATATTACTACTTAGCTTTCCAGCAATTCACCCAATCTATTTTTCTAAAGATTCCTCTTTAGCCAGTCTGTATAAGTCTCTTTCTTTTCTAGCTAGATATAAATTAGTATTACTATACAAGTATTTATAGATTTTTCTAATATCCTCTTTTTTATAAACCCCTAATCTATAAGCAGTGTCTTTTACTATAGTATAATGTATATTATAGGAATTATAAAATTCAGATACTTTATATATCCATTGTTTACTATTACTAGTTAATACTACACCCTTTTTAAAGGAACCATCACCATCAAGAGCACCTCTTAATAAGTCCCAATTAATTTCTATATCAGGGTTTAAGGTACTAGCCTTATTTCCAGAGATGTGGTGTATTTCACTAAAATATTGTACAAGTTCTGTAGAATTGATTACTACTTTATACATTACTCTTTTTTCTTTAGAAACGGGAGTAATATATTCAAACTTATTAAGTTTTGCTCTATCTCCACAAAACTCTTTAAATTTTAATAGTATATCAAAATCCAAACAAGCTAAGTACACAAATTTATTTCTAGGTGTATTTACTACACAACCATCACTGAATATCCAACCTAACCAATAATCTCTTTCTTTAGATTCTTTCAGAAAAGGATTTTCATAGTGTTTGATTTTGCCTCTATTATTAATACCTAATTTCTTTAGATAATAATACAAAGTACCTACACCTTTAAATTTATATTTCTCTTGTAGTTCTTTAATAGAACATCCTTTCAAATAATCTATTTTTAAATTTTCTGTATCCATATTTTTTTTATATTTACACACAAAATTATAATAAATATTTGAATTATACAAGTAATTTAGTAAAATATTAATCAAACTGCTTTGCAAACTCCACAGATTTAACTTTCTTTCTTAAATCCGGTCTTTCATGCTTAACATCTTTTACTTCTATACCTTCTAACTCTTTAGAAAATACCATCTTAGCACATAGAGAGTGCATATCTCCACCACCATGTAAAAATTCATCAAGCATAGCTTGTTCATTGTAAATATCTGCACCCAAGCGACTCTCAAGGGCGCTAAAGTCGCAGGAACACATTAAATTCCCATCCTCTGGTACAAAGGCTCCTCTAGTAGCATCATCAGCAGGTAGATTCTGCAATTGTACATATACACACCTCTTTTTGTCTTTTATTCCTTTTAATTTAGCTAGGTCTGTATCTTGGGAATTAGAACCACAAGCCATTCTTCCTGATTTAGTACCAATAGCTCTAAATTGAGAGTGTATTCTACCTGTAATAGGATTTATAGCATCTAAATAAGATTGTCCATAAGTGGCACAAACTTTTTCATGCTCTTTAAAATTGAAATAGTGTTTAAGAAATTCAGGACACACAGTTTTCTGTTTGCCTAATAATTTCTCCACTACTGAATCTTTATCTTCTCCTGATTTCTTATCCTGAGTCACAGTATTAAAGCCAAGCAATTTAGCAAGTTCAATAACCTGCTTAGGACTAGACCAGTTAATATTTACTTTAGGAGTGGTATCAAAGCCATCAAATAAACTTCCTTGTAAATTTACATATACATATTTTTTGAATGAGTCAGCTGGTATTTTCTTATAACCTTTTTCAGAACACTCTATAATAAAAGCTTCAAGCTCCTTCTGTGCTTTCTCTTTTTCCAGAGTATCATTCCACATTTTAGCTTTCCACTTTTTCTCATCCAACTTAATCCCACACCACTCTAAATATGCAATAGCTGGCGTAAATTCACATTCTAATTTAGCAGCTATCACTAATCCCTTCTCTTTACACTCTTGCATTTGAGAGTGCATAATATCCTCCAAATATACTACATCATTAGCAGCATACTCTATAACAACATCATCAAGACCTCTCCAAGTAATCTCCCCTCTGACAGATTTATCAATCTCTACTCCCAATCTTCTATCTGCAATATCTTTCAAGCTGTAAGAGATACCATTATAAGGGTCTTCTTTTTTAGTTGGGTATCCTAGATATATAAGCTGCTCTACAATCATAGTATCATAGACTCTTCTAGGGATAATACCTATTGAATAGAAGAACTGTAAATCAAACTTTGCATTTTGTAGTACAAAGAATTTACTTTCCAAGATGCTCTTAAATAGCTTAATATCTATAGTTTCACAGTCTACTACTATTTGAGTATCTATAGATTTATTACCAAATTGTACGCATAATAGCTTGCATATATGGCAATTTCTACCATTAGTTTCAGTATCTAATTGCCAAAGTTCTTTAGAATCTAGTATATCTAATGCTTTTTCTACAGAAATAACTTCATATAAGTCTGATTTAAATAGTGTTTGTGAATTAGTTACTAAATATATCATTTAAATATAAGTGTTTGTTTAGTAGAATCAATAACTATTTTATTTTTAATAATAAAATCACTACCAAGAATACCATGAACAGGCATTTTAACATGAACAAAGCTATTATCAAGAGCTTTTGCTGGATACACCTTAACATTCATGACTTTATCTTTATATCTGAGAGTAGTAATAATAGCTTCTTCTATAGTTTCATTGCCAATACCAAAGATATTATAACATTCTTTTCTTCGAGCACCTCTAATGAGTGGTGCCACAGTGGATGATATATGAGATTGAGAAGCTCCAGTGTCTATAATGAAGTTATATTGATTACCATTATTATAAAATGGCATAACAATAAGACCACAGGTTTCAAAGTTTTTTGCGAAATTGTATGTGTATTTGTATTTCTTAAAAGTGCCTGCTACTAAAATAGTAGCAAGCACAATAGAAACACCTATAGAAATAGATGTCAGAATCATATGAATAAATTAAGTTTGATTAGTAATTAGTCATTGTGTCCGGTACCTTCACCAATACCTTGTCTATCAGTATTACCTAAAGTTTCTACAACTTTAAATTTAATATTACTGGTAAACAACCACTTAATCTTTTGCCACATTGTAGCCTTTTGAGAAAGCTGAATACGGAATTGGCAAATGCGGTCACCAAAGTTAATAGATGTAGGCTTAAGAGAGATAGCAGGCATCATCCACTCATCAGAGTCTCCATTGTATGAATTATCAATGACACCAAAACCTGTAGGCATCATAATACCATATTTCTTAGGGGTACTACTACGAGATACAAGGATAGCCTCATAACCCTTAGGAAGTTCCATACATACACCAAGAGGAATCAATGCATATTGAAATAATACATTATTACACTCTAATTTATCAGCATTTCTCTTGCATTTGATAAATTCTTCATTTAAACTGGGGGCTTTAAAATCAATATCTGCAGCAGCCCTAAGGTCTATCCAATCTCCCTTTTTAATAATTGCGGGAATCTGTTGACCGTCAAGAAGTTTTATTTTAATTTTCATATTTAAATCAATTTTAAAGGTTAATATTTTCAATAAGAGCACGTTTTCTTAAACACTTTCTGTATTCTCTCATGCTCCATAATTGTTCTTTAAGAAGGTCTTTAGGGCAAGTTGGTTGAAATTCCAACTTGCCTTTTGACCAATCTTCCAGTAGCTTCTCTAAACTGTGAATACGAATTTTCAATTGCTGATATTCAGCAATAAACCTCTCTTTGTAATTATTAGAGGCCATCCAATTGATTGTATCTTTTAGTTCCATAATAAATCTTTCATATTTTGCCTTTCTCTATTTAGCTGTTCTGCGTATTTTTTAGCAATATCTTTCTGACGAAGCCAATAAGCAGCATCTTCTTTATCTGCTTGTAGTTCGGCTTCTTGACATTCAGCAAGCATGGGACAAGTTTCACAAAATTGAGAACCTGCTTGTGCATATAAACATCCAGACATATTAACTACATTTGCTCCAACCACAAGAAGGACAATGAATACAACCTCCTTCATTAATAAGAGCTTCTCCACACTCTGGGCATTTATCTCCTGTAACTTCTTTAGGAAGATACTTAGATAATACTCTAGTAATAGCAGCACTCAGGGAGGTTACAAGATTATTTACCTTCTTGCTTGTTTTAATAATAAATTTAATATCAACACCATGTCTAAGGAGCATAGAAATATAAAGAGCAGAAGTCTTAATCTCAGGAGTACTATCATGCCCAAGATGGTCAATGCAGCAATACATTGACTCTAAAGCATAATGCTTTTTAGCTATCTTTATAATTTTACCAAAGAAATGCCATTCTTTAGGTACAGTCCTACCTAATTTAGTAATAAATAGTTCATAAGGCTTCTCATCTAATAATCCGACAGAGATTAGATATTTCTCACCCTTAACTACCACAACTTGATTCTCTGCTACAAGAGTCTTAGGTCTCTTAGGTGCTGAAGATTCTGACACAATTTTAGGTTTATCTTCTACATTCAGAATACCCTCTCTTTGGCAACCTTGTCTATAAACTGTAACTCCTTTAAGCCCGAATTTCCAAGCTGCCATATAAATCTCTTCTACTTCATCAATAGTAGCAGATTCAGGAAGATTGATAGTTGAAGATATAGAAGCATCTACAAAGTTCTGAATAACACTTTGCATTAATACTCTATTAAGAGGTGCTATATCCTTAGACTCAATAAATTGGCTAGGCAATTCTTCATTACCAGTAGCTTTCTTGTAATCTTCTACTATTTTAGTATATACTTTGTAGACCTCATCTTTCCCATGAAGAGATTTTGTGGTTCTATTATAACTGAAAGCAAATACAGGCTCAATACCAGTAGAACACTGAAGCATAGTACCAATAGAACCAGTGGGCGCACAAGTAAGTAATTGAGAATTGTATAAACCATATTTCTTAATGCGTTCAATAGTAATATTACTCAAATGTGGTAACAGTGTCTTATAGAATGATGAAGCCGTAAGTGCGTCAATATCACACTTAGGGAAACAGCCATATTTTTCAGCCAATCTAGCAGATTCTCCAATAGCAGTTGAGGAAATTACTCGCATAACATTCTCTGCTACTTGTCTACCTTGAACATTATCATAGCTTCTATTGAGCTTAATAAGCATATCTGCCAAACCCATGATACCAAGACCTATTTGTCTCCAATCTCTAACAGAGTCACGTTGTTCTTGCAGAGGGTGAAGTTCAAGGCCTTCATTAAGGACATTATTAAGCTCCCTAACAGCTAATCTAGTGGTTTTAATAAGAGAATCCCAGTCAATTTCAGCTTCTAAAGTAAAAGGCTTTTTTACAAATTCTGATAAATTTATAGAACCTAAAAGACAACTACCACCTGCAGGTAACGGTTCTTCAGCACAGGGGTTTGTACCTGCATATTCAAAGTCTTTATGCTTATCCAGCAGATTGTACTTAGTAATATTATCCCAATAGAGGATACCAGGTTCTGCCATTTCCCAGTTTCTTTTAGCTAAGAGTCTAAATAAATCTTTAGCTTTATACATTTTCTGAATAGTTTCATCAGATTCAGGTCTATGGAAACTGCATACCCAGTATTTATCATCTCTAACAGCTTTCATAAATTCATCAGTAACCCTTACAGAGATATTAGCCTTAGTACAAATATTAAGGTCACTCTTAAGATTGATGAAATCTTCTACATCAGGATGCTCACAGGAGATAGAAATCATAAGTGCTCCTCTTCTTCCATCTTGTCCAATGAGACCAGTAATGTAGGAAAAGAAGTCCATGAAAGAGGTACTACCACTAGTGGTATTTGCTGCATTATGTATTTTGGCTCCTTTTGGAGCAAGTTTTGAAACATCAATTCCACAGCCCTTTTAATACCCTCGGTTTCCCGATATTTAGTAGGGGAATAGACTATATCTTCACCCTGCAAGCAGGGGCTTAGCACTTCCATAGTAGGAATTGCACCTTCTATGTACTCCCTTATGGGATAGTCGTTATACTTCATACTGTATAGAGTAAAATTTAAGTTTTCTACTTTTGTTTATATCATACTGTGTAGATAATATTCTACCTAAATGCTCGTAAGATATACCTAAATATTTAGCACATTCTTTTATACTAAAGAACATTTTACTTTCGTTAGTTCTTTTATTTGTAAGAATTACTTTTTTATTAGTAGATATGGTAGGTTTTCTATTAAGAACTTTAAAAGAATGATTTATATTATACTCACAAGTACACCATTCTAAATTAGAAATATGATTATTTTTCTTATTACCGTCTATATGGTTAACTTGTGTGTAGTTATTAGGATTAGAACTCCAAGCTTCTAATACTAGTCTATGTATTCTTCTAAAATACCTCTTTTTATTCTTGTATAAACCTATTTCCATATACCCGTCTTTATCTTCTTTTCCTATTATTTTTACTAATTTCTTATATTTTCTATTTGAAAATATTTTACCATCATTAGTAATGTAGTAGCCTAAAAATCCAGGTATAGGTCTTAAATTTTCTGGAATCATACTTTCCATAATTATACATATAAAGCACGGTATTGTCCTTTAAGGATGTCCACCGTTAGCTAATTAATATTTAATTAACACCCTACATCTGTAGGTTCACTAAGTTTTTTATGCACACATTACTGTGTGAGGGAGCATTGCTGTGTGTTCACCCCCATAAGAGTACGTTCTTGCAAGTTTTTTTCCACACTCAAAAATTGATTCTAAGTTATCTTCAGGAGGTGCAATTACATAGCAATTAGAATATGTAACCTTTCTATCAGTTACTCCTCTAGAAGCGAGAATACGACCTCCAAATATAAATTTCTTAGCAACAATAGCTCCCTTTAGTTGTTCATTATTGTTAGAAATTCGGTTTAACCATTCGTCAAAAGATTCTTCATTGTGTCTATATTTCTTTTCCCAGATATTATAAGAGAGTTCATTATTATCTAACCATTCTAGGGCTTTGTTGTCACGCATAACTTATTCATTTTTTGTTTAACCAGTAATCAATGGAGTTTATATCATTAGGCTCTATACCTACAGGAGTCTTAGGTTGTGAATCTAAATAGTAGGTAAGCTCTTCACCTATAGCATAGGGGTCATGCTGCTCATATTCTTGATTAGGACCATATTTAACAGTACCTTCAGTATGAGTGTTTTCATAAACCCAAACCATAGGAGTTAAAGTTTCTTTATTGACTACTATAAATCTATAATTATCAATTTTAAAGTCTTTAAAATAGGGGTCTTTTTCAATAGCTTGTTTCAGAAGTCGGGAATACAGCCTTGCCTGAATATGGTATCTCCATTCTACAAATGATTTATAGAAATCCCATTCAGGCTTGTGTGAAGTCTTAAGGTCGCAGGGAATGATAATTTTATTATCGTGGTCTACCACACATAAGTCCATCATACAACGATAAGGGATATTTGTTTTAGGGTCTCTACCTTTAAACTTAAGCTGATACAACCTTTCAACATTCTCAAAAGGATTATCTTCAGCAAAATAGAATTTGGTAGCTTCAGACTCTCGTAAAGCATTTACTGCTGCTACTACTTGAGTATATGTACTTTGAGTTAAAATCTGCTTACCATCAGCCATTTTAAGGAACTGGAATAGTTCTGAACCTTTCTCCTTAATAACTTTAGCCCTGGTTTCAGGCCTCCAATTAAGCTGATACTGCAGAGTTTCTGTAGCCTCTATGATAAAGGTATCATAAATATCTGCAAGTTTATCTACTTCAGGATGTTCTTTGTACAAATATCGTACTACATTAGAAATAGCTGCTGGAACTTCTTCCATGTATTCAGCCACAATAAATCTTTCATTGAACTCTTCATCTCCACCAGTTAGAATACTATCTACAGCAGAGCCAAATGTCAATGATGATGTTTCAACTCTATCAAAGAGTTTACCAAGATTGTTAAAACCTTCTCTATCAAATTTAGCTAAAGTAGAATATGATAGAGCATCATCTGCTCTATACTCTTCTTCAGTAATAGGAAGGGCGAGGTCTTTTAAACTTTTTGTCATATTATTCTTCTAAATCTGAATAGAAATCTAATTCTCCATAGATAGTAATCACAAACTCCTCTATAGTAGCACGAAGTTCATGTAACTCATCTACTTGTATAGATTCCCATTCTGGGTTATCATTTTTCGCTTGGTGTTTTTCAGCTAAATAGATGTCAGAGTTAACAATTTCAAGTAGACTTTGCCAATCTCTGTTTAAAAGGTAGTAATTAGCTATTTTATAGTCTTTCTTTGGGAGATATTTTAAAAGCTCCTCAATTCTTGCTAGGAGTGCTGCCATAAGATTTAATCTTTAATAGTGCATCCTTCAACTGTGTTAATGTATATATTTCAAATACCATAGCAGGAGATTCTTTCTCTTCTAAGTATTTCCTAAACATTTTCTTTTTTACAGGGAATACATCATTAACAAAACCTTTAACTTCTATATAGACATTTAAACCATTATAGTTGAAATAAAAGTCAGGTGTATATGTAATATTTCTAACTTTAGCTTTCTCTAGATAGTTTAAAGAGCCTTTAGTTTTTTTATAATAAGGTATTGTAGGAGTAAACCCTTCCCATAAAGTAATGGTTTTTGATTCATATTCAGGATTAAGCCCTTCGGAAACCAGGATTTGATAAACCCTGGCTTCCATTTTGGACTTAAATTCTACACCATCAACTGTAGTAGAGGTTGCATTTTTTATTTTCTTATTCTCCACACACAATTTCAATAGCTTTTTGACATTCTTCCTTACTACGGAAGAGGGGAATAAATTTATACATCTGTTTAATATTTTCCCTATCACCAATCTTATATGGTGTATGACGCAGAGGATTAATCATCCATAATTCCTTTGAATTAAGGATATGGTCTTTATAATGATTATCCATATCCAAAGCAATTTCCCAATAATAGAATTGCTTTACACCTTCAATATAATGAGGAGCAATCTTAACAAAGATATTCCTCAAATTAGAAGACTTAATACCAACTTTATTAGCAACACACTCATGATAGTAGTCAAAATCATGGGCAGTAGCCAAAACATCGTGACCAAAGTCAGGAGGAGGTAATATACCAATTTCAACGCCAAATGCTTCACTGAGAGTTTTGAGCACATCATTAAGATTGTTAGAAGTTACGGAAACAACAGTTTTCTTCATAATTATTCAATTTGTTTAGTATAAGAATTATAAATATCTTCTCTAGAAATATAATTAGTTTCAATGATAAATTGATTACCATCTTCATTATTGATTACTCCGTCATACAGAGAATCCTTGAGAACTTCAAGCTCATAGTCTACAGAGTAAGCTCTATCGACAATTTCACCATCCTCATCATACTCAATGATACCTACAGGATAATACTCACAGCATCTGAGTTTACCATAGTCATCAATAGTAGGAACTGCTACAATATTAGCAGGATTAACCAAGCACTCTAAGCCTACATAACCAAAATAGTTTTGTTTAAGCCAGCCTTTACCTCCTACATGAAGACCTGTACTACAAGAGTTCTCTTGATTGGAATCACAATCCTCTCTAGGAATACGTACAGGTTCTCCAATTTTAATAGTAGTAGTACCTGAATGAGCATCTGTATAAGTATCTACATCAGCTTTATTATTGACAATATCATAGTACAATGAAGCAAGATTTTCATCTTCAGGGTCATCTGTAATCTCGTAAGTTTCTGCAAAGTTATTAAAACTTAGCGAATTTACAAAATAATTAGCAGGATTTTCTTTCTTATTATACTTAATGTCATAATACTGCTCAATAATCCATTTAGCAAAATCAGTATTGATTTTACCACGAGTCTTGATATTAGCATTTCTATATACTACACAAAGACCACCGTTAGTAATTTCAACATTCCATCTTTTAAGAAACCAATAAATATTAGCTCTTACTCGGTCATCAGGATTAAGAGATACAAGTTTCCAGAAGTTAATATACTTTTGAACATTACCATTTGAGAACTCCTCTGTAAGAATCTTGGTAACCAAATCCATAGGAAGAGTTACACTAGATACAGAAGGCATAATAATAGACATACCTCTTTGCTCAAGGATTTTAGAATCCTTGAGCCTTGAGATAATCTCCTGTTCACTAAATTTATCTATCTGAACAATATCTTTAATCTCTTGCTCAGTTCTTCCTTTTAGTGAAGCAAAAAACTTGTCTGTACAATCTGTACTCCTGTAAGAAGTACCATTTGTAAAGTTAATAATAAGATTGTTCTTTAGTCTGAATATTTTCATTTTACAATAGTTTTAAGAGTTTCGTTGCTAGTTTTCTTAAGCATTAGATAAGCAGGTAATTTTACAAGAGTTTCTTTAGGCAAGCTGTCAATAGCAATAGCTTGGAGAAGCTTATGACCCTCATTAGCTACTTTACCAGTAGCCTTCATATACTCCAGTATAGCATCAGATAGCCAATAATAAGCAATTGCTTCAGTATCTATCCATTTTCTTTCTGTATAATATTCCTTGAGAGCGGTAGGCAGAACTTCAGAATTGTTACTAAGGAAAGTACGTCTTAATACTAATTTCCTACGAACTTCATCACTCAATATAGCTTCTGCATAGGTAGGTAATTGTTGTGCTCTAATTACAGTAGCTGCCATTACTCTAGAGATATATTTATTAGGAGTCTTTATAAATTCCTCAAAAGAAATCCAATTTTTCCAGTCTTGGACAATATTGATAGTATCTTTAGAGATAGCACAAAAAACTAAATGATGTTCTGAACTAGGATAAAATATTTTAGAGTGTGCTAAAAATAATTCAGGCATATCTTTAGACCTTGTAGCATATATAATTGTATCTTTAGCACGGTTTCTTTTAAAGAGTCTTAAATTAGTTCTGGTATAACTATTCCCCGCATATTCATCTACCGTAATATCATTTTCATTTGTTTTAATAGTTTTAGCTATTGATACTGACCTGGTGACTTTAAAATCTTCAGGAATATCTGACTCTTTTAGGATATAGAGATTTTTATTGTATTTAATAAAGTCTTTGATGTAAGCTCTTATGATACTTGCAGAATATCCATACTTTCTTATTAGAGTTTTAGTAGCAGCCTTTAAATAAGCTCTTGCATCATCAATATGCATTACTACGGTATTAGTAAGGTTATAGTGGTCATTAGCCCAAGCTTTAGTTCTGATACTTATTTTATCAGTATCTAAGATTAATATTCTATTAAAAGTAGTGTGCCACTTAGTAAAGAAGCAAGGAATAGCATAACTGCCTTTAGGCATACTCCAAATATCCCCAAGTTTAATATAACGCATTACATACAACATAGGAATAGCGAAATCATTCATCCAACCTCCTCTGAGGAATTTTATAGCCTCATCTTTAAGACCAAGATTATCTACAACTCTTTCATAATATTTCCTAGATACTTGTTTGTTCGATATTTCACCTGTACAAGGATTATAATATAAAACTTGGTCTATAAAGAACTTTTGAAGCTCATACAAGTTTGTAAGTTCTTTCTTATAAGCATTTGCTATATCTTTACATAAATCATTTACAGCAGCTTCATACTTATTATTTACAAATTTTGATGTTTCATCAGTATAAATAAGACTTTCTCTATTAGGAGTTACTGTGACAGAACCAATAGGAATATTGATAGCAACTTTACTTATAGGAGTATCCATATTATAAGTTTGAGTAGGATACAAGACTTTGCCTACTTTAAGTGCTATGCAATCTGATTGTAATTCACAGAAACTATAATTGTCTTTTACTACAATAGTCCTTTCATTAAAGTCTTTAGCTGAGAAATATTGAAATTTCTCTGAAGTACAGATAGCAACAAGATTTTCAAAATAGCACATATTATAAATAGCTTGTGCTTTCTTGTTGTTCTCTGAATATGAGTATCTATTATAAGGAATTACTACAGATACTTCAACACCATTCTCACCTTCTGTAGGTTCTTCTGATATTTTATCAATTTGAATACCTGTACCATTCTTATACATCAAGTAACTATACAATGTACCATTGTAATAACTATTGATTTCTACTACATCTGATAAAGATAATCCTGCAAATTTACCAATACCCAAACCACCAATATAATCATTAGATTCTCTCTTAGTAGAGCTACCAATCTTATTATAAATAGTGTCAAATCTCTCAGGAGATATACCAGTACCATAATCTCTAATAGAGATACGCAGTTCATTAGAATTTTCTTTATGGTCTTGGATTAGCAGGATTATATTCTTATCTTGATTACCAGCCTCTACTTGAGCATCATATGCATTAGAAATGGTTTCACGCAAGAAAGACTCAAATGGGTTAGAATAAAGATTAGAAGTTAACAGAGTAGCAATAAAATCAATGTTAGCACGGTCAATACCAACTTTGTTATTCTCAATGTCACCAATTACTTGTGCTTCGTTTGCAGTTTCTTGTTTTATAATCATAATAGTGGTTTGTTAGATGTTAGAAATTAAATAGGCAGGAGAATTTAATCCCCTGCCTTTATGATTTATTGCAAAAGATTCATAATAGCTTCTGCATCAGCAGCCTTGAGCCTGCGCGCAATAACAAGCTCAGAAATAAGAGCAACAAGAGCGGATTGGACTTTAAAAAGGTCACTATTGCATTTACAATCCTTTTTACTGACATTTTCCTTCTTTGCCTTTGTTTCAGAAGCTCTGTTCATAATATGTTGGTCATAGATACGCAAAAGGTCCTCATTTCCTACTTGAGTATAATTACGACCATAAGCCTTTTTGACTTCTTCTTGCAAATTGTTATTAACAATGTGAGCATAAATTTGTTTACGAGTTTCCATAAAATAATTGTTTTAAAGTTGTTAGAAATGTTTGTTTGTTAGACACTTTGTATAAATCGCTAATGTCTTTTCCACCTTCAAAAGGAGGTAATACAACATTTGTAAATCCAGTTTCTTCAGCTAACTTTTTAGCATTTTCCAAACCAGCAGTATCATTGTCTAGTAAGATATAAATTTTCTTGTATCTATTCTTTAAACTCTGTATTGCTGTTTTGCTCATACTCATAGCTTCTCCTTGTATAGCTATAGCAGGTATGCCAGTATTAGACCAAAGACAGAGAGCATCCTTTAATGAAGCACAAATACAAATTTTGTCTGCTTCTCTAGGTACTTTAGTCCATAAACTGATTACAGATTTATCATGTTTATTACACCATTTGAAAGTTTTACTGAAAGGTTGATAGATTTTTAATGTTGTCTTTCCTTCTTTAAATTCAACGAAAGCATAAGCATATTTTTCAGCTTTGAAACAATACTTATTACTTCCTTTGAATATAATCTTATGAGAGATAGGATAGACATTTGCATATTTGAGCCACTCAAGAGATATTCCATATGATTCCCAGTATTCTATATCATGTTGTTGCCATTCTCTAACAGATACTTTAACATCTGTCCACTCTTTGTTAACTATGCTTTTAAAAACAGATTTGGCACCAGCAACTCCTGATTTAGTCCTATATTTAAAATCTTTATAAATCATAGGTATTAAATCAGCAAAGTTCATATGATACATTTTACATAATAAATCAAATATAGAACCTCGTTCTCTAGTAGCAAAATCTAAGAAATGAACTTTAACCCCATCATTAGAATATATACTAAATGATGGTTTAGATTCCTCTCTTAGAGGGCTAACTATTACACAGGGTATAGTGGTAATCCCCAAGTAATAGTTAGCAATTTCAGCCTCTGTAGTAACTTTTAAGACATCAGCCAACATTATAGATGACCGACCTCTTGAAATCATATATTACCACGGAGTTTCTTCAGAGGCATTGTTAAAAGGGAGATTGTCCTCCGATGCTGTGGGAGTGCTAAAATCAGGTACAGCAGAAGCAGCAGGAGCAAAATCAGGAAGAACCTCATTCTCTGCCTGAGGCTTAAATTCAGTTACTTGGAAAGAATACTCCTTAAAGTCGGTGGTAGCATATTCAGTAGTAGCATATGCTCCACGTTCTTTAGCCTGTTGAAGAGCACGTTCAATATTCTTATGAGAGCGAGCACCTCCACGAGTAAATTCTTCCTTGAAGAAAGCTTGATATTGCTTACCATCTTCAGTAGTACGAACACCAAAGCAAATGTCTACAATATTCTCAGGTTGAATTTCAAGACACTTTGTAATCTCAGAAATGTCACCATTGAAATACTTGTCAATATTGTCAAGAGAACATTCGCAAGCATCCTTATTGGGGTTTTCATAGAACTTACGTTCATTGTTATTCCAAAGCTTGATAGGCTCAATCCACATATAGCTAATGAGGAACTTTACTAATTCTTCTTGACCAATATAGCAGGGCTTATAGTCCTTATCCAATTGAGCAGGACCATTAGAATACATAGGAATAGCTTTTGCAGTAAATTCTTCCTTAGTCACCCAAGCTGTGCGACCATATTTGTCAATAACCTTACATTTACCTGCTTGAGAAATCATTGCAGACTTAGTAAGAAAGAAACTAATAGAAATAGGGGCTACTTCAAAATCAGCAATAGGCTGTACTACAAATGTAATACGTGCAGTGGGAACATTCAGCTTTTCATCCTTACCTACATAAACAGGCTCATTTTCAGGAGCAGAACCAAAGAGTTCTTCCATCTTAGCCTTGTTGGGATTAACAGCAAGAACTTTACAAGGTGCAATACCAATATAACGCTTGAAAGAGAAAGAATTTACAGTTGACTTTTTACCAGTTGAGATTGCCATAATAATATAGTTTTAAATTGTTTATTGTTAGATGTTTATAGTTAAATTAATAAATTACATAAAGGGGTTATAAGATTCTTCAGTAGAAGCTGTTGTATCCTCACCTACAGTAGGAACTTCAGTAGCTTCATCAGGAGTCTCTACTTGAGCCATAGGAGCAAAGTGTTCAGCTTGCAATTGCACATCTTGTGCATCTTCAATTGCCTTTTGAGCTACTTCTACTTGATTTACTTCTTCTACAATTTCTCCAGTAAGGAAATCTTGAGACATTGCCTCAGCTTCATCAATTGTGAGAGTAGGAGCTTCCATAGCAGGGTAAATAGTATCAGGATACTTAAACTCATAAGTAACAACCTTAACTTCTTTACCATTATTATCGCGAGAAAGAGTCTCTTTACGTTCTACAAGGTCAAATGCTTTATAAGTGCTATTGGTCAAATAAGGAACAGTATCCATTTTATTCATAGCTTCTTGTTGCTCTGCAAGTTCTTTTTGCAGTTCATCAATCTTACTTTGAATTTTCTCCATCTTCTTAACACAAGTGTTATAGAGAATACCAGCAATACGTTTGATAGCTACTTTGTCAGATTTGTTAAGTTCTTTCATAATGTTTTAAATTAATGGATTACAAATTTAGTTAGTTTAGTCGGGATATTAAAATATTTAAGATTATTTAACCATAATACTCATTCATAGCTTTTACTACTGTACCAAGGTCATTAGGAATAAAATCTTCATCGAACATATCTGCTGGAGATTTAGCAGGAATTTCAATTTGACCATCCATGAACTTATGAGTAGCAAAACCATAAGTAGCTTCACCTTTATCGTTAAACTTTACCATAGAGAAAAGCACAATAGGAACTACTTCTACAGGATTATAAGAACTGTCAATCAATTTACCTACAGTTGAAGGCTTATAACCTACAATAGTATTATCAGAGATAACTTCATCGCAGTGCATAATGAGAAATACATTTACATCATCTCTCATAGATTCTGCTGTATTAATCACATTTTGAAAATGTGCAGCCATATCTGTATATTTACCATAACCAGTAAGCTTTGCAGTTTTGAAATATTCCTTACGCATAATGTAAGTAGCATCATCAATAACTACATTCTTTACATGAGTAGCCTTTTTGTCAATAGCTGTGAGGAAATTTACAATTTGCGCATAATCATCCAGCAAGAACAGATTCTTATTCTGCTCATTATATACAGATTTAGAACCTTTAAAAGGTAGACGCTTACGCAAAATATTAAAGATTACAGTTTCTTTAGGGTCGAGGGTTTTAATCGAAGTAGATTTACCAGTACCTGATTTACCCATGATTAAGCATACATTTGCCATAATTGTTAGATGTTTTTTGGTTTTAAAATTCGTTTAAATGTAATAAAGAATAGATTTTTATTCTGTTTGACTCCATTGTATATTTCTATAATCTTGGGGTCATTAGGCTTAGGAAGCTCTTTAAATGCATTAATAGCACCATCAAAGAGCAGGGGACACAAACCATTAGCTCTACCATTTCTATTTAATACTACCTCTAGACATCTAAATTTGTCTTTGAGTGTAGTAATATCATAGTTAAGGTATTCAGGTTTTTCAAAACTATAAGGATTAGTAATACCCAGCATAACCGAGCAATCTCTACCTGTGTACTTGGAATCTCCTAAACCAGCCATAGTTGGTCTAATTTTATCCTGTTTAAAGGCTTCAAGATTACTAGTCTCAATAGATTGCTGCTGTACTACTACAGGAGTATAATTATACCTATTTCTAGCTATAATCATATATTCAGAGAGCTTTAAAATAGTCTCTCGAAGGTCTAGATACCTACCTCCATGCTTCTCAGAATCAAGTAGGCTTACATGGTCAACTATAATAAAATAGAACTCTTCAGGGTCATCTGCTACATAATAATCAAATATTTTCCTTTCTACCTCATTTCCAAAATCATCTTTGGTTTTAAAGGTCTTATAATATGTTTTACCGTGTGACTCAGCATATCTCTTGAAATTCTTATATATACCTGAAGGATTTTTATCATCATAGAAAGTTACTACAGACTCATATAAATTCATAATCTCTATGAATTGTGGTCTATTTAATAACTCCAGTATAGCAGAATCAACTGGTTTATCATTATTTGTAGATTTAAGGTCAACAGGACTAATCCTGACCTTAAATAGGTGATTTAGCAAAAATGCCATAAATCTAAGAGTAATAGATTCTGCTGTCTCTTCTAAAGGATAATAATTGATTTTGGCTTTAATAACTCCAGGATTGTAATACATATACAATATTGTATTGTACACAAATAAATAATTGGTAATCTGAGTCTTCGCTGATTTAGTTCCACCACTAATCAGGTAGTACACACCTTTCTCAATTCCTGGAAATTCTTCTTTAAATCTTTTAAATGGTAGAGGAATACAGTTGACCTTCCCTTCTAATATTCTATTTCTTCGCTCATGTAGATTATCTACTATTCTTTCTCTAATGCCCATATTAAGTGAAATTTCGTATATTCAGTTCTAGGGTAATAGAATAGATACATTCTCTGTGTTTTATCATTTTCATGCTGAAATACCAAATGGCCTACATTAGGATTTATATTTGGATACTCAGAATCATATTCTAAAACATAATCAGGAGGAATAATAATACCTGTGAAATTCTTTATTATCTCTATATTAGATGGCATTTTATTAAATTTCTTTTTATTAGGGTAAATATCTATTTCCCATTTTAGTGAGCCATCTTCTATTACTTTAAGAAAACCGAATTTTATAATATAAGGAGAAAATGTCTTAATATCGACCATCATCTCCTTAAATCTATTGAATAATGGATGTTTTAGTACATTTTTTCTATATCTCATATTATACAAGAGTATCTGTCCATGTAGTATTACTAGAATCTACATCATTAGCATTTTCAATATAAGAGAGCAATTGAGAGCTAGGTTCAACAGCACCATCAATAATAACTTTCTTGCTAATGAAATACTTCAATAGCTGCATATATTGATAATTACCATTAAATGATGCTACATACCTCTTAGTAGCTTCAATAGCCTCCTCATCTGTAAATTCACAATTATAAGAAGCAACCAAAGCCTTTAATCGCTTAGCAATAATAGCTGTAGAATCTCTCCATTGGAAAGATGTACCAGGCTTCTTACCTGCTGGATATAATGCTCTAAGTTGGTCAGCAAGCCAAGAGAACCTGTCTACAACACCATTATTAGTGTCTTTAGTTTCTTTGATTTCACTGTCTAGAATTACATCTTCTAGCATAATTTTACCATTGTCATTAATCCTGGCTCCTATAGGCAATTCTTCATCTAAGGCATCAAAATCTAGATACCCTTCTTGAGTAATGCGCTTATAGGTGTCAGAATTGATTTCAGCTCCATAGTACATAGCTAATAGAGCAAAATAGTCATCAATTTTGTATCCTTTCTTAGTGATTAGGTCGATGTCAATTGTTACTCGTTTAATCATAATTTAATTTGTGAGATATTCATTATTTTCTTTACATTATCCTTATTATAATGTTCCAGCATCTTATCTACAAGCTCTTCTTCTCTAGTAGAGCTAAAGTATGGTATTATCAATATAGGATTAGGATGTCTCAATATTCTACCAATCTTCTGAATAGTCATAATTTCAGAAGAATTAATAGTATTGAATACTCCTACTTGACAATTAACCAAATTAACTCCTTCATTAAGAGAGTTAACAGCTGTCACATTATTGATAACTCCTTTATTGAAGTTATCCAAGTACACTTGATTATCCTTAACACTATTCTTACTATTAATAGGGTGTGTTTTAGGAAATAAGTTAGATTGGTCGATGGATGAACAGAATACTAGGCTTCTAATTTTCTTGTTAATACACATATTGTTAATATCAATACTGTATTTCACTTTTATATTAGATAACCACTGTAATCTATCCAAGCTGGCTCTAAGCCATAAATGTTTAAGACCTTCATTCCTTGTTGTCATATACTGCTTCTTGTACCATTCTACCATAGAGCATAAATGTTCATGCTTTTGGCTTTGTGTACAATGAATAATATATTTAATATGTTTATTTCTAGTAGCTTCCCATCTACCATCATAAGTAACCTCTTTAGTAGTTTTACCTCTAGGATTCTTAATAATGGTTTCAGTCATTCTAGTAGTATTTAGGAATAAAGGCATAAGATAAACTGTAGGTTCAGGTAAAACTTCAGATTCTATAGCTTTCTTCATAGATACTCTATAAGTATAAATTCCAGGGCATCTATTTTGGATAGCTTGCTTCATATCTCTAGTAAGAGTAGCAGACAGGAATATATTATGATATATGGTAAATGATTCAAGAGCTTCCATACATCTATCTGTAAGATGATGAGCTTCATCAAATATTACCATATCCCAATTACCTGCGTATTTCTCTATACTCTTATAGCAAGCTATTTGTATATTGATTTTACAATCTTTATACCATTTAGCTAATTCATCTTTCCAATTATTAACTAGAACTACCCTAGGGACTAGGATAAGCACTTTCAAATCCTCTCTATTTCTCAAATACTTACGCATTAATTCAATAGCTTGTTTGGATTTACCCATTCCTGTGGGTAGTTCTAGTATATAATCCCTGTAACCTACAGATAATAATTCTGCAGTTACCTGGTCTCTAGTCATCTACTTCAAATTTAGCTTTATAAGAGAAATTGCTTGAACCACATTGCTCACAATATCCCTCATCTTCATAAGTACCAATTTGAGTAAGAGCACCCATAAAAAGCATTTGTAAATCAGCTACATCAACGTCTACTTTCTCTACTAGAGCTAAGATTAGCTTCTTTAATTCTGCTTTTCCTTCAGGTGTTTCTGTAAAGTCTACTAATTCTTTACCATTGATAGTAGTAGAAAAAGAGCAACCTTCTGAATATTGTAAATCGTAAATCATAGTTTCTTTGATTCTAAAATTCGTTTATCTAAGTTAGCACACCTTCTAGCAATTGCTAGATATGTAGAACCCATATAATGTTTACTCTCAGGATTGTCCAGATGATTTTTAAATCTATTGTAAATAGAGCTAGGATACCTATTTAGTTCCATAGAGAGTAAATATAAGGCTCTTGTTTGAGAATTAGGATGTTCACACATAACTTCCATAATTCTCTCATCTTCTTTTTTAGTATAATTATGTCTCATTCTAATAACATCCAAAGTAAGACAAATATTAATACTAAAATACTCATTACTAAGAATAAAAGTTCTACTTTATACTTAATCAAGTCTTTTAGTAATTGTTGTCTATTTTTAAGACTAGGTTTATAATTAATGAGTTTAATAGTAGTATTAACACTATTAAATTTGAAATGTAGCCATACTGTAAATATGACTAACATTCCAATAATAATCAAAATAGCATCATTCTCCATATTTTGCTTCTAGAAAACAACGATAAAGAATCAAATCTCGAACTTTAATAGTATCAAGTTCTTCTCCATAAGCAATAAAGAAATGATTATACACTTCCAGATTTATATTAGAATCATTTTGTTCCTCTGCCATATATTTAGCAAGATGGGCAACAGTCTTGTATTCTTCTATATAATTATAATAGCGAGTATCATAATTCAAGGAATCTGACAAAATACTTTCAAAAATGTCAGTGAGGTCAATAATCTCTGGTTCTTCTTCTACAGTTTCTTCATAAGTTGACTCTTGTGTAGCAGAATCTTCATGAGTAACGTAATAATGAATACCACAGACAGCAAATGTTAAGGGAACAGCTACAATAGTAGCTAATGCCCAGTTCTTTAACTTGTTCATAATAGATATATTTTGTTTAAAAGGTAAATTCATAAAAAAGGGATTCTCATATAGAGAATCCCAAAACCCAGTTTAATGTGTACATAAGACGATTATACTCTTATGGACACAGGTTTTAACTTTCACTTTCCCAAGCTACAGTTTCGATTTTAACTTGTCAATAACGATTGTATAACAACTAAGTGGTCCCACTTGGGCTTGAACCAAGGACTTCCTGATTATGAGTCAGGTGCTCTAACCAACTGAGCTATAGGACCAAATTAGTACCACCAGTGGGACTTGAACCCACACAACTGCAATAGTTAAAGGATTTTAAGTCCTTCGTGTCTACCTATTTCACCATGGTGGCATATAAAAATATTCTTCTATCTTCACAGACTGAAGAATATACAAACAACAAAAATGAAACAAAAATAAAACAAAAAATCCACACAAATTAAGATAGTGATTCAGATGAGACTCGAACTCATGACCCACAGCTTAGAAGGCTGTTGCTCTATCCAACTGAGCTACTGAACCATAAAATAATCACTTTCCTATTCTCTCAACAGTAAAGTGACATATGTTCATCACCGACATCTAACAAAACACGTGTTATTCATCTTTCGCATTACAAAGGTATGCAAAAAGTTTGAAAATAGCAAATGTTCCAATGTCTTTTAACATTTTTTAAAGTATATGACTATTACTTTGTCGGTGTTTGTTAAATTCCTTAACAGCGGCAGCTCTATTAGGGAACATAGTCATGCAAATGTTGTGTTTTCCATATATAGTAGTTACAGTTTTATCCTGCAACTCAACAATAATTCCTGAGGATGTTACTTTTCTTGTTTTCATAGTTCTTCGTCATTTAGATATTCATATAAGCTTTTAAAAGCGGAATAACAATTATTCCAATTATTTGGTGAACATTCAAGAGTGTCATTACTGTCTATGAAATCCCCAATAAGTTGAGCACTACTTTCATAGTAATCATTATAGAGATTGAGAAGTTCTACATCTTGTTCATGTTGTTTGGAATAATAACTTCGGGTTATCCAGCTTCCTACATTAACTCCAATGAGAATCATTACCAAATAAAATCCCGCATCAAGCAATACTGATTTCCAATTAATTTTCTTTTTTGTTTCTTCCATAATTTTGATAGTTGTTTAATAATTACATAAGTTCTTTAGCCAACTCTGCTAGAGCATGACCATTTGAGTATTGGAGACACCGCCTATAGATTTTCTCTATAGCAGCGGTGTTTCCAAGTTTCTCAGCATCGAAGAGGGACTCATATAGAGCATCCAGTTGTTCTTCTGTTAATTCCATTATTTTTAGTATTTTTTCAAATTTTCATTCAGCTCATCAAGAGTATTTCTGAGTTTCTTCATATCATTTGAGCGGGCTACAAATAAAAAATATAAGAGGATTCCGCCTAAAGAATGTAGAATAACATCATCGAGAGCATAGAATACTTTTTCTATTAATTCCATAGTTGTATATTATAATGGTAACAAATTGAATAAACAATAGATGATATAAGAGTTGTCAACATAAACAATTGTATAATAGCAGCTGCTTTAGGGTGTTTATGTAAAGCGAATACATCCTTAATATACATAAGGAGCACTGACCATCCAAATGCAAATATAGCAATGCAAATGAAGGTATAAAGAATAATTTCAAAGATAACCATATTAATGAAGGTTTAAGAGATTCTTGATTGCAGTCCATACTCTTGTTAGTACTCCTACTGGAGTAACAAGGCTGTTTTCTCTAACTACTGTGCGATTAAGCAATGTAGAATTATTAGAGATAGTCATAAATAGAGTACCTACATACTCTTTATGTTGAGGATTACCTATTATGCAATACCAGTGAGCTTCTATACTTTTAAAGCTACGATTAGGCATTTTGGTATTAGCCTCTCTAAAGGCTGCAGACCTATTATGAGGGTGTTTAATGATAGCCTTAACTAGGATGTCATTTTCTTCTTTTGTCCAATAGTGGTTTTTTCTTGCTTCCATAATTGTTTGTTTTAAGTGATTAATATTTTGTACTCTCAAAGGGAATCGAACCCTTATTTATGGTTTAGGAAACCATTGTTCTATCCGTTGAACTATGAGAGCTTGAATATCGCAATTTGCGATAAATTGCGATAAATTGAGATTATTTCAAAGGTGCAGTTCCTTTATAAAAGTCAAATAATTCTCTGCCAAAGTACATAAAAGTATGTTCTAATTTAGCATGAGTTTCAAAATAAATCTCATTAGTAAGGTTGCCATTCATACTTCTTCCCATATTAGCATGACCTTGAAGTCTATCAGTATGCATAAATACAGCATATCTGAAATCCTCTCTACCATTAATCCAATTATCATCTTTAGTGATACAAATAAAATAATGGGAGTTCTCATACCTCTTTTTTAATTGAGGGAGAGATTCTTCAGTGCAGACTTCTAAGATAATTTCAGGAATATATACAGCATCAAGGTCAGAGGGAACCCAATCTTTACCATTAATAGCTTTAGCTATAAGATTTATCTTATATGTATGTATAAGAGTATCATCATTCAGATATTTGAGCATATCTATTGTGTGTAGATAGTCACTTCTTTTAATACCTAAATAATCCAGTACATCTCCCATACACTGAATTTTCTCATAATATAAATGAGGAAATAAATCATAGTATGGGAAATTACTTTCAGCTAGTTCTCTTAGGGTTTTATTGCCGCTTTGTGCCCATTCTCTTGCTTGTTCGAGGGTTATATTTACTTGTATAGTTTTATTTTCTTGTGCCATTATAGTGTTATTTTGAGTTTTATAACTATTTCATACTTTCTACGTCTGAGTTCATTTTCAAAGAGTCTTAAATACTCAGGTCTCCAATTACCATTAGATTTGTATATACATTTAATACAATTCTTAATATGGTTAGTGTCCATATCTCTAATTTTGAGATATTCACCTTTCTGAGTTTTCCAAATACCTTCTTCTAATAACTCAAAGTAGCGTTGTCGGGCCTGAAGAATCATATCTTCAGACCCAAACCATGCTTGTTCTTCTGCCCAGCTCATAGTTTAATATTGAGTTCTTTGACAATTGTACCTCCAACTTCTTTAGGTAGATAGTATTTATACTCTTTACCAGTTTTCTTGGAGATTCGATATACATAGCAAGCACCATTCTTGGTAACATAAATAGGATAAGTTTTACCCTCTTTATCTTCCCAAGTAAAGCGTGTTTTCTTTGCATCCGCTGAATCACTCTTGGCTTCTACTTTAAAAGTATCACCATTACGAACTACATCTGCAAATGCAGATATTGTACCAATAAACATCATGGCAGCCAAAATGGCTACCACGATGAAAGGCTTATTGCTTGATTTAATTTTCTTCATTTCTGATTGGAGTTTAAATTTGTTTCCACTCTACCTCATTAACATTTGAGGTAATAGTGAATTTGATGTAAGTGTTGTTTTTTGCTACAGTAAGTTTGTAGTAGCCAGTACCAAGATTTGTAGTCACTGCTGCCACTTTAGCATCTCTGATTAATTCTACAAGTGTGGCTTTTGTAAGTTCTACACTTGTAATATCATTGATAGCTTTGATGATAGCATTAATAGTGTTCAGTCTTGTGGTACTTTGAAGATAGAGGTCATTGTCTACATTGTAGATAGCAACAACCTCTTCAGTGGTCTTTGGTGTAAGAATGTATTCTTTCATAATTGTCTTTGTTTAAAGTTTTACAATTTTATAGTCTTGCACTGCAGAATAGAGAGTAAGACCATTTTTGTCTTTTTCGATGAAGAAGTTTTCAAATGCCTGAAGGTCATTGTCCCAAGTGCGGATATATATTTTTTCCTCACTATTTAAACGACCAAGAGACTTGCGGAAACCTCCACCATCTCTGTCAATTACCTGATTGAATTGCTTCAAGAAAAGATGAGCAACTGCAATAGGATTCATTCCTACATTAGCCCAATCTACATAGAGATTAGCTAATTTAACACCAGGAACAAGTGTTTTCTCAAGCTTATAGTTGAGAGTATTTTCAGTTTGTAACAGCATAGCTTTTAATTCTTTAAGTGCTTTAATGTCTAATTGTTGTTGAGTCATTTGCTATTGATTTAGTTATTACCTTAAGCATAACTCTAACGAGTTATACCTAAGATAATACGTTCAACAGGTTTAGTACCTTCAATCTTTTCTTCGATTTCAGGCATTGTGCAATACTCACAGACTGTATTAATCAAACAGTAATTAACTGTGTGAATAACTTTATATTCTTCTTCAGAATCATAGTCTAAATGAGTATCATTTTGCTCCATAATATTAAAGAGTCTGTTTTGTGCATAGCACAAATATACAATGTCATTGTCATTGACGCCATAGGAATCTAAGACAGCAGTTTTGATGATTGTACCAAGAAGGTCAACCTCAATGATTGTATTTTTCTTCATATCTCTAGATATTTAGTGTTAATATTTTAGCAAGAGGACCTTATTGAAGGTCCTCTTTAGTCGGGCACTCTGAATAGAGTACACCATTAACAATAAAGAAAAGTGAGCCAGTGTTGTAGTTGTTCTTGTTTTCCATTTTATTCTTGTTTTAGTGGATTAATATTTTGTGTTTTACACCTAAAACTTTATATTGTTACTAATTTATCTCCCCACTCTAATATTACTATTAGAAATTCAGTCCACTTAAAGTGTGAGGTCTATCTCCTCTAAACTTACTGGTTCTTTGATAAATCATATAAAGAAACTGGTGCCCTCAACATCTTGGGAAGTTATTGAGTTTTTTATTACTGTCCTTTTGACAGAAAGTCACAACAGATTATAGTGTTGTTTGCACTTAACAAAACATATTCATTCTCTATGGATTTACTGCAGGATTCTATAAAGAATGGTTGGTTATTAACTTACTACACCAACAAACAGTAGAGGTTCTTAAGGGCCTCAACCTGTTAAATTTAGTTATCTACATTTTTAATGTGCGCTATTTTGCTACACCTTTAGCCTCCCCCTAAATCCCTATTGCAGACTTTGCAGCCTGCATAGGGATTACCATAGGAGGTGTGGAGCGCAATATCTCAATCGAGATATTGTGCGCCCACACGGCCTGCGACATTGTTGCCGCCAGTAATTTGCATCACTGGTACCCACTTGGTGTCGCCAGGCTTTTGGCACTCAACCACGCGAAGCTGGTTGAGGTCGCAGTCTTCCTTCTTGAGGAGTTCTGCGTAAGCCTTCGGGCTAACATAGCCTTCAGTGTTACCGCAAGCAAACCATCCATGGCCTGCCTTATTTTTGCCGAAGATGATTTCGTCTTTTTCGGCTTTGATGAGAGCGATAGCTGATTTGGGGTTGCGGGTCTTCATTTCTGTAGACATGGCTTTTGGGCGTGTATTTCCTGACACGTGGCATGAAAATGTTTAACATGAAATTTGCAGTAGAGGGGCGTGTGCCCATGCTGCAAAAACTGGGGGAGGGTTCGGGTGGCTATCCCCTTCTCCCATAAATACAGAAAAATTTCAAAAATTCAGAAAATTTTAAAAAAAATTTCAACAATAACTATTCTTACATTATATAAAGTATTTTCCTTAAGCACTTGCATATATCAATTTTTTTACATACCTTTGTACCATACATACAAGATGTATGAGAGTGGCAAGTATTAAATATCCACTTATTTACATAGATAGAGATTATAAGTAGGTGTAGAAGTCCCCAAGCCAATCTGGGAAAGTAAAGGATACCAGCTACAGGGCTGAGGTAATTGGGGCTAGAGATAAATAAGAGAAGAACTAATAATATATAAACGCCTTCTACAACTACTTATAATTGGTAGAGGAATCTACCGCCTGGGTGATTAAAAGGGTAAAAAATCACTAGGTCTCTTTATAATCTAAGGGTAAATAAGTAAGTGGATATTTAAGAAAGTTCATAATTGTGTCTAAATTTAAATGGAAGAGAAAATGGTATTTTACATTCATTACTCCGATGGAGTAGCAAACGTGTTTAGGAATCCTGATACTCTGCTAGGAGAGTGGCAGAAGGATGAGGCTTGTAAGGTTCCTAAGTTAAGAATATATACGGAAGAGAATAAAGGCAAGAAGAAAAGAAGACACAAAAGAAAAGAAGAAATCACATTAAATGTTATTAGTGTGGAATAGTCTCACAGGATAGTTAAATGTGATAAGCACAACATTAGAAGAAGGCTTACGTTTAGCTATCCTTTTATTTTTCCCTACTTGAGTAGCAGTATGATTACAAAAGACTTTAAGATTAAAATTGCTGGTAATAATTGGCAGGTTAAGTTTGTAGATAAGATACAAACAGAAGATGGTACTATTACATTTGGACAAACTATCTATGGTGATAATATTGTCTATGTTTCTACTAAAAGACCTAATGGTAAACCATATAGCAGTGATGAGATACAAAGGACTCTCCTACATGAGTTAACTCATGTAATCCTCTCGGAAGGTCAATATAACCAGTGTAGCAATGATGAGCCTCTTGTAGAGTGGTTAGCTAGATGTATGCAAGAACTATTTAATAAATATAAGGATAAGATAACATGAAGAAAGCGATTCTTGGTAGCCATAACTCTATGAGTTATTTACAGGCTAAACATTGGTGGATGAGACCTTTTAAGTTTATTGCTAGATGTCAGAGAGTTGACATTGAACAACAGTTAGCTTTAGGTGTTAGATACTTTGATTTAAGACTCAGGATAGACAAGAGTGGTAATTATGAATTTGCTCATGGTCTTATGAAGTATGAGGGAGGGCGGCAAGCTGTATATGATACTTTAGTATTGCTTGACTATTATGCAGAGTCTTATCCCAAAGACCCTATCTATGTGAGAGTGGTGTTAGAGAAGGATGAATATGATGGTTGTGTAGATAGATTCTATAACCTATGTGAGTATTTTAAAGTAATTGCTCCTAATATTAACTTTCAAGAATCTAGGGTTAAAGGTACTTGGGAAGAGCCTTATGTATTCACCAAAGATAAACTTACTTATTTAGATAAGTATGCTTCTTGTAATTCTGTAGAGATACCTGGTAAACATTATTCAGGAGATAGTAGATTAGATGATTTATATCCTTGGTATTATGCTAAGAAGAATAATAAGAAGATTGTGCAGGAGTTCTTTGAGAATCCTACACATGATATATTAATGATTGATTTTGTTGATTACAAGTAAAATATATGCCCATAGTATTCTGTGGGCATTTTTAATTTATATAAATATGTTTATGTTTTGTTGTCATGATTTTGAGAATCAGCAGGTATGTGCTAACCTATCTGAGTCTAATACTCATATACATAACTCTTATAGAGTAGGAAAGCTTTCTGAGATGAAGGAAGTTTTAAAAGGTTATCAAACTACTGCAGAAGTGTGTAATGAACCAGATATGGCTATTAGAAGTAGAACCATATTTAGTATGGTGAATGAATGGCGAGCACACAATCTGCTATATGAGTTACATTTGTTTAGGTCTCATACTGCCAGTGTTGATTTAGAGAGAGAACCTAAGTGGTATATGACTTTAGCTTATACTATATTGTCACCTTTTTATTTTCATTTCTTATGATTAAGTGGGATAAATTACCAATGTCCGAAAGGGCTAAGTATATACAGATAGCAGTAAATAATGGTATTACTACTCCAAGAGAAATTAGAAATGCTTACCATACTTATGCTGATGGTGGGTATTTAGATTGGATAAATGCTGTTAAAAAGTGGAGACCTGGTATTGAAAATGATATAGATGCTGCAGAACCAACTTATGATTATAGGGGATTTTTTGAGTATGACCCTGAGTATGCTTGGAAGATGTTGAATGGTGACCCTGAGGCTCATTTTACTGATAAGTTTAAACTGCCTAATCATCCTACATTCTCTACTGATAGTGATTATAGTAATGAAGAAACTCCTGGTGGTATATGGCATGAGAATTATGGTGGTAGTGGTAGATGGGTATATGAACCTTCAGAATTTACTAAGAAGAATTATAAAGCTACTAGAGAGTATTTGGAGAATAGTGGTGAGGGTTACTTAAATGGTATGAATGTTGAGTTCTATAGTAGGCAACCTGGTAATCAAAGAAAGTTTGAACCTGGTGGTTTCTTAGATGGCGTTGTGCCTCCTGATATACCTGTTGGTGCAGGAGCTGCTTTAGCTACTACTGGAGATGTACAACAAAATCAAGAAGCTTATCAACAATATGTACAAGACTATGATGTTAGTCAAGGTTATAGAAATAAAGAAGCTTTTGAGACAGCTATGAGTTATATGCCAGTAATAGGAACAGTTATGGATGCAGATAATCTTATAAATGACCCTAGTTGGGAAAATGCTTTTTACTTTGGTGTTGGTCTTGCTTCTGACCTTTATGGTGGTAGAGTTGCTAGTAAAATTGCAAAAGATGCCTATAATCCAGCAGCAGCAGCTGCCAGAAAGGCTATTATTAGAAAAATGCCTACCCGTAAGAAAGCGAGGTACATAAGAAGCCACCCTTCTTTTATCACAGATGACCCACAGACTGCTAAATATATAGGTATTGCATCAGGTGTTGGTATTACTGCTTATGATGCTGCTGTAAATTTCCTGCAAAATTACTTGGAAAAACACCCCGATGCTCTAAAAAATAATCCTTAAAATATTTGGTAGTTTAAAATATTTTACTTACCTTTGTATAACTAAAATACTTAACAGTTATGTACAAACATTTAGTAGCTGATAATCTTGGGGAATTGATTAGACTGATGAATAAGAAAGAAATAGCAAAAGAGTCTATTGTTAAAATCTTCAAGAGTAGTAATTACGAATTAATTTATTGCGAGGATGATTAACTATGGAAACACCGAGAAGGTTAAAACCTGAGTATGATGATGAACCAGTGTATTATTGTACACATTGTTTATCATTAAATATTAAAGATGCTGGACTTCCTGATTTATTATTTTGTGATGAGTGTGGTAATGCTAATATTGAGACCACTACTATAGATAAATGGGAAGATATGTATGAAAATAAATACGGATTTAAATATTTAAATAATTAATTATGGAAGAGAACACAGAAAAGACTAAGCTGTCTTACGAAGAACTTGAAACTATTGCTGCTCAAACTAGCGAACAACTTGAAAGAGCTAAGGGTATTATTAATCAAATGCAGCAACAGATTGCACAACTGCAGAACCAGCAGGGTTATGCTAGATTGGAGTTCCTGCATAAGCTGATTAAGTTGGCTGATAAATTCCCTGCTGATGTAGTAGATAAGGCAGTTAAGGAATACAGCGATATTATGTATCCTACTGAGGAACCTACAAAAGCTGAATAATTATGGGGAGGGTAGATAAAGTTATTAGAATACCCTCCTCTTTAGAAAAGAATTTCTTTCGCTATTGGTTAGATTTCCTGAGACCAGTGCATAATCTTACTGACAGAGAAATGGATATTGCCGCTTGTTTTCTTAAAACAAGATATGAGCTTTCTAAAAAGATTCTTGATGAGGAGCTTCTTAATACTATCCTAATGAATGAGGATACTAAGAAGAAGATAAGACAAGAGTGCAATATGTCTTTGCAGCATTTTCAACTTATTATGGGTAAGTTTAGGAAAAGCAAAATCGTAGTTGATGGAGTTCTTAATCCCAAACTTATTCCCACTATAAATGAGGAAAATGGTTGTGTTCAGCTTCTGTTATACTTTGATATAAAGGATTTAAAGAAGAATGAATAGCGTACTAGAAAAGCTTTCTAAAGATACAGGGTTGCCAGTAGATATTATAAGAAAAACTTATAATACCTATTGGCGAACTATCAAAAGTTATATAGAAGATTTTCCTCTAAAGGGGAACATTACTGAAGAAGAATTTAAAAAGTATCGAACTAATATAAATATTCCATCATTAGGTAAATTATATACAGATTACGAGAAAATAGGAAAAGCCAAGAGGCAGATGGAATATGTAAAGAAGTTAAGAAGTAAATATGAAAATGATAAATGTGAAGGCAGTGAAGCCGATGTTTAATAAACTGGTTACTACTGCTGAGAAATATGAAGAAGATTCTTACAATGGTTCAATTATTGAAGTTGATAAGCAACAAGGTACACTGAAAGAGTATCAAAAAGTCATTGCTGTTGGTAGCTCTGTTAGAGGTGTTGATGTTGGTGATTTGGTAGCTATTGACCCTACTAGATATGCTGTAAAGAAATATGATAAAGATTCAATTAGACAAGATATTGAAGGTGGTAATCCTATTGTGGGTTACAATTTTGATTTTGTTACTGTAGATGGTTCAGACTGCCTTCTGATTGAAGATAGAGATATTGAATTTGTTATTACTGATTATGAAGAGGAAGAGGTTGAAATTCCTAAGAAAACCTCTATCATAATGCCAGCTTCCGATATAATTGTTTAATTAACAGCCTAGCCTATTAAGGCTGGGCTTTATTTTTGTTTATATGCATTTAGTAGAATACGTACAATATGAAATAAAGCCTACACAAGAGGCTTTCCTAATTAAACCTATTAGGGATTTATACAATGCTGATAAATCTAAGAATAAAGAAAAGTTTATGCAGCAGTTATCTATTATGTATTTCCTAGTAGACCCTAGAAGTAGTTACAGCTATATAGTAGATGAAGAGGAAAGACTGAGAGAGATTTTAAAACAAGAAGGACTTCCCTTAGATTTTGAAATTGATGAAGATTTACAATATGCTATTGATATTTATAAAAAGCATATTATCACTATTTCCTATAAGCTTCTGCAAAGCACTAAAGTAGCAATTGATAAATTATCAGATTTTCTAGAGCACGTAGACTTGTATGAAGTAGATGATAAGGGCAAGCCTAAATATACTATCAATAGTATAACTCAAGCTATTAGACAGGTTCCTCAATTATCGAAGGATGTTATAGAGGCTGAAAGAATTGTATCTAAAGAGATTGAGGAAGAGGGTAGAGCAAGAGGTGGTAATCAAAAGACCTTGCTTGATGATGGATTTAAAAAGCTTAGCTAATGGAGTATAATAAATTTCAATCAACACCTGAAGAACTGCAATTGCTATCTTATCCTGATGAGGTACAAGAACAGTTCTTTAATTTTACTAATAACTCGCCCTTTATTAAATATATGATTAGTGAGGGAAGACCTAGAGCTAAAGACTTAGAAAGGGATGAGCAAGGTAGAATTATAGTAGATGTTTCCCACCCTCATATATTAGAGGATATGGATTACTTTAGACCTGCAGCATTATTTTATAAAGAGCATGGTTGCTATACCTACCTGAGACCTAATCCTAATCCTAATTCTGAATATGGTAAATGGTTTTGGGAAGAGATTAGAAGATGCAGAGAAGGTTATGTAAGACCTTCAGATGGTGAATGGGTGCCTGGTAGTTTATATTTCTTTTTGAACTATTGTCCTATTCCGCAGACTAAAACTATTAAAGGGTCTAAGAGGGGTGCCCGTGTTATTGACTTTCCTGAATTTTGGGAAGGTATTTATTGGAGACTCCATTATATAGAGAAAGCTAGAAATGAGGGTAAGCATGGTTGTGAGATTAGCTCTCGTGGTAAATCCAAGTCTCTTAGTATGGCTGCTATTATGGCAAGGCTCTTTGTCTTAGGAGAGTCGGAAGATGTATGTGAACAAGTTAAATGTATGGCAACTGCTTACAATAAACAGTTCTTAACTTCTGATGGTATCCTTAATAAATTCCAAGCGTATATTGACTTCCTAGCTCAGAATACTCAATATCCTAATAAGAGATTAAAATCTTCTATGCAGGATATGGTATGGAAAATGGGTTATAAAGATTTGGATACGGGTACAGAAAGAGGTACTCTTAATGAAGTATATGGTGTATCTGCAAAAGATGACCCTGGTAAAGTCCGTGGTAAACGTTTGCATTTTATTGTAATTGAGGAGTTTGGTTCATTCAAGAATGTGCTTGAACTTTATCAGATTCTTCTTCCTTCTGTTCAAGAAGGTGAATTTTCATTCGGGCAAATGTATCTCATTGGTACTGCTGGTGATGATGAATCAGACTTCTCTGGTGCTGCTGAGATTGTATATAACCCCAATGGTTATAGAATGTTAGCATTGCCTAATGTCTATGATTTAGAAGGGCAAGGTAGACCTAATATTACATTCTTTTTTCCTGGTTATATAAATAGAAAAGGGTGCTATGATAAAGATGGTAACTCTGATGTAACCAAGGCTATACTTGAGATATTAGCAGATAGATATAGGGTAAAGTATAACTCCAGCGATATAAATGCTATCACCAAGACTATTGCTGAAATTCCTATTACCCCACAAGAAGCTATCTTGCGTACTAAGGGTAATATGTTCCCTGTAACTCCTTTAACAGAAAGGCTTAATCAATTAGATGCTAATCCTAATGAATACAACGATGTATTAACAGGTACAGTTACTATAGGTAGTAATGGTGAAGCTAAATTCTATCCTACTGGAGATGAACCTATTAGGGAATTTCCAACTAAAGATAATAAGGTAAAGGGAGCTGTTGAAATATTCCAAATGCCTGAAAGAAATGCTCAAGGTCAAATTCCTACTGATAGATATATTATAGGACATGACCCTGTTGACTCTGATGCTGCAGATACTATGTCTCTTACTTCTACTATTGTTCTTGATTTATATACAGACAAAATAGTAGCCGAATATACAGGTAGACAAGAATATGCAGATGATAATTTTGAGTTAGTCAGAGCTTTATGTTTATTTTACAATGCTAAATGTATGTATGAGCAAAATAAAAAGGGCTTGTTCTCCTACTTCAGTATGAGAAACTGCACACACTTACTTGCTGATACACCTGAGTATTTGAAAGACAAGCAGTTGATTAAGGTTACTGGTTATGGTAATAGTGCTAAGGGCATTAATGCTACTCTTCCTATTAATAATTATGCCAATGACCTTATTAGAAATTGGTTGCTTAAACCAGTGCCGACTATCATTAAGGATGGTGAAGAGGAAAAAGAAACTACTGTTAGTAATCTTTACTTTATTAGGAATAGAGCTTTGATTAAAGAGCTTATCATGTGTAATCCTGATATAAATGTTGACCGTGTTAGAGCCTTGGGTATGGTTATGCTTTATAGGGAAGAAAAGATGATACTATATCAAGGTGATATGAATAACAATAGAGAAGATAGGCCTACAGGAAGTGGAAGAAGTAATGACCCCTTCTTTACTAATAACTATAATGATGCTTGGGAAACTTGGCAGTAAAAATAGTAAAAAGCTTTGGAACGTGAAAAAATCCTACTTAACCTGTTGGTTTTGTGGGATTTTTTTGTTAGTTTTGTATATTAAATTTATGTAAAAATATGAGAATTGAATTATGTTAACAAAAGGTTTTCCCAGACAACAATTATCATTCTCAGCTAAGAGTAAAACATGGAGAAAGTCTGTAATAGATTGGGTAGATAATCAATCTATTTTTGATGGAGATGCTGTTAGAAAAAGCACATATCAAAAGAAAATTAATTATGATTTATATCATGGTATTTTACATATGAAAGATTTACAACTTGTAGTAAATCCTGAAGGTGTAAAAGACGTAGATTATGTACCTGAAAGAATACAGCACTATCCCATAATGAACTCTAAGCTGGATGTTCTTATAGGTGAGGAAAGGGCTAGGGGTTTTGATTATAGAGTTATAGTCACTAATCCTACAGCTATTTCTGAAAAAGAAGATGAGAAAGCTCTTCAACTGTTTTCCTTAGTACAGCAAGAAATTCAAGATACCTCCCAATCAGAGGATGAATTTAATGCTAAACTTGAAAAGCTTAGTGATTTTTTTACATACTCTTGGCAAGATGCTAGAGAGATGAGAGCCACTTACTTACTTAATCATTATGAAAAAGAGTATGATTTTGATTCTATTTTCAATAATGGTTTTATTGATGCTCTTATATGCGGTGAGGAAATTTATCAGACAGATATTGTAGGAGGTGAGCCTACATTAGAGAGAGTAGACCCTAACTCTCTTAGAGTCTACAGGTCTGGTACTTCTAATAGAATCGAGGATGCAGACCTGGTTATTTTAGAAAGTTATTGGAACCCTGGTAGAGTTATTGATACTTTCTATGATGTACTTACTAATAAAGACACTGCTTATATTGAGAATGGTGCTAATAAACAAGGTGCTACAGTAGATGAGATGGACAATGTAGATGAACGTAATTCTCAAGTGGCAGTTACAGCATTAAATCAGGAGATGACTAGTGCAGAGGATTTCTTCTGGAATCCATTAGCTAGACAAGATAACACCTCTTGTTATTTAGCACCTTTTGATAGATTTGGTAATGTCAGAGTTCTTAGAGTTTATTGGAAATCTCGTAGAAAGATTAAGAGGATTAAATACTATGATGAAGAAACTGGTGAGGAGCTTTTCAAACTTAGAACCGAGCAATATGTTTGTAATAAAAATCTAGGTGAAGAAGAAAAGATTCTTTGGATTAATGAAGCTTGGGAAGGTACTAAGATAGGTGAGAATGTTTATGTAAACATGAGACCTAGAGTAATTCAGTATAATAGACTCTCTAATCCTTCTAGATGCCACTTTGGTATTATTGGTTCTATTTACGGTATTGAAGGTAGACCTCCTTTCTCTCTTGTAGATAAGATGAAGAATTATTCTTATCTGTATGATGTTATTCATGATAGACTTAATAAGTTGATAGAAGCTAACTGGGGTACTATTCTTGAACTCGACCTTTCTAAAATTCCTAGTGGTTGGTCAGTGGCTAAGTGGATGCATTATGCTAAAGTAAATCATATTGCTGTTATTGATAGCCTTAATGAGGGTAAAACTGGTGCAGCTGCTGGTAAGGTAGTAGCAGCTTTTAATAATAACTCAAGAGGTTCTATTAATGCGGAACTTGGTAATTCTATACAACAGTATGTAAATATTCTTGAATATATTAAAACTGAGATTGGAGAAGTATCAGGTATTAATAGACAAAGAGAAGGTCAGGTAGCTAATAGAGAAACTGTAGGTGGTGTAGAAAGAGCAACTCTACAATCTTCCCATATTACAGAATGGTTATTCGCTACTCATGATAGTATTAGAAAAAGAGTTGTAGAATGTTTCTTGGAAACTGCTAAGATAGCTCTTAAGGGCCGTTCAAAGAAATTCCAATATATCTTACCCAATGGTATAGATAAGATGGTAGAAATTGATGGTGATGAATTTTCAGAAGCAGACTACGGTCTTGTTGTAGATAATGGTTCTGATACACAGGAGTTGAAGCAGATTATTCCTCAACTAGCTCAAGCTGCTATGCAGAATCAGCTTATTGATTTCTCAACTTTGCTTAATCTGTATTCCAGTGCTTCTCTTTCTGAAAAGCGAAAGATGCTTGAAAACTCTGAGAAAAGAGTTAAAGAAAGTCAGCAACAAGCTCAACAGCAAGAGATGGAAATGCAGCAACAACAGCAACAGATGCTTATGCAGCAGGAAGAAGCAAGAAGGCAGCAAGAAGATATGCTTAATCAGCGTGATAATGAAACTAAAGTTATCATTGCCAATATTAATGCAATGTCAAAGATGATGCCTGTAGATGATGGTATAGATGAAGTTTCTGCTACTGATAAAGCAAAGCTTGCTGAAAATATAAGACAGTTTGATGAAAGACTTAAGTTTGATAGAGAAAAGCTTAAAGTTGATTCAGATTTAAAGAGACAACAAATTGCTAAATCCAATAAAACTGCAAGCAAATGAGAAAATTTAGAGGTATATTAAGTACAAAAAGAGAACCTCTAGATAAAGAGTTAATTTGGCATAATATTAAAAACCATAAACTCTTATATTTTAATAATGGTTCTTGGTTACCATTAGTACAAGAAGCGGACACTGTAATAGTAGTGGCTACTAAGGATGTACTTTATGATGGCGAATATTCCGTAGGTACTATAGCATTTGCTCAAGATACTCAAGAATTATATGTTTATAATGATACAGAAACTTGGGTGCCTATTGGCGGTGATAATGTGGTAGTTTCTTATAATGAACCTGACGATGAAACCGCTTTGTGGTTTGACCCTGCTGGGGATGCTGAAATTAATGAAGAAGGTAATCTATCAGAGCTAAGAGAAGAGATTGCTTATCTTAGAAAGAAAGTAGATGCTCTTAACCATTTACTTCAGTATGGTGCTGTAGCAGGTAATTCAAAGGTAGGAGGTAGGACACAGATGATGTCTACCTCTAATACTCAAATACAGCCTGAGGATTCTAGTTCAGATGAAGGGGATTCTGAGGATGAGTATGAGCCTATTGTTCCTGATAATGCTTGCACTATTCCTAATATATCTATTAAGATGGACACCTCTACTAATTTTATGAATAATAAAAATAATCTTATAGATGGTGAGCCTATATTTATTACGGATTTGATGTCCTTTGCTGTTTATTACAAAGGCTCATTTATAGTAAACTCTGGTGGTGGAGGAAATATTGATACAGATGATACAATGACAGAAGAAGAATTAAAAGAATTGTTAGGTGATATTACGCTTGACAAAATACAATTTGAATCTTTAAATGGTTCAAAATATAATTTAGAGATTGACCAATCTGGAGATATTCATTGGTATGTTAATAGTAACTATGATGGTAACATAGGTTCTGCTAAGACTTATGGTTCCTATATCAATGATTATCTGAAGATTAACACAGTTTTCTTAGGTGGGGTAGGAACTAAGCTTAACTCTTTCTGCGCTTGCTCACATAACTTTGTAGAACTTGCTAATGGGTCTACTTCAGATACTCAACTGAATGGTATCTACTTATTGTATAAAGGCCCTGATAAAACCTCTTGGGAATCCATAGCTCTTAAGGGTACTATTAAAGCAGGCTCTACTTACCTTATTAGAGGGGCAAGATGTTCTTATAGTTCTAATGTAACTATTGATGTTCCTACATATGACCAAGAATGGTTTAACTCTAGTGGTAATCTTATAGAGTTTGAAGAGGGTGGCGGTACTTTTTATTTAGTATGTTCTCAAGAAGGCAAATTCCACAATGGCACTTCTTGGGTTACACTTGATAAAATAGGTTCTCTTAATCCTTATTCAACTACTGCTACTCCTGTAGGTTACATAGATTTACTTGGTGTATTGGGTAATAAAGGTGGTACGGTGATGGGTGAAGGGGGTAGCCCTATTCAGATTAAAGCTACTGAAGACATTAAACGCTGTATCTTCTCTAGAGCTTTCCCGCTTGACCCTTGTTCACAAGCTCAAAAGGCTTATGCTTCAAAGAAATCTAGTACATTGGCTACGTATATTAATTTAGACACTACTGGAGATGATGCTTATCCTTATTATGATAAGGCATATAAATGGAGATTTATGCCTAAGTCTTCTAAAGAAGGTAAGTCTATTTATGGAACTAGAACCACGTTTGATGAAACTAAGCCTAATGCAATAACTATTACTTTTGGTATCCAAGCTACTGATGCTGGTACTGGAGCAACCAAATGTTTTAACTGGATTTCTGTTGGTGATTATGATGAATATTTAGAGTATAAAGATACTGACGGTAAAACACATACAATATATTCTATTGACCCTTCTACATTAGAAACGCATTATAAAGATGATGGTAATGTCAGAGAGTTCATTGATGTATATAAGAGGATACATTGGTTAACTACTAACCATACTGCTGTTACTACTCATAAGGTTATTCTTAGAAATTTAACTGCTGGTAATTATTCTTTTAGAATATGCAGAGAAGGTGATGAATCTTATAAGTCAGAGTGGAAATCTTTTAATGTTAAATCAGATAGTCAAGTTGCTAATTTTGCTGTAGCACATACTACTGACCAACAAGCTTTTAATTTTTATGAATATCAAGCATGGACTAAATCTGTGTGGGCAATGTG